ATTATATTCATTTATATTTTTCATTTATATCACCTCGTATTTTAGAGGCAGAGACAAGGAATATCCTTATAATTCTCTTTATCAATTTAACTAATTGACCACAATTAAATGAATAAACGACAACGGTAGGTCTCGATCCCACATACCCTTTCGGATTCACTGATTTCAAGTCAGGAGCATTTGCCAATTCTGCCACGTTGCCTTAAATATCTGTCTTTCCAGATTGTCAGACCGGGTACCAGTCAATAAAAAATAAAAGGCAGGAAATTGATCCTGCCTTTCAACCGGAATCAATCCGGTTATCTTTATATTCATGATATGCTACAATCACATAACCAAGAGTTACATGGTAGGATTTTCACCTACGAATTCCCACAGGAGGTGGGCTGTAATCTACATATCTTGTAACGCAAAGCAGAGTAATCGAAACTCAATCCCAATATAGGATCACATGACTTAGCAGGTCAGTTCCACACCTAGTGAATTTACTTTGCAAAATAACGACTCTACCGGGGTTCGAACCCGGAATCTTCTGATAGACAGTCAGACGGAATAGCCGTTATCCTATAGAGTCAAATTGACTACGTTCTTTTTCGTTTTCACTTTCAGGTACAGGTGCAGACTTCCCGAATAAATCCCCGCTTTACGCCTCTTCTTGCATACCTGATATAACAAGCGTCTTGGGAAATGTCACAAATTAATTGTAAACTTAGAGATGGAGGAGAGGATAATCTGTCCTCTCCATAAAAAAGAACACCAATTCAAAAGACTAAATTTTAAAATCCAAAACTTTTGAGAGTATCCCCATAACTCCCAAATACTACTTCTGGGACTCGAACCCAGACTCCATTATTGGAAGCAGATCTTAAGTCTGCTGCGCCTGCCAATTACGCCAAAGTAGCAAAAAATGTCCGGTACGGGATTTGAACCCATGTTACCGCCTTGAAAGGGCAGTGTCCTATACCGCTAGACTAACCGGACATATTCATCTGGGAAGCAGAGGTGCTGCCCCTCTTTTTATTTTATTACCTACTAAAACACAATTATCCGCGGCTCGTGTTCTTTCAGACCTATTCAAAAAATGCCGCATTTCTATCATAAGTAGCTTCATATTGGCACTTCCCATATATTTAAGCTGGAAAAGCAGGAGTTGAACCTACATTTGATTCGCGAGATCATGTTTTGCCAGTTAAACTATTTTCCAATATTTTTTATTTATGCTGAGATTACACATAAATATAGAAGCTCTTTCGAAACATTATGGTTTCTTTTCTTATCCACTATACGCCGCTTCGCGCACATATAGTAAGCTTCAACAACCGCCTTGTTTAAGAGTGGCACTTCTCTTTAGCCGCATAACTACTCTGTTGTCATCATTCCATTGACGCTGCCGCGCCACAAAGTTCCGCTAAGAACACTGTGCAGAATCGGACAAACATATCAGAGTCTTGCGAGACTCATCAATGACCATATTGCATAAAATATACTATGGTATTAGGCTGCTTTCGTTATGCAGAGGTGTAGACTTTCGCTGTAGAATATAATATCACACTTGTAATTTCTATTAAATCTTTTAACCTTTTAAAATTCAATAAGTATAAGTAATTATTATCTGAAAAGTCTTCTCTACTGAAGATGTGCTACACCAGACGCTCCGATCCCTTTTGAGGATAAGAATACATCACACCTTCATATCGTTCGGTTATTATCCCTACTAAATGTCCATACAAGCTAATTTGGCACATACCAATTCACTTATACAAATGGCTATCACCTTTGCTTAATAAATGCTCAGATTGAATAACCTCCTGATTCACCATCATATCTTCACAGTTTGCATGAACTATCCAGTTTGCGGCCAGAAAGTGTTCCTCAGCAGTCGCCCTTGGACCACCTTATCGTTCCCTGTTTCATGATACTATTTCCGCATAGGATTTAATCTTTTCACTTACCTATACGAAACGAGACCTTTTGAGTCTCTGGCATGTCAGTTTTGCTTAGATTGACTGCAATATAATTGCTTATACCGCAGCGACAGTGTGTAAATCTGCCTTTATACGCCTCACAGCGCACTATCGGAGCCAAGCCTCCATAATGTAATTAATTAAACAGAAAGGGTTGGCATATACATTTGTATATGACAAATAGCGGGAGATGGATTCGAACCATCGTCTCTAGGGTATGAACCTAGCAAGGATCCACTCCTCTATCCCGCAGTTGGAATGACACGATTTGAACGTGCGATGTCCTGGTCCCAAACCAGGCGGATTGCCAAACTATCCTACATTCCAATATAGAGCCTGTATTTCTACAGGCTCAAAGTATTATTTACGCATTAACAGCGTCTTTAATTGCCTTACCAAATTTGCATTTTACTGCGTTCTTTGCATCAACCTCAACAGATTCACCTGTTCTTGGGTTACGTGCAATACGTGCGTCTTTATGTACAACAGAAAGAGTAACACCATCCATCAGTTTTACCTCGTCGCCTTCAACCAGCGCACCATATGTTACGTCCTGTACAGCTTCCATAATTACTTTAATATCTTTCTGTGTATTATTTGTTGCTTCTGCAACAGCCTTAATTAATTCAACTTTATTCATTGTTAGTTCTCCTTTTTCTCATAAAAATAATAGTTATATAAAGCAAAAGCAGTGTACTGACCAGCACACTGCCTTGAATTATCAATATTTAATTTTCAATTATTCGCTGAAAATGTTTGATGCAATTTCAGCTCCAAGATCGTCTAAAGTACAGAAGGAATTGATATATGATACCATTTCATTGCCGTCTTTATCTTCGCGCTTGATTTCAATTCCTTTACATTCAGGATTTTTACAAGCCATAACATTACCATGTATATATGTCATTGGGGTGCCACATGCTTTACACTTATGTTTACTAAGAAATCTTTCCTGCTGTTCTTTTAATTTCTTCTTATCAGAAGTTTTCTTTGTCACGGGCTTCATTCCCCATGCAGTTCTCATTTCTTCAAGTGATGTAAAGTGTTCTGTTGTCCCTTTGGACATTCTATAATTACTCATGATCTTTCTCCTTGTAGTCAAATATATTTGATTTTTTTTAGCCGTGTATTTAACGCCCACGGCAGGCTACTACACAAAAAAATTCGAATCCCATATTTAAACACGCATTGGAGACAGCGCGGAGAGTTTCGCTTTTCTTCAAACAGCTGTCTGCATACATGTACACATATCCTGCGCAAAATATGTGCCTGAAGATGCAACGAAGCGAAAAGTTATTCCCCTCATATACCACATGAATTTGCATTTGTGATTTTTGTTATTTTTAAAGGGTTTTATGCCGATTTTTTTTCAGATATTCTGCAATTTTTGGCGAAATTTTGTAAGAAAGCCTCTCTATTCATTCTGTATAATAAATTAAGAAGATTTCTTGTATAGCGCGAATAATCCTTTTTTCTTCCCCTATTACTTGTATTAAGAGCAATTTCAATCAATCTACTCATGGTTTTTGGATTTGTAATTTTCATTTTTCTTAATTCCGCTAAAATCTGATCGAATCTCTCGGTATATGCAAGAATTTCATCATCAGACATATTATCTTTACTTAAAAGTTCAAGTTCTTTTGCATATCCTAAAATTTTATCCATCTGTCTAGCATTTGCTTTGCCATTTACTTTTACGATAAAATTTTTAGTAGGAATAGTATTGGTGGAACGTATTGGCTTAATATCATTCATAACAATCTGTAAGCTATTCATTGGACATATATAAAAGGAAGAAATTCTTCCAGATAATTTTTCTTTCTGTTGATTAACCAATTCTCTTTCTACCTCTTTACCGTTCTTTGTGTAGTGAATTTTACGCGTATATCTCATGAATTCTGGAAAATCCCTGCGAACCTGTTTCTTGTTTCCTAACTCATCTTCAATTTCCTCTAACTGTTGCATGCAAGGAAGCTTTTTAATACGTTTTATTTCTTCTATAGCATCTACTTCGTACTCACGTTTACATCCGTCAATAATAACCTGAGCCAGTACCGAAAGAATAACAAAGTTGTCATACAACTCACGGCTTGGATTAGTCCAATAATAAGTCATTGCAAGCTGTGCGAGATTACTAGATTCCCCAATCCCAATACGTGATTTAGAGAATTTATTATCCATACGAGCGTATTCTTTCATTGTATTCTTATATGTAAGGCCACTTTCTTTGAGTTTATTAACAATAGTAGGATACTGTTCATATGCAGCCTTAGCACTTTTAACCATCACTTCATTATTTGTCACAAAAAAGAAATCTGAATCAAAGTCACAACCGTTGGCACGATCCTGAATATCTGTATGAATACAATTCACTGCCATAATGTTATTACTGAATACAAAATATCGCTGCATTTCGTCACTATATGTGTTATGTAAATAACAAATGTTATTTGGACTGTTATGTGGATTTCTAATACCACAAAGATATTCTCCGTCCTGAAAACGTTTTGTATAGCACTGAATAGTTCCTGGCTCTACATTAATCGTAGGATCTGTTTCCGGATCTTCTCCGACCGACTTAAGTAGGAGAGCATAAGGATTGCCAAATATTGTAAGATTATCTCCGTCGATAGTGATTTTTCCAGTTCGTAATCGATTTACATATGATCCCATAACTTGACATTTTTCATATCTGAACCATGTACTATTTCCAAAATCCTCATTCCAATCATATAAATCTGCCAACATTTCATAATGATTAATTATCGTAGCATTCTTCCTGAGATATTGAACATAAAGACTGTTATCATCTTTCATACCTTCTACATAATCTACGCTGGTTCTTGCTAGTTTCCGAACATCATCGGTAGAGCATGGAGATGGAATCTCTATATTATAAGAAGGAAGAGTATTAACCATCTGATAACTCATCTGCTGTACGCTGCCTAATTTACTTGGATGATCAGTTTTTACTATCCCCCAGTAAGAACCAGTCTCATTGACACGATCACACCAATACTGATAAGCTTCTGCAGGTGTATTACCCATCAGATTCATGAATTTCTTCCATTTAATAGCATTATCAGTTGTAATCATGCGAATATCCTTGAGCTTATGACAAACTCCGAACATATCCTGTACTTCATAAGTTTCATAATCATGTCCAGTTTTTTCACACCAATCCTTAAAAAATAACTGAATATGAGTACGAATTCCGCATGCCTTAAAGAAATGCTGTCTTAAAAGAGCCATGCCATTAACCCATTCCGGCAAAATATCAGATTCAATTAGCATTTCTCCGTCCCAGAGAGTATTTTTTACTTCGGTTTCTTCATCATGAACGACACATTTCTTTTTTATAACATTTACTCGTTTATATCTTTTAGTATATTTCGGAGTAACACCGTCTTTTAAAAATTTTCCTTCAGTAATAGCTCTTTGCTTTGCAATTTCTGTAGCAGTTTCATCCAAAACTTTTTCCTGAACTACATAATCCTCAGCTTTTACGATCTTGGCTATTGTCTTGTAGAAACTATCCGTATCTTTAATAATAAGAATGGCTTCTACAGGACAATAGAACTTTCCAACTATTGTACTGGTTGTGAGAGGAGCATATGCCGACATCTCTACAATCTTAGCATTTTCCATCGGCATTTTCTTTCCAAGGCCCATCGTCAGCCAGTTATATGCTTTTTTATAAAGCTTTGAGTTAATAAACATCACCTGTCCGACTTTTGCCTTAGAAGAGTTGCGGTATAGCATTTTATAATTAATAACAGTCTTTTTTTCACCTTCTTTCTTTGTATATGAAGAAATGTATTCAACATTTACACCGTTTTCATAGAATATTTCCCGGATTTCATCTTTGGAACATTTCATATAATTGTCTTTATTATCAATTACATTTCGAAATATTGCTCGAATACGTTCCTTGGATTCCTCAGATAAAGATTTGTCATGTTCAAATGGTCCAAACTGCTTTAGCAAATGATCCATTTCTTCTTCATAACTACGACTTCCAAAATCAAAATCAAGACAAATAATGTCTCGTGTACTGGTATCATTCCAAACATTAAGTCCATTCTGTATAATATAATCACTGAATAGACTGTTACTGAACATTGCTTCAGTATAATCGTACCGGTTTCTGACTCCCTGGTTATATCCAAAGAGAGTACCGGCCTTTATATTTTTTATTTTTAATCCGAATTCAGACAAATGATATTTCTCCTTCCTCTATGTTGTATTGCATCAATAACATTTCCAATAGTAGGATATGGTTTTGTATATTTCTGCATAATAGTAATCCTTTCGTATTTTATTTAAATTATAGGATTTAGATTTCTAGTACTGACTGTTCCATAATTATTATTAGAAATTGCAGGTATACAGATAGAAGTTGTTTCAGATTCTACAATTCTACGTTTCATTTTTATAAGTTTCTTCTCTTTTTTATTTAATTCTTTATATTCTCTCTTCAAATTACAATACTCCTGCTGTAACTTAGTTTTTTGGAAGAAATTTTTACTATTTTTTAATTCTGACTTTAATTTAGAGATTCGTTTACGAATTTGTTTCACAGTCGATCCGTTTATATCTTTTACTTTTTTCTGATACCTAAATTCATAATACTTACGTAATTCAGAAGAAAAACAATTCATCAGATCAGACCATTTTGCTAATTCAATCTCTTCAATATCAACAGACTTAGCATAATCAATAATATCCTTTACAAACTCTAATGTAAGAATAAATGTTTCATATTTTAAAGTGCTTTTAAACATACGAAATTCAATGGTATCCTTATGCTGTAAATTCAATGCAGCACGTTTACCTTTATCCTTATACTTACCATACAGTTCAACTATTGAATCTTCATTTTGCTTTTCACCGGCAAATTCACTATAGTCATTGTCGCGCCTTGCAATCACACAAATTTCATCATTAAATTTTTCAAGAATATAAAGGATCTTAGATATAACTAACTCTTGCGATATCCTTGATTTTCCTAAATAATTACGATTCGCATGAATATGTAAGCCTGCAGTTTCACAATCATGACCTTTATATCCTTCTTTATCAAGATATTCGAACATTTCACGGTAGTTCATTTTGTTCTTATGAAATTCCAAACTGCATGGCATAGTGTCAAATTCAATCTGTACAGTACTATCATGTGTACTGTAAATAAGATTTTCTTCATCACTATCAGATCCATTCATAATCTGAATACATTTTTTTACTGTGGAATTTTTATCATTATCAGAAGAGATATTATTATTTCCACCTACTTCAATCTCTGCTCCGAGCAGGAGAGTAGTATCTTCTGATTCTCCAGGCATAAAATGTTTTATGTATTTTGGGACATAATTAAATTGATGTATGTAAGTTTTGGATCGGTTTGAGACAAAACTACGAAAGTATCCTCTCTCAAATTCATAACTATTAGAAGATGCCCTTACATTATCTATGAATCTATTAAAATTGTTAATATTGTTAATATTAAGTTCCTCTTCAAAAGTAGATGTTACTTCAGACCTACGACCTCTTTGCGTGGTGGATGGTACAAAACTTTGGTGAAAAGACACAACATCAATTATAATCCCATTGCAGTCGCATACACATGCTTTATTACAAGTAGTATCGTATAAAATTCTGTCATGAATATAATTGCCATCTCTACTTTGTTTCGCCAATACACTATTAAGTAATTCAAAATCATTCCGGCCATATTCATGTCTATTAATATTTTCGAGTTTTGTTATTATTTGACGTCTACATGAGTCTGTATTACATTCATTATAGATACTGCTATGTAATTTTAATACATCATTAATAATTTCAGCGTAATCATGAGGAAGATAATATGTATTACATTCATTATCAATAATATAACAGGCATTACCTCTATATCCTAAATGAGTATAAGTAATAATTTTCTCATTTACTGAATATGGATAATGTAAATTTAAATCGAATGTTTGCCATCTATTTTTAAATCTTATGATTGGTAAATAATTCATATTTTTAATAGGTAAGAGCACCAGCAGGCACTCTTACCATTCCCTCCTTATCTTAAAGTACACGTTTCCAATATTCTTCGTCTTCATATTCTTCATCAGTCATACGTAATAAATGCATTTCCTGCATAAGCTGTGTAAAATCAGATTCGAAAAGTTTTACTGCCAGATCATATAATTCATCAAGCATATTAAGTACGTTGTCAATAAAATCAAGAATAGAAGAGCATTTCCTATGTCCTGGTTCTGCATTGTAATTTTTCATGCGGATTTTAACATTTTTATGATAAATCTCATCAAATCTTGCATATAAGTAAGACCATCGACTCTGGGCCAGCTCTGGGGATCTTCGTCTCATTACTCTGTTCAGCATCATACGTTTTGTTGGAGCCGGTACATTTCTGGAGATAGCATTAATGACATCCTGTTTTTCGGCTATTGTCTGAGTTAATCTGCCACAACGATTATTTAAATGTACAATTTCTTTTTCCCTTTCTTCAATAATCTTCTGAGCTGCAATAAGACCACGAGCCACAATCTCGGCTGGTGTCATATTTTCCTGATTACGGATGTAAGCACCATTCTTGCGGATAGAGGGGAGTACTTCTGATGTAACCCAGTGCTTGAACTCTTTTGCTGATGGGAGCTTACTGCTGAGGATGAGAGAGTAGAGTCCGGATTCGTTGATAATAGTTTTACTTGAAAAATCATGACCAACCCATAATCCAGAGCTTTTCCCATTTTGGGAAAAGCCTTTAAAATCAAGAACTTTTTTATCATCTTCATCTACATGAGCAGCAACAGCTTTGTTTATATTACAGTACCCTAACGCAGTAGCTACATCCTTACCAACGAACCAAGGTTCTCCATCAATCTCAACAGTTCTCAGCTCACCAAACTCTGGATGAACCAGATTCTTGAAAACTGTTACTTCTGGGGCAGCAGTGGTAGTAGTAGAAGATGTAGAAGAGTTATTTTTATTCTGCATGTAATCGAAGAGTGAAATCTGCTTATTATCATCCACCGGAGTATTCATCCCTGGGATAGGATCCATTCCAAGTGCTGTTCTCATTGTTGGGTCTGTAAGAACTTCTTCTGGTACGTCTTCAAATTTGGATTCTGGTTTTGTGTTTGTTGTATAAGTACTCATTTTGTTTTTCTCCTTTATTGTTTAATTAAATTTGTTATCATCATTTTGATCATATTTAATTTCTTCATCATCATATTCATCAGTATCAGATGCAGCACATAAAGCCCAACATCCAATGCCGGTTAATACAAATAAAAGAATACATATAAGTATTACCATGATTTATCCCCCTATTGTGGTATATTACATATTGAAATTTCTTTTTCTCCTATAATATGGAAGAAATCCGGTTCATTATGTGTTTCTTTCAGCCAGGTTTTAACTACCCCCGTTAGGCGTTCAGAAAGATCATTGAGTTGTTCAGTAGTATAAGCTGTTCTACTATCTAACCAGTCATCTACAAGATCACCAACGTTTGCCTCTGCTTCCTCCCAGACAACCTCAAGAACTCTTTCTGCATCAACAGAAATTTCATATGGTTCAAGTTCCTGAATTGTAATTGATTTGATCTTTACATTTTCTTCTGCAAAGTAGTCTTGAGCATCTGCAATGCATTCTTCTATGGAGTCAAATGCTGTAGCAGAAGTGTAATCACTGTCACGTTCTAACTGCCAAGCATATTTTGTATCTTTATGTTCTTTGTTCTGCATAATTTAATTATTTCCGTCCTTTCGAGAAGTAGTGTTGTTTGGATCATCCGGATACAGATATCTTTCTATATAATCGCGACCTTCACCTATGAATCGTGGAATATTGAAGTCATGAGACCATGTATCTGCTGTAATTTGTTTACCATTTAATAAGAAAGAACTATGAGCAGATCTGATGATACAGGTACCGCGCTGTTTGTAAATTTTAAGTTTGTTCCAGTCAATATCTTTTTGCTGAATAAGCATTTCTATGATTTCTTGATTACATTTACCATTTAGTTCGGTCTGAGAAAAATGTGCTTGACCAACCATTTGAATAGAGTTACGAATTGCATCCTGCTGTCTCCAGTTAAAGTAGTTTGTAACTTCTTCTCGTGGGAGATTGAATACGCATGCAGCAAATTCTGCTCCTTTGAGTAATGCACGATCATAGCTGTGGTTTGGAGAATAATATCTTCTGCCGATAATTTTTACTAATTCTTTAAATTTTTGATTGAAATAATTAGTGGCCATAGATGCTGCTATAGAAGCAAGTTTCTGGACCCGGTTATCAAACCATGGTGAAGTTTCAAGTTTCTCATAATCAATAAGAAGAAGATTAATTTCATCTGATTGAGTATAAGCCAGGACACAGCCCTGGATATTTCTACAGAGGTATTCTGCAGTATAGCGCATAGCAGCCATAAGTACCTGATCAAATGGTTTTTTGAACCCCCTGGTAAAAGTATGGAATGCACGACCATCGATTTGGATGATCACTGGAGTACGCGGGATTAGATGAGCATCTGTAATTGATTTGTAGGATCTCATTCTGAGATCGTATTCTGTTTGATGTGACATTTTGGTTTGTCCTCCTGTTATTTATTGCTAAGATTTACGAGTTATTGATGTGTTATTTAATGTTATTGAATGATCAAAACAAGTTGTGGATATTTGGATTTTGTAGATTTTCTTTGCATACCGAGTTAATTTAGCTTGTTTTGATAATGAGATAATAGCACAGGAAGATGGATTTGTCAAGAAAAGAAGCTAAATTAACTGAAATATTTGAGATTATGCGATTGAGAATATGGACGGTAGATGGGGGTTGGAGGGTAGTGTGAGGTGAGATTTGAGGAGCGTGGAACAATATGGGCGGTGATTATAGGAGTTTGGCGATGTGGGGAGCGTTACATTTTAATAGGAAGAGAGGGCGTATTTTTCAAGCTAGTGTGGAAGTTAACCGGCTTAGGTCTTTCTGGGTAATTTTAGCCCATTTTGGCGTTAAAAGTACCCCCTTTTTGAGTAATTCCAATTACTGCTAATTTTATGCATAATATAGCTAATTTTATGCATATATACATGTTTTATGCACGAATTATGTATTTATATGAATAAATATTCTATAACTTTTTTTATACATTTTCATTTTTAGACAAATGATTTTGGTATTATATAGTTGTCCGAAGAGACGGTAAACACTTGAGCGGTTCAATTGAATATCGCGAACATGCAAATACATGTGATATGTCCAATGCCCATGTGGGGCGCATATCATAAGTAAAAGCATTTTCAAAGTATTCCGTAGTATCGCAATTAGGACGCTGATTTTTCAGCAGTCCATCCCCCTTTATCATACAGGGCTAAAGTGTGGTTCGTGACAGTCGCTGTCAAGAAATGAAAATGCGACAGGGAATAACAACCCTATATCAATGTTACCATTTGTCGAAAAGGCACTTGCATGGAAATTTCTATGTGAATGCGGTATGTTTAATCTAAGTGATGGACAGACGGACGGTTTGCGCTAATATAGGCAAGAAAAAAGTTTTGAAAGTCACTGAAAAACATGGTAGGCAACAACCCTAACAAGGGGGACGCGGAAAAAGCGTTAAAATACTGTAAGTGGGCGGTATAGTCGGCAGTAGTCGACACGGACTTGCAACTCGTCAATCAGGCTCATAGAACACAACTCACATATAGGTGAATGTTTCTAAACAACGTTACAATTTCAATCAGGCGTCTTGTTTAGAGTTACTGCCTATGGCAGTATTGTACATGTTTACGACAAGTGCAACTTTCACCGTGTTTTGTCTCTTGATGTAGCACACGCAACAGTGTGTAGAACGTTGGTAAAACACGTTTATACAAGTACATATTAGTCATGGTATAGTAACCATAGCTGAAATAAAGCATGGCGAACAACTGACAACTAAAATCTTAGAATAAAAGAGGTAGATAATTATGGCAAAAACATTCGATAGCACACGTATTCAGGTCAAAGCAGTTAACGTTATTCCAGAAAAAGCGACAGAAATTTACAATCATGTTCGTTTTCTGGTGTATCAGTCTTTACGCGACAGCGCAAAAAAGACTTATGATACATATACAAAAATCCTCGAAGAAACAACGTTGAAAGACGCTGACTTTGAGACAGTGACACGAGAAGAACTGTATAGCGTACACGACGAAAAATTTGATATTAACAAATTTCTCGACGCGCGTACAAATTTAATTGACGCACGTAGCGAACTTGCCGCCCTTAACAGTAAAGGCGTTAATATTGAAACTTTTAACGCTTTATCAGAAATTGACAGAACATTCTTGATGCTTCAGGCACATACTTGTATTTCATCAATTAAACTTGATGAAAAATGCCTGATTGACGGTAAAGATGAAAATGGCAATGATAAAATGTGTGATTTCTCAACCCTGATTACAGCATACTATAAAAAAGGTACAGGGGTAACAGCATTTAAGAAAATGCTTACAAGTATTTTCCATAGAATGTTTGCAGAATCTGGTGTTATGTTCTATGGCGTAAACGTCAAAAAATCTGATATTTCAGAGGAATGCGTTCGCCACTTCATTGCAAGTTTTGGCGGTACAGCTTCTAGAAATAGCCACAAAGATGGTGATACAACCGTATGGGATAACTACACCTATCATGTGAAAAATGATAAACAAAAAGTACTGTCTTCACTGACAGACCTTTTTGCGGTCATCTTCGACAGTGGAAAAATCGCAGTCAATAGACCAGATGAAACACCGGAAACACCGAAAACAGAGGAAAAAGAGTCCTAACAAGGACTCTTTTTTAGTGCAATAAAAATAATATGCCTATATCATAGTACAAAATGTATTAGGCGGAAAGAGGTATAAAATGGGTAAAAAAGGTATAAAACAATATGCTCGTATTGCGTCAAAATACGGGACAAAATTCGAGGGATATAATGTGCCAGTTGGCGCGATTTACGGACGTGTTTTAATTCCATATGAAAAAGGCACAGAGTATATCTTTTTTATCTGTACTCAACCTAAAAATATTCGCAAGGATACTATGCCAATTTATGTTTTAAAACCGTCATGGGTAAGCAACAGATGGCGCGAAATGCTCATAGGACGTGAACATCCGGCATTTACCGCAGTCGCAAATATTTGTCACGAAATAGGCGGAATACCTAAAATCAAGACATTTCAAGACCCAAAAGTAGCCGAAAAACGCGCCGAAAAAGCCATTGACAGAGCTTATAAACAGGTTTCACGTCAATATGGTTTACGTCCGGTTCCGTGTAATGGCGTTCGTATTAAACCAGAATATGATAGTTATGTAACGCCACAGCAGGCGCGTATTTCGTGGGATGAATTAGTACATGATGAAGAACAAGTGTCATATAACAATGATATTATTTGTCCTGAATCTATATCTTTCAGACCTTTTGAAGGATACACTGATACCTATGAAGCACGTCGCAGAGACGGCATGAAAATCAATCAGATTAAGTGCCGTCCTGAGAAAGTTGAAAAACGTGCTACAATTGTAGTAAAAATTAATGGTAAAATCATTGATTAATCATACAATGCCACCTATAATGAGAGGAGATGATGTCGTGGAGGTGAACTAATATGATAATTGATACTAAACAATATAATTTTTCAGAGTGGGATTCCAAACGCCGCGAGCGTGCGTTGCATATTATGGATGAACATGTGAAAAAATACTGTCAACCGTCAACCTATGATTATTGGTCTTGGCATTCCGTCGGCAGTGAGGGTAAAAAACCAGAACAAATAGCTTCTGAATACAAAGAATATTCAGAAGATGAGAGTAAATTTATACAAGCTCTTTGGGCATTTTACATCTCAATGACTGCTAAAGATGAATATGCATGGTCCAGTGACATAGCAAAAGCGTTTACAAAATAATAAAGCTTCTAAAAAGGAGAGCGTAAGCTCTCTTTTTTAGTACACAAAAATCAGAAAGGCAAATAAATGTTATCACAAATTTTATCAAACCCACAACCACATCCCAAATATCAGATCTGTCTCATCACACCAGCGGGCAGATCCGGTACAATCTTACGTCACCTATATACATCACCACGTACAGGTGCGACATATTTCAGTCGCCATCATGCTAATAATTACACACATGAACAGGCGACAGCAGTATTACAAAATCTGCCGTATCCAGACGCGTTCATCCAGTCTGAATACGACTGTCATTACCGTGAGACAGACGAACGCGGTAACATCAAAGATTACATGTGTGCATAACAGCACATAAGTAATAAGTAACTAATTAACCATTAAACTTGCTATCCCTTATTCCTGTGAGGAGCAGACTTTTTCCTATCGGAAATTGCAAGGTCGAACCTTGATAAGGGATTTTTCTATGCTCTTCTATAATGCCCATGAAGCGTATAGATTTTAACAACGGAAACAAAAAAATATGAAGTTATGCCTAAACCAAAAGGCAAGAAGGAGAATTATCATGACAACAAGAATTAACGCATCCCTTAACACAGCAAAAGAAATTATCAACGCACTCATGGAATCTGATGCGATCTTCTATGACCGCACAGAGGGTAATGAGTTATCCGGACGCTTTAGTGTCCAGATGACATTTGCAGAAGCGATCTGCTACCGCCCTCAATATACAGTGAGAAAGCTGCGCAACCTTGTTCTTAACAGACATGGTTCCCTTTCAATTCGCACCAGAATTGCACTTGCAGCAGTATTATCTCAGTGTGAATTCGACACACACGAAAATGCACTTATTCCGGTGCTGTTTACCAGGAATAAAGAACTTATCCCAATCTACAAACAGTTCGAAAAGAACTGGGGTAAATTCAACTTCGAAGTATCCTTCATACAGGATACTGATAATTACGAAGATTTATTAGCTCCTCGGTATAACATCAACTTCATGTCCGGTGAGTGGACGGACATCTGGGTAGGTGGAGTTACTTTATGTGATGATGAGGAGGTAAGATAACTATGAAGAAAAAATTATTCACAGCAATTATCACACTTGCAACAATCACACTTACATCTTGCCAATCAGTTCCGGCAAGTGAAACAGAAAAAATCTTTACTGATGGATCCGAAATCACATCAATTGAAACTACGGAAACCGGTACACTCTATACATTTACAGACGGAACCGGATACTATCATGAAGAAAATGAAATTCCGGAACTTTCAAATGTAAATGGTCTGTATCCGCTTACCGGAATTGTTACGGAAATCAAATATGACATAGAGCCAGAAGTGGATCTTGTAACAATCACCTGCTCCAACGGAAATATGTTCTCATGGTACACAGATACCGGAGATTACGAGATAAATGACCTTGCATCTTGTATCATGGATTCCAAGGGAACTAAATATGTAACTGATGACGAAGTGTTATTGGCACATTATGCCGGTGGATTAAAACACTTCGAACAATATAAAAATTAAATTAAACAGAAGGGAAATAAATCATGACAAGAGAAGAATATAACAAGAGGGCAGCAGCCCGTAAAAGAAAATCAATCATCATTAAAAGCAGCTTAGGTTTAGCTGCTTTTTTCATGTTTGCCGGAATTATTGGCAAAGTAGATAAAGACACATATGCCGGAATCCATTCTGTCAAGGGAACTGTTTCCGCATCAGGAAACTATATCCTTGATGAGAATGGAAAAGCATATGATGTATCCGGATTCCAGAGCGGATCCGAAGTAACAGTAAAACTTGACAAACAGGGAAACATTCTGTCTGTTGTAAGTAAATAGAAACGAGGTGATCGCATGATATATTCAATGGAAACTTATCTTGACGATGATAAACTTCCGGTTATTGAGAAAACAAAAATATGCGAAGAGAAAGTAACACTCAATAATCCGGAACTAATATTTAATTTCTTAAATAAATATCTTCGGCTAGGGAACCGGACTGAGGAATATGTGTACCTAATATGTTTTGACACAAAATCACACCCATTAGGCTTATTTGAAATTAGCCATGGGACTGTGAATTCGGCAGTATTATCCCCAAGGGAAATATATATGAAAGCTCTATTATGTGGTGCTGCCAATATAGTTATGGTCCATAACCATCCTAGTGGTGATGTTTCCCCGTCTCAAGTAGACATGAACGCTATGGAAAGAATTAAATCCGTAGGAGAATTGTTATCACTTCCCTTAATGGATTTTATTATATGCGGAGATATCAGCTACTTTTCCGCTAAAAAGCAATCAATTCTTTAGAAATGAGGTGAATCATATGGAACGCAAATACAAACTCCGAATTTACTACAAGTCCGGTTTCCAGAAGGGAAACTTAAAAAGAGAAGAGTTCTTTTCAACCAAAGAATCCATGCAGCAGAGATACAAAGAATTATTCAAGCCAAGGGAATATGCTTTAAATCCTACAGCATGGGAAGAGATAAATGGAGAATGGCTAAGAATGTTCAACATGTCAGCCGCATAAGAAAGGAGAATAATTATGATACCAAAACAAAAGAAATTAGTAGCAATTAATGCCGACATCAGAGGTATGATACAGGCAATCAAAGACTTCAAAGCAAGAAGAAAATCTGCTATTGAAGCAAATGACTATGAGACAGCAGAGCAGATGTGGAGCAACGAAAAAGCGATGGCTAAAAATCTGGCAGAGGCAAATTACCAGAAGATTAAACTTTATTACTCCAAGGCAGATGCTATCTATGAAGATAAGATCATTGCAATCTGCAGCCTGCCTGGACTTATTGGCATGAAGGAAGCAAATCTCATTGAGTGTTGTGCAAATATCAACGGTCGCAAGCTCTATGCAATTTAATTAAACAGAAACGAGGTGTATACAATGACAAAAGGAAACGGAAGTATTGGTTCCATTACAACTATGGGAAATCTTCCTTTATATGGATGTGTAAACCCATGTAGAAAAATTAATACAACCTACAGATCTCGAATTAATTGGAAGATGGAAATTAGAACCTTAATGAGAGATTTTAGTTTTCCAAAAGATATAATAGAATCTGTTATTCGGACAACGGAAATCGAATGTCCACATGAAAATGCAGACATGAAGTACGATCATGCCTGGAGAAAATTCTGGACATTGATCGGTTAAAAAAACTAAATAAAAATTAAATTAAACAAAAGAAAGAGGTAGAAAACAATGTTAAACTATAACGAAATTGAAAGAGCACTTACAAACGGAGCAACAGAAAGCAAAGTAATTACTAAACTTTTCAAAGACCAGACAGCATACAACACGGTGATGAGTAACTGTCAGCGAATTGGCGGAAAAAGATTTTGCTGTATCCCGCTTGAATTGTTAGAAATCGACGAAGATTATCAGAGAGTATACTGTATCAACATAGAAAAAGTATATTCTTTGGTACGTAAATGGAATTTCAATAAATGTGAGCCAGTATTGGTATCACCACATCCAGAAACTGCAACATTTGCAGTGATCGATGGATCACACCGTATGCTTGCTGCCGGAATCAGGAAAGAAAAATATCTTCTTGCGGTACTTACTGAAGGATTGTCAGAAGATCCTGCTGAAAGGAAAATTGAAGAGGCAGAATTATTCTCAGAACAGGGAGAAGATGTTGATCATCTGAGTCCTTCCCATAAACACAGAGCTTATGTAACTAGAGGGATTAAGAAATACTGTGTATTGGATAACTGTATTAAGGAAAGGAGACTATTATTAAATATCCATGAATTAAAAAATCTTTCAAAGGAAAAGCAGGATTCCTTAAAAGCAGCTGATTATAGAGTATTAAGTGGATATTCAGCAGCATTGCAGGCTGCATCACTTGTTAATGGAGAAGAAATTCTTAATAATGTATTTAATATCATTGAAGATGCAGGTTGGCATACAGCTACTAATGGATATGGAGCCAATGTTATCTGGCCGGTTAAAAGTGTTTTAAACCTGCATGACAATGATCCACAGGTTGTCAAGGCAATTGTATCTTTATTCCGTCCAATTGAACCAGATACGTTTTTTGCCAAAGCACATGCAAAATATCCTGGTCGCAAAGAAAAAGAACGTCTCACTATGTATCTGGAAGAAGAGGTCGCCAAGAGATTAGGAATCCAGCCTATGTATACCGGCGGTGACTTAAGAAAAGTTACTTCTGCAATTAATAGTCAGCGTCACTATAAAGCAACTGGAACAGAAAACAAATAAAACAAATTAAATTATACAGAATATAGCACTTGCATTTTAGTACCGTAAGTGCTATACTCTGCTCAAAGGCAAACAAACGTTCTGAAATGGAGGAAAAATTATGTTTACTGCAATTACTTATATTTATCAGAGTGAAAATATCGTGTATCCAGACAAAAACACCGGTAAAATGATGCCGTGTCAACTTTATGTTACAATGACTTCAGCAATTGTAAGTAAAGAGAAAGGTGATATCAATTGTAGAGAATTATCTATCCGTGGCCTTCGTAATCCGTTCCCATTTACTAAGATTATTGTAGAAGAAAGAAGTTTCGATTTTGATAAATGGCTTTATAATAGCCCGTATAAATATAAAAAAGTAGGAGTAGTAAGGCACTCAAAATAATTTAATTAAACAAAATCAAAATATACTCTGTACCATAATCCAAAATAGCGGTACAACCTCAAGTCGAAGGTACGTTTTTTCTCATAGGGAAAATGGTGCAGAGTATCATATTGTTCGATATCATAATTCAGCTTCGGCATATGCGGCGTGAAATTTAGAGCCGCTCTCCTTCTAAATCGTAGCTGAATTATGCTATTGAGCATAAGAATAGGAGAGAAAGCAAATGAATAAAGCAGAAGCAAAAGCAGTAGTAACAATTCCAATGAAGGGAAGATACTTTCTTCATAAAAACGGAAGTATTATTCCGGTCACAGACCTGATCAATGCGATCTATCTCATGACAGGTGATGAGAAAATTAATGAATGGGATCCGGATCTTGAATTCTATATCCGTACATTCTTTGGAAACATTGTAAGGGAAATGTCTCCTACAGAAATTACTGTACAGAATTTCTTGAAACATCACGAAAAAGTGAAAGCAATCAGATTGTATTATCACATGCACAACACAGAGTCGCAGAAATGTACATTGGTAGAAGCCAGAGATTATGTGGAACAGTTGAAAACAAAAATGAAAGAGAGAGGTGAACTGTAATGACAAAGATTAAAGAAGCAGTAGATAATCATAAAAATTACGAAAAATTCCATGTGGAAACAATCGTTGCCCACAATGGAGTGCTGGTTGACATTGTAATTTCTGCCTCATACGAAGAAACAAAATTCGATAAAATCATGGCAGACTGTAAGCGCCAGGAAGAAGAACGTAAGCGTGAACGACGTAGAGAAAAAATTAAATTAATCAATCTGTTTACAGGAAAAAGAGAAAAGAGGGAAATCGCATGATAACAAGTAATAAAATGCCGGAGCTGGCAACTACAGATATTGTAAAGTTAAGAAATGGAAAAATTGGGATTGTGTTAGGAAATAAGAATTCTAATAACCATCTTGCCATTTATACTAACAATACTACATGTGTATCTTGTGAAGAATATTTAAGTAATTATGAGTCAAACAGACATAATAATGATCGCAACATTGACATTATCAAAGTATGGAAATCAAATTTTGAAAGGCAATGTGCTTTAATTGATGAATTCTATACAAAAAACAATGCTCCAACATACATGGATCCTGATTGGGAAGAACCAACTACAATGACTGTAAAAGAAATTGAAAAAATTATCGGTCATCCGTTCACGGTCATTGAGGAAGAGGTGGGCGAAGATGAATGAAACACTGTCATTCGCAGGATGGAGACCAGGCAATCCGGATCAAATCATCCCGTGGAAAGAGAAATTCGATGAAGAATATAGCGACGGAGGCCAGTTAACATTACTGTCAAAAGAAATCTATCAGGCAGAAGCAGATGAAGATATGCCGGCTTTCGAATATCGCTATATTATTAAAGCAATGGATCTGCAGGCGTTTGGATCAGATCAGAAGACAATTTGTTTCCGCTTATATATGTGTCCATTACCACAGTATTGGAAGCCAGAAGTATTAAAGGATCTTTCGGAAGATAACAGCGCAGATTGGTTCTTCGAAGACGCGGTAAATTCAGATGTCCTTCCATATATAGGAGAAGAGTATTTGAATTATACAGATGATGATGTCCTACCAGATGAAAATGGTAATAAATGGTACGATTACTTTTATCACATCACTGATTGGGCCAAAGCAAATGAATTATTCAACATTATTGCAACAGTTCTGTATCCGATGGACAGTACACGCGGTCACGGTCTTGACCAGGCATGGAACCAACTGGGAAACACCGGTTGGGATTTGCTTGAACACATTCTGAATGGAAAAGATTATATTAAGGCAGCATTATCAAGATTAAATAACTGCAATAATTAACTTTACAATACGAGAGAAGAATGATATATTAATCATAACAAGTTAAATTAACTGCGCATAAGGAGAAGTAATATAATGAAAACAAAAGCAGTCCGCAGCCAGAGAATCGCATGGCTGTTGAGGAAAGAGGGATTTAAAATTCTTGGCATCACGCCAAATAGAAGACGTCCAAATCTGGATGTTTATATATTTGAAGCAACACCGGAATTATGTGCTTCATTGGATACACACATCCAAAATAAAGACAACAGAAGAGACAACTAATGAAAGCAAATCGGAGGAAAAATCATGAGCGAAAAAGAATTTGACCGCGGTAAGTGTTTTACATTCTTTGCTTCGTATAGGAAACAGGGCGAAAGAATAAAAGAAATTCTTGGGCCGGAGAAAGCTCTGGAATATTATGAGGCGGTCATAGACTATGGACTGTACGCCAAACCGATAGATAATCATCTCCTATTATATGTAGGAGATACCTTACTTGAAACGATCGACTCATCCCAAGAGAAGCGGTCACGAGCATTTGGTGAGAACATGACCGTCACTTTATCCATCTTGGAATTGAAGCGTGATCATCCAGAATATTCTCAGAATCAGATTGCGCAAGAGCTGAAGACGAGCAAAGGCAAAGTCAATAAAGTGCTTACAAAATACAGAGATGGCGGGTATGCAGATTTTGTTGACTTTAACTTGCTCATAAATGAAATTGAATATGATCCTACGGGGCAGGTAATATGGCCATCTGGTTCCGGTACTGGTACTAATTATAATAATAATAATAATAGTACCGACCGGTACCGTGACCACCAGCGTGACCGCTTGGATGGTCTGGTAGCCGGATCGCTCGGAAGAGTCGCTGGCGCTCCAAATGTCGTCGCTTCCGCTCCTAACTCCGCTGACGCTGCGCGCTTACGCTTGCCGGATGATCTGCCGGAAGATATTCGCAATATAAAATTCGAAGCGAGAATAGATGACAAATCTATGTTAGAGGTTATGGATCGTGATTATCGTGATTATTTAGATGATGGTTGGGAGACTCACGAGGATATTAGAGATAAGCTTATCGAGAAGTTTACTACTGGATTCTATTGTGGTAACAAGGATAAGGTTACTGCTTATGCAGAGTTCTTGATGGAACACTATAAAATTTAATTAAACAAACAGGAGGAAGATATGAAAGTATTTTTATTATGTAGTCTTAATGATGAAGATTACAGACGTCCATGCTTTGAATTCTTTAAGAGTCTTTCTGAAGCTCACCAATCTGTCATAGATTATATTGCGAATGATATTAAAGATGATAAATATGGTGCGGATAGAGAAATTAAATATGTTATGGATATAAGTTTTCCCAAAAATCGCAGAATGCGTATAGATTATTCTTATGGAAATGAACATTTCTTAGTATTTGAAGTCTTCGAAATTCAAGTATCTGATGGAGATTTTCTATGCATTTTTCATCATGCTTATGATGGCGTTGGTTTTTGCATTGAGAAAATTGGAACATTTGAAGAATGTAGAAACCAAATGTTAGATTCAGCAGCTCAGACGGCAAATGATTTTGATATAGATATAACAAATGATGATGTGTTTGAAGTAAATGAAGGTGATTCATGTGTAGATACCGGTGAAGAATGGCACATGTGTAATGTTGTTCAATTTAATTTAAATGATATTCAGGACGAGCAAGATAAACAGAAATATGATGAAAACGTATATCGTGACATGGAAGAAATATGTAGTCCTATATATCCCAACCCTGTTCATACAAAAACAGAAAAAATAACAGACGATTTCATCAAAGAAGTCGATAAAATGGAATCACATGAAGTATTTAAAGAGTTATGTGAATACCATGGAGTAACACCTGGGCTGGTAGAATATTTATATGAATCAGTGTACGGACGACCAAAAGAGAAAACGAAAGGATGTTATATAGAATAAGAAAGGAGAATAATATGAGTGCAACAGTACCTATTTCTGTATGGAATAATGTAAAAGAATATTTCAAAGAACATCTGGATGACAGATATGATCTTCAGGATGTAATCCGTTATAAAGATCCAATGGACTCATACCTGTATATGGTAATTGCAAAACATAAGAATTATTCAGCAATTAAGGCATCTATAGGTGGTGGACCATGGGTTGTATGGACTACTTGGAATGAATCTACACAATCACTGAATGGTGGACATTATGATATCAAAACATATGAAGACGCTTTGTCAATCTGTGAAGCGAGAAGAAAATAAAGAAAAGTGAGGGATAAGAAATGTCAGCATTAAATAATTATAAGGAAGTAAAACAGAAACTTGATGAGGTAAGAACAATTACGGGAGACTTAGAATTTAATACTGCCGTCACATTCTTAATGCAGATCGGATGGAGTAGCAAGAGAGACATTATCTCCTTATGCAATAAATACAATACTGAGCCAGAAGAGAATGTAAATAAAAAGGTTACAAATGCAGCTTTAATGATTAGCAATATCGCACAGCCAATTGAGCTGCTTACATATATAAAACTTGAGTGCCCACTTTGGACTGAGGGAATTGAACCGAAACGTCTCAAGAAAATTGCAGAAGACGTGATTAATGCCGGATATAAATACTGCAAGGATCCACGAGTTGATACTTTTGAAGACTGGAAAGAGCTGCTGGAACAACAGTATGGAATTACGAATGAAGAGTTACAGCAGATCCTGTATCTAAATGAGAGAGGAGAAGTGTAATGAAAAAAGTTACAAATATTAAATGGGACACCGACGGAGATCAGTATACTTTTGATTCCCTTCCACAGGAAGTGATCCTTCCGGCTAAGTTTTCAAAAGAAAACTATGTAGATGAAAATGGTAATTTTGGTGAAGCTGAAAAAATTGAAATGTTAGATGATATTTCAGATTGGCTTTCCGATAAATATGAATTTTGTCACGATGGATTTGAGATTGAAGAAGTGTAGGAGAATAGGAGAGATTTAAAATGGTAGATTACAAAGAGAAAATCAAAAAACTTTTGGCGTTAAGTAAGAGTCCGAACGAACATGAGGCTCAGTCGGCTCTTGCAAAAGCGCAACGGCTTATGGCGGAACACAAAATTTCTATGGCAGAGGTCGAAGACAAAGAAAAAAGAAAGGCGCATGAACATTCAGCTGGAATTACTTATTCGACTAGAAGAGATCCCTGGGTGCTGAGATTGTCTAAAGTTATTAGTAAGAATTACTGCTGTGAAAGTTTTTCTTGTAGAGAAAAAGGTAAACAAACGTATAAATTATATTTTTGTGGGTTAAATGAAGACGTTGAAATTTGTATGATTGCATTTAAATATGCAACTGATTGTATTCAATCAGAAATTAAAAAGAGAAAACAAAAAGGTAAGCTATTTAATTATACAAACGAACTGATTACATCCATGTGCAATGGATATGCTTATGGTTTCATTAAAGGACTTGATGAAGCGTTTGAAGAACAAAAAAGAGCAGCTGCACAGTCAGAGGCAAATTGGGGCTTAGTGTTATCTACGCCTCCAGAAGTAAAACAAAGAATGTCTGAGCTTGGAGCAAGGACAACTACATTTCAGTCTAAGCAAGCAGCAAAAGTATCAAAATCAGATTATGAAGCCGGTAAGAAGGACGGAAGAGATTTTGATATTACTAAAAGAGTGGCCGGTGAGTAAAGTAAATAAAACAGAATAAAAATTTAATTAAACAAAAGGAGATGTATATTATGATGAACAATACAATCGAGAGAAGAACAAATAATCTTACACATGTAGAAACGATGTTTGATGCAAGAAGAACTCCATGGGACGGACTTGGCAAGGGAATTGCCGGAGCAGTTACATCAAGAGACGCAATTAGATTAGCAGGTCTGGACTGGAATGTAGTTCCGACAGATATTATTTCTGAGGCCACAGGATTAAAGATTCCTGGTTATAAGGCAAATGTAAGAGATATTGATAATAAAACGCTAGGTATTGTTACCGAGCGTTATAAGATTGTACAAAACGAAGAAGCATTTGCCTTTACAGATGAGCTTCTTGGCGAAGGAGTGACATATGAGACTGCAGGTGCTCTTCAGAGCGGCAAGAAAGTGTGGATGCTTGCAAGACTGGAAGGCAGAATGATTACTGATGAAAAGATTGATCCGTTCTTAGTGTTTACGAACAGCCATGATGGAAAAGGATCAGTCAGAGTAGCCATCACACCGGTACGTGTATGGTGCCAAAATACACTCAATCTGGCCCTTAAAGAAGCTGAAAGACAGTGGGTATGCAAACATACCGGACGCATTGATGAGAAGCTTGTGGAGGCAAAATACACGCTCATGAACACTGAACATTATCTGGAAGCTTTGGAAACAGAATTCGGAAAGATGAAAATGAAAAAGCTTGATGTTGATAAGGTACATAAGTTTGTTAAGATGTTACTTCCTATCAGCGAGAAAGATGGAGATCGTAAAGTGGCAAACATTCAAGAAATGCGAAACGAATTGATGATGAGATATCTTAATGCTCCGGATCTGCAGGTGCTTGAGCCATCTGCTTATAGATTTGTGAATGCTGTTTCTGACTTTTCTACGCATCGAAAATCTTCCAGAGGAAGTGAATATTATCAGGAAAATATGTTCATGAAAGTAGTAGACGGAGATGAACTCATCGATAAGGCTTATGCAATTTGTGATGCTGAGGTGTAATACCTCGGCATTACGGAAGGGAGTAATGTAATGAAAGCAGTAAATAAAACTAATGGAAATATTTACCGTATTCAGCAAGATACAAATGGTAAATGGTTTGGTTATTGTGATCGGACAAAAGAATACACTCCAGCGTTTGTAAAATTGAAAGGATTGATAGGATTGTTTGAATTGAAAGGATATGAGGTGGTTGAAGAATGTTAAAAGAAAAATTAGTTATTGAAAGAAAAGCAGCTACATTGATCACAGTAGATTTTACAGCGCCGGAGATTGTGGGATATGCTATGGCGTGGCTGAAACTGTGTAACGTTGCAAGAGAATTAAAACGTATTTGGAAAATAGAAAATGATCGATCAAATAAAGTATATGTTTGGTGCGATCCACATTATAAAGATGAAATGATAGATTTTCTTACAGGTATTGTGTATTTTCACAAAGACGGAAAACCTATCCCAATAGGTAAAGTTTTAAATACATGTGATGATACAATTGGCGTTCCAGTATATGAGTATGAAAGTACTTGCGACTCAAATGATGAACAATGGTATGAGGATATTGATCATGCTATTTCAAATTGGACTGCGATACAAGAAGTTTTTGATTAAAAGGAGGATTAGGTCATGAAAAAAATCATTAACGGAAGAAAATATGATACAGAAACGGCAAAAGAAATTGGTTATTGGAGCAATGGATATCCATGTTCTGACTTCAATCATTGCGAGGAAACCTTATATCTTAAGAAAACAGGAGAATATTTTCTGTACGGAGAAGGTGGTGCTTTAACTGAATATGCAAGAAGTGTATGTGGCGGAAGCACTGGTGGATCTCGAATTATTCCTATGACTGAAGAAAGCGCAAAGGAATGGGCTATGGAACATCTGGAATGTGATGAATATGAAGCGTTGTTTGGAGAGGTAGAAGAATGAAATTTAATGGAAAATGTAAGATTCGATTACTTAGAGATTTTCCAACAATCAATTTGAGAATGGGTGACAGCCTTACTGTTTATAAATATAAGTATAAAAAGTGTTCCGATGAAATTACATATGTTCATCCAAGAACATATCTTAGATTTACCCCAGAAGATGTGAAGGAACTGTCGGATGACGCAAAAGAATATGAATTCAAAGTGTTTATGGGACCAGACGGAATAGATGGTCCGTGTCTTGGGAAAATGTGTGTAACTGAAAATTCTTCTGACGAAGCTTATAATGTAATGCTTGATATTATCGGTTGTAGATTGGTAGAGTCGTTTCCGGAACTTGATATTCCGTATTCTATTGAATTGGTCGAAGAAAGTGAGGATGAATAATTATGCAAAACGTGTATATTACCAGAAATGGAAAGCAGATTCAGCTCACAGTGGATGAAATTAAGGCAGCTTGGGCTGCCTGGGATGCAGAATTGAGAGAGGAGCAGTTGGATATTTACAAAGAAGAAGTAAAACGAACATTGTTGAAATTAAGTAAGGAAAATGACAAACCTGAATATGAAAAGGCTGCGGATAATGACGACATTGTAGATGAAATTGCTAGAGATATTAGAAGAGCCATTGAAAATGGATGTGATTATGATTGGTGTTTTGATACCAGTAAGTATGGAGGTTTTATGGATAGTTATAATACTGCGATAGTAGTTTGGGGAAAGGCGGATGACATAGATGAGACTAATTATTGAAGGTAAAACAAATAGAGATGACGTAATGGTAAATACAGCGAAAGTAACATTACCATCTGGAGATGTGTATACGATTGACAGGGATTGTACTGAATACACTATTGATACAGTAACCGGGTATTTATCAATGACTTGGGATATGTGTTATCTACATATGATTAACGATATTTTATTATTTGATAATACCGCTTATCTCTCAAGCGATGATGGATTTCAGGATATTCTTAATGAAGGGACGTTGGAACTTGAACTTGAGGATGATGCTGGTTCAGATTATGTTGTTGAAGTTGCTAAATGGAGCTTTTGTTGAAAGGAGTTAAATTATGGGATCAGTATATTCTATATATTCACAGATGAAATTCAAAGATAAGAACAAAGCAATTAAAATACTGCAAGCAAAAATCAGCAGAGGAAAAGAAGAGCATACTGATTATGGACTGGATACATATAGAAAATCAGAGAACTTAGACATTAACGATATTGATGATTTGATTGCTGTGTTTATTGGTATAGGAAGAATGTTCGATATTGCTAATGATGATAATGGTTGGACTACTTACTCTAATGGATTTGACGCCACTTATGGATGGGAATCTGTCATGATGGAAATGTTTGAAGAACTTGCACCAGTGTTAGAAGACGGATCTGACCTTTTCATTAATTGTGATGATGGAGCCGATGTGTTGGTTATTAAAGATGGAAAATGTATTCAAGAGAAATGAGGTGATGAGATGAAGGATATTTTGCTAGAGAAAGTGTTTGAAGCAGAAAGATGGGAAGCAGCAATTAATAAAGGGTTTTTCAAGGGAATCGATAAAGGCGAGCTGAGACAGCTCTGCAGTCCAGAGACAAGAATAAGATTAGCAACGGCAATCTTAGAAGATAATTATGAAATCGCTCCGCCACATCAGGCATTAATTCCAAAGGACAATGGAGAGTTTCGAACAGTATATGTAAACGAAAATATTGATAGAATCTTTTTATCTATTGTAAATGATTTACTGTTTGAATTGTGTTCAGATATGATTCATCCAGCTTGCAAAAGTTATCAGAAGGGAATCGGCTGCGGCAAAGTCGTACAGGAGATATCTCGTAAACTTCAACCAGATTTACATCAGCATTTAAATGATATTTTAGGATTCAAAGCAGATTTAAGTAAGTACTTTGATTCTGTTCCGATTGAATTTATCGATGACGCATTTGATTGTGTGGAAAGGAGAACTGGAAAATCAAAGGTAATTACAATTTTACGAAAATATTATCATACAGACCTTTGTTTTGATCCAGATGGAAATTTAATTAAACATTACCAGAGCTTAAAACAGGGATGTGCAGTGGCTTCATTTCTGGCTGATGTAATGCTACGTCATGTTGATCTTAAGCTTTATGAAAAGGCACACATTAACATGGCTAGTATGTATGTAAGATATTCGGACGATATTTTATACATTGGAACTCAATATGAAAATGCCATGAGTATTCTTGAAGAAGAATTAAATAAGATGTTGATGAAATTAAATCCAAAGAAAGTAGAGTATCTTACAAATGATAAATGGTTTAAGTTCCTGGGATTTATGATAAAGGGAAGTCAAATCACATTATCACCAAATCGTGTAAAGCAATTTCAGAAAGAAATTGGAAAACGAAGCATTGGTAACTTAAATTATCATATCGGCGGTAAAATTGCTTTGAAATCTATTAACCGATATCTATACAAAGGAGATGGAACTTATTCTTGGGCAACGCAGGTGCTTCCGATTATCAATGTGGAGAAAGATATTGATACATTGAATGAATTTGTTATGGATTGTATCCGAGCCTGCCAGACAGGTAAAAGAAATATTGGTGGATTAGGGACTGTAACTAATCGAAAAGATTGCACGATTCTTAGAGGAACCGGAAAAAATGTATCTGCCAATAGAAAGAACACAGAAAAAGAAATTGAAGGATACTATAGCATCCGGTGTATGCAGAAGGCTTTGAATATCTGCAGACCGGTATATGATACGATTGTAAGGGAGATGTGAGTATGCATATTGTACCGAAAATTGAAGTAAGAGAAGCGGAGGATATTATAGATTTCGCTATGACAATGGATTCAGACATGAATCAGTATTTTGAAGAAAAGAAAATGTTGTTGGAAGATGTACCAAAACGTAGAAATGAACATGGAGCTGTATTCTATCCGGCAGTAATAAATCCTAAGTTGTTTCATGCTTATATTTTGAAAACGCAGTGTTTTTTGGACGGTACATGTAGATGGAAACTGTGTTTATCATGTAGAGAAGATTTTAATCGTTATATGACCTTAGAAACCATGAGAGGAACCGAAGAAGAAGCGAAAGAACGACTTGCAACAATTCTTACTTCTGGAAGCATTAAATGAGGTGATTATATGAGTGAACATTTATTTTTATATAGAATTAAAGATTCTGATGATCGTGATTGCTGTGCATATATTGATGCAGCTGGTCCAAAATTTGAATGTAACCACTATTTCAGCTCAATTAGATTATGTGGAAGTTGTTATTCTGGTGGGAAGTTTCCTGAGTATGAAGAAATTGAAACAATTCTCACAAAAGATGAATATGAAGAAATTATTTCATTCAATATATTTATCAAAGCACTTGATTATGGAATCACGAAGGGTGATAACCGATATAAAGCAGGTATTAAACTTATTGATTCTATCAAGCATATCTATGACAAATTAAATTCTGATGAGGCGCTTGCCTTCTTTGAAAAAATTCAGAAAAGCGAAATGAAATATCTGAAAAAAGAGTACAATTTATCAGATCGTAATATCGAAGAGATACTTAATGAATATACAGAAGATTTTAGAGATCGCAGTATTGTAAGCTATATATACGATAATAGTGAAGAAGCTGGACGCGAAGAAGCTTGGCAGTTAGGATATGTCAAAGATGATGACTCAATTTCTTCTAAATATTTTGACTATAAGAAATTTGGAGAAGACTTAATTGAATATGATGAATACTTCATGGAATTATGTGATGGAAGAGTTGTAAGGTTGAGTTATTAAAATTTAATTAAACAAAATGGAGGTGATTTTATGTTGATTTTAACGACAAAATTAAAAAACGCAATTAACAAAAAGAAACCTGGTATGGAGTTTTCATTGCATCAAATTTCTGTAAATGGAAATAAACGTGGTACCAGTGGATGGATTAGAAATCCAGAGAATAATTCAGTAGTATATGTTAATACAGAAGGAATTAAATGGAACGGTCAACCTATAAAATATATGTACAGGTATGCTGACGATATGAAAGATACTCATGGTTATCATAATAGATGGGCTACTTCATTAGAGGAATTAGTAAATGGAATTACAGAATTACTTTTGTTTCCGGTAAGCGAAGTAAAAGATTGTCGAATATAAAAGAGAGGATGTGGGATTATGCCAGAGCCAGAGAAAAAATTAATTGAAGTTACCGTAGAAAAACGACTTAGAGTATGCAAAGAGATTGAGGCTACAGAAGAAGAAATTGAATTTCTTAGACGAGGAGAAAATCCTTTTGAAAGTGAATTTAGTGACGAGGAGATGGAGCATGGCGATATTGAATGGGATTTTGCAGCTGCTGATGAGTACGGTAGAACAATTGTAGGTTGGGATTAATTAATCAAATAGATAAAAGCGAGGAAAGCGAATATGAATAGCGAATTAATAGTAAAAGATGTGGAATTTCATGGAGATATATTAAGAGCAGCACAGGATCCGGACGGAAAAGTTTGGGTTGGTGTTCGATGGGTGTGCCAGGGGATGGGATTTGATAATGAGCGCATGAAGAATGAGCGAAAGAAAATTCAAAGAGATATTGTATTAAATGAAGGGGTAAAATTTTACCCCTTGGGATCTGGCAATTCTGACACGCAAGTTTTATGCCTTGATCTTGACTATATACCTTTATGGCTAGCAAAAATTGCTATTACACCAACAATGCAGAGAGAAAATCCTGTATTGGTGAAGAAACTGATTGATTATCAGTTAAAAGCGAAAGATGTTTTAGCAGCTGCATTCTTAGGAAACAAGAAAACAACAGAAGATATTATCCCGGTATATAAACCACAGGGAAATATGATTCAACTGCAATTTCCTGATATTCAGATGCCTACAATTCCGGATTATTCAAATCGACTCGACGAAATTAATAACAAGATTGATAAATTATATGCTGAAATGGGAAAGTTTGCAACAGTAATAATGAATAAGAATGCTGATCCAGTTAAATTAAACAATGCAATACCTGTTAAGAAAGAAGGTGGAAAGAAAAGTTCATCTTCAGCAGAGCAGGAATATTATGATTGGAAGAGAAGAATAAATGAATTTGTCGATAAGCTTTCAGAAAGTTCTAAATTTACTGATCGAAATAGTGTTTTAAAATATTTATATGATTATATAAATAAAACATATGGAATTGTATGGGACCAGGAGAAGAGAGAGTACAGAAGAAGACATTCCAATATTTCTAAAGTTTCTACATTTGATGTTATTTATGAAGATGAACAATTGCGTTCAATTTTCGATTGTACTCTTGCAGATTTATATGATAAGCATAAGAATTATTGTAAAGATCAGACAATGTTGATTATTCAACCATTAGCTGAAAGATATAATGATTCAAGTAATGGATATATGCATACATGTAGAAGAGTATATGCAAAAATGAACGAACTTGATCCTAATATTAATTGGAAGAGCCTTGAAAAAAGATATATTTCTAAATATGGAAAAACAGCAGTTAGAAAAATTAAAATTATTGAAAAGAATCCGGAGTTACTTAAGAAATTTCAGAAAGCTGTAAATATTATATTAGCGGAGGGAAAATAATTTGAAAATATATAAAAACATTTATAGTGAAACATATTGGTCAGAAAACGACATGATTGAATTATGGAATAATGAAAAAATAAATGGGATTCAAAGAACTTATGAAGATTTCTTACAATCCAAATTAGAAATGAATTTCGAAATAATATGTTCTTCAAACACTGTTACTATAGCAGAATTAAAAATGATTATAGAACGGGAAAATCTTCCTGATACTACTGAAATTATGATTAATTCAGTTTATGATAAAGAGAATAAGAACTTAATTCCTACTAAATGTTATGGATTTTACCACAAGAAAGATAATAAAATATATTTAACGCCAGATTTAATTAGCATTTAATATATTACGAGATGGAGGATAAAAAACATGAAGATAGAAGAAAATAACATTCAAACATTTTGCGGAAAAGATCTCTTTAAATGGGAAAGCTGGGATGAGGTAGATACAGGAACCTTACAGTTCTACGGAGTAGAATTCTGCATTGATTATTTAAAGAAATATAATGGAATGTGTGTGGTTTTAAGTATGGAAGGACAGCTTGATATATTTTCAGAAGATGAATCTGGGAATTCGGTGCAGGAATGGTCCGGATTTATAACAAAGATTCCAGGATTCTTAGCGGGGGAAGAAGTTTATAGAGTAGTCCATGAATATGACGATGAATTTGGATTTCATGAGACAGAAACAATAGCTGTTTGTGCAACAGAAGAGAAGGCTGATGAAATTGTCGAAGAGAATAAAGAGGCTGGTCTTGATGAGAACGAAAGTTATTGGAGTTTGGTTGAGGAATTGGAGGGATAAAGAATGTACTTAATAACATTTTTGCCATGCGGAACAAAATTTCTTGTTAATCAATCATCAGAAGAAGAAGCTTTGAAATCTGCTGTGAAGGCTAATGAAACCGTTGGTGAAATAGAAGATGTTGATTTAACATTAAAATCATTATACATAATTGAACCTGCAGATTTCTCAACATTAATTCAGCTTTTTCAAAAAGAACCATATTGGGGAAACACAGATGATACAATTATTTTCGATGATTAGGGAGGGATAAAGGTATGCCGGATAATATTTGGTTGTATGGGTTTGATGGATTCAACGGTCTGAAGACAGTTGGTTTTGTTATAGCTAATACGGATACAGAAGCCGAACATAAGGTTTGGCGAATGTATAATGATTTCGGTACTGATGAATATGATCTGGATGATCTGGTTGTATGGCAACCAAGAAATGATGAAGATTATAGAGAAGATTATCCTGATGTAATGGAAATAGTTTATTAGGAAAGGGATTAATAATATGAAAATTATAGATAAAAGAACTGAGAAAAAAGAATATACATTTAAAGATTTAGTGTGCGGAAATGTGTTCGAATATTCAGGAGATATTTATTTAAAGTTAGATACTTCTGGTGAGGATAATAATGCATACAATCTTAATACATGCAAATTTGCAACATTATCAGACGATGCTGTGATGCCAATTGAAACAGAACTCGTAATACGAGATACAAAAAACATGACTGGCCAGAATGACAAAACAGAACTTATTGGAGGTATTATTGATATCTTTGAAGATTTTTTAGATAAAAAGGGTGTGACTTTGGAGCCTCCTAAAAAAAGCTATGAAATGGAATTAGATGGTAGCATGAATGCTAATATTTATGGCACTGATTATGATTCTATTTCAGATTCATTAGAGTCACTTCTACGAAGTTGGAAAGTAATTGAATAAGTAATTTAATTAAACGAGAACACACTCGGAATATACAAGATTAATTCAATTCAATGGTGCTGCCATTATTCCTGGTTACGGATCTGAAATCCGGTCTACCGAACCGGCTTTAAGATCCTCCACCAGGAGAATCGCAGCTCAATATGACTCTGTTAAAGAAATGTGCCAGATTAATTGAGTATATTCAGTCCGGAGTATAACGGAATGCAAATAAGATATTTAAGATTTAATTATGCAGGCTAAGATAGATGTCTTCTTCAGGAACCTCTGGGTATCCCCAGCACTTCCTGAAGATTACATCTCCAGTAACCTGCATTATATGAAACAATTATAGAAATATACCGTAAGTATTGAGTTTGCATAATAAATTAATTTAGGAGCATACCAAGTATAAGCAAGATATATTCTATTTAATGAAGCGGTACATGACGATGACCCAATTCTGTCAGATATCTCTGAAGAAATGCGTCATCGCATTCCGCCTAATATTGATCCATTAAAGAAATATGCCACATATGTAGAGCTTATACAAAAAAATCACAAGACAGTGAAATATTAACAAAGCATTTTAATTTTAATCATGGAAGCAAATATTGGAGGAAGCTGCCGGACTTATCATTCCGGCTGCTACCTCCCTTGCTTCCATAATATGAAACAATTATAGAAATGTCTTAAAAATGTTGAGTTAATATAAAAAAATCGTAAGGTAACGAGTATCAATAAGACATTTAATTTAATTTCAGAAACAACTACCTGAGGCAATAAATTGCCTCACGACTTGCTCTGGAGATATGAAATGATTATAGTGATACCTCAGAAATGTTGAATTGATATAAAACCACAAGGCAGTGAATATTAACAAGGTATTTAATATTTAATAAGAAGGTGATGAACTGGAGGAAATCCAGCCCCTAACGGAGCTGGATATCCTCCGGATAACCTTCATATATGAAACCATTAAAGGAATGTCTCAGAAATACAGAGTTAATATAAAATAAAATGAAAGGAAGTAGATAGAATGAGTATTTATGGAGATTTCTTATCCAATTTTAGCAGTGAAAACAAAAGATGGAAAGCAGATTTAAAGAATAAAACATTAATTTGTGAAGATAAAAAATATATAGAATCTTCTATGTATGATATTCGTCACGATTTAATCGTGATTGACGGAATTAACTCTGATACATCAAGAAAGAAATGTAATGAAATATGTTTTGAGATCATTGAAAATCTGTATCACAAATACAAATATTCCATTCCAAGTGAAAGAAGCGAAAAATACAGACAAAGAGAATATTTTCGTGCATTAAAGCCAGACGAAATGACGGATGAACAGTTAGTTACTGGTGAAGACCGAAATTATGCAAGAGCTGCGCTTGAAGCATTCATTCTTTGTGCCTCTTTGGCAGGATATTTGACTTGGGACGAAGAGCAGATGGGCAGTCATTGGTTCTATCAGGGAAAGGATAAAGATTTAATTATACTGAAGAAGTGGATCAAATGTTAGGAGGAACGAAAAATGATTAAAAATCCAAAAATTGGGCAGGAAGTATGGTTTTTCGAACCGTGGGCAGAGGACATCCATAGTGCAAAAATCACGGCGCTTGGCGAAACAGAGGTTTCTGCCAGAAACCCGGAGAAGTATCCATACGCAGATATACATTGGGATGACGGCGGAGACAGCAGCTGTCTGCTGAAAGATTTGTATGCTTCGCGAGAAGAACTTCAAAACAAATTAAAAAAAGAAGAAAGAAAAAAGATTGCCGAAATCAAGGATAGTATCAAAGATGCCGGTGACCTGGTGAGGTTTATGTATGACCACTGCGTGGCCTGTGCGGAAGAGTATACTGACTGGACAGCGAGAAGAGCCGTGAAGGAAATAGCGAAAGAGATGCTTGGGTTGAAATTAGAATAATGAGGTAATTAATTACAGCAAATAGAATTTTGAAATTAAATTAAAAGGAGAATGTAGATTATGAATTGGAATTATGGTAATACCCCAGAATTATATAAGGAAGTAGAAATTCTTTTAAAAAATGGAACTACCAAAAAAGACATGATGATCAAAGGTAAATATGGCAATTATGAATGGCGTAATTATACAGATAGCGCTGTACTTGGTTGGAGAGAAATCACAGAAAATAAAACAAATACAAAGGAGAATAAAACTATGAAAAATTCAAGAGAAAACAGAATGGAAGCATTAAAGGCAGCAAACATTGAAACAGGAAAATACTTCAGCGTAACATTACCGGAAGGTTTAAAACCTGGCAGTACAATTAATGTAACAATCAGCGAAGACGGAAGTCCTGTCATTGTAAGTCCAGAGAAGAAAAGGAATTCAGAAGAGGAGTCTTTCTTATCTCAGATTTATGAAGATGGATATGTAAGAAATACTCGTCTTCATAGAAGATGGGTCATGGCACAGATGTTCAGAATGTTGAATTACAAGAGCTATTATACAGGTAAATCTGGATATGACGCATATTTAAATGATCACTATGGATATCAGTATCAGTTTGAAATGATGTTAGAAGAAATCCGAGTATTAGCCGAATTACAGGACAGAGATATAAAAGCTTTTAATGAAAGATCAAGGTTCTTTATCCCAGATGTTGTTTCTTATACTTGCGAGGATTATATAAATAAACTTGAGGCTTTTGTTAATAAACTTCCAGTACATAAATGCAAAGGTATTCCTTACAAGAAAGTTTTTGGTAGAAATATATTTGTTGAAGATCTTAACAAATATGTATATTATCCACAGAAAAGCAACTTTGCAGATGTAAAACGAGTAGTTATTAACATCAGAAATCACTCAATGACATTTTCATATAAAGATTTATATAGAGTATTAAGAAAGTTCTGTGCCAATATGTATAGACTGCCTAATGAAACTCCTAAATGTAGAGAATGGAAAGATGCATTCAAGGGAGAAGGTTCTTATTATACACTTATGAATTTAATTAAGTTTCATGGATGCAGAGTTCCTGGTGTTAAAGGCAATATGATGTCTTTGAATGATTCTCTTGCAGATGTAGAAAGTGCAGTAGAGCAGTATAGAGGTTTGTACTATAAATTATTCGCTTATATGAAACGCGTTATTGAAGCAAATAATTTTGATTTCAATAAGAGGATGAAAGAGCTGTATCCTAAAAAATCTGTATAAATCGAAAATATGTTCGATTAAATATTGACCTCAGCCTCTCAGTATGGTATAACAATAATATCAAAAAACAGAACGAACGTTCGCATATACTGGGAGGCTAGGATAACATGAAGAAGATAAGCGTAATTATTATACATAGCAATAAAAGGGCAGAGGTGATTGAGTGTTTAAATATTAGTGATGCAACAGAATATATGAAACAGCGATACGTAGATGAAATTCGAAAAGCACCGTTTTATGATTATGAGCATTCATTTATATCCAGAAGTTTTAAGTATGCTCAAGTATCTGCTGGTGTATTCGGAGTAAAAATGTGGGTCTGCTGTAATAGCAGATATTATAAGCGAAAGGCAGGTAAGTGGAATGGAAAACGTAAAAGATACAAAAGAAGCAAAAACAAGAGTAGTTTTGATTAATCAAATAATTGATAGAGCAGCGGAGCTGGGAATTATGTATAGTTCCCGGCTCAATCATACTATGGATATTGATTATGCCACACAGGTATTTAATATTGATTTAGAGGCTTGGTTGGATTCTGCTGATACTGATTTTATGCATGACTATGTAGGAATCTATAGAAACATTGATCGTGATGCAATTTCTTTAAAACATTCTGCTAGCCAAAATGATTTTGGGAGATTTGTTCCACGATTTGCAAAAAGAAAAAACGAAAATAATTTAATTAAAGATTGTTATGAATCATATAAACTATTGAAATTAGAAAAGAAAATTCATGAGTCTGCAATTTTATTTCAGATAGTGGCTCTTATTCTTGCAGAAATGCGGTGTCAATATAAAGACGGAATTAAGGTAAAACGCCAGGGAGATGATGCTGATGATGAAATTTTATGTCCGGAATGTGGTTATTCATTAGCTAGAAATGATGAGAAAGAAGAGTTACGGCCTAAACATTGTCCGGAATGTGGAACAAAGTTGATTTATTGACGGAGAATATGGGAGTAGAAAATTATGACAAATAAACAGTATGAAAATGGAGAGCATTTGAATATACATAATGCTACAAAAGAACAGTTAAAGCTTATGGTGAAGGACAGAGATGAGACGATAAAGAGGTTACAAAAAGAATTGAATGAAAAACAGGCAGCGTTAAATGAAGCGATAGAAATGCTAAAGAATTGTATTTGAAACAAAAGTTTCAGGTTGAAAATGGAGGAAATATAATGAAGCGTGATTTAGTAGATGAATTATATAAAACGGCGTATAAACGATATAGAGAAAAATATCCAAACAAAGATTTTGCATCTATTCCAAATTTTTTAGATTCACTTTGGTTTAGTATTGAAGGTGAACTTAATAGAAATGGATATAATGCTGCAAAGAAATATGTCGAAGAAGCAGAGTTAATTATATTAAAGTAAATGAAACGATGATTTACTGACAGAAAGTGAGGAAAAATATTATGAAGACGAATACATTAATGCCTGTTATTAAAGCAATATTAAATGATGAAGAATTTTTATGTGGTGGAATTTTTACTAAAGAAAAACAATATGCGAAAAAATATGATTTGACAATGGAAGAAATAGGAAATATTCAGACCTGTTTATATTATGCATTACATATCAAAGATGAATGTTATAACGAGAGAATTAATCATCTGTGTGATTGAGAGGTGGAAATTAAATGAAAATATATGTATTAGAAGAATACAACACAGGGCGCGTTGCTTGCATATCAGAAGATATTAACATGATAAGAAAGAAAATGTGTGACAAAACTTATTTTGATCCACAATATAATGATTACCCAATTTTAACAATCTGGGAAAATGGAGATAGCATTGAGAAAATAGAAGGCGGTAATGTATTGAAGAAAATTGCAGAAGAAATTAACAAATTATAATATAAAAGAAGAATTGGAGGAAATTATGAGAAGTATTTCAAGTGCGATAATCAGTTTTGTAATTTTTTATATAGGGCTTTGTTTACCAAAAGATGAAAGAAAACAGCGTATGACTAGAGGATGTCTATTCTGCTTATCATTTATAATGCTGATAATAGCATTCACATTGATGATTTTAGGACTTTGATGAAATGATGATTTCAGATTGAGAAAGGTGAAATATATGGAATTTTATCCAACAAATGAATATAGAGAAGTTACTTTACAAGTAGGTCTTAATTCTGTCCAATTAGGAAATACAGATAAATTATTTTCTGATGGATTAGAAGAAGATGAATATATTTATTTTGATGATAGTAAAGGATTTTGTTACGAAGATGGATGTGTTATTGGTGGAACTTATGATCAGACATTAAAAGTATTATATTCACAATGGGGATTTGATCATAAGTTTTATGTAAAAAGAACAGAGGCGAAAAAAATTAAATTGGAACTCACACAAGAAGAAATAAGTATTTTATCAAATGGATTGATTTGCTTAATTGATAATGCTTACAAAGCAGAAAAATTAACATGTGAAACATCTATAATTAAAGCATTGGATGAATCAGTGAAAATATATCAGAAACTTAATCAGAAAATTTGTAATTCAGTATCAAAAATGGAGTGATAATATGACACATTGTTGGTTATGCGGAGCAAGTGAAATTAAGTCACCTAATTCAAAATATACTTATTATGGCAAGATATTAGGGAAAAGAGTACAGAAAACAATTCGAGTTTGTAATTGCTGCAGTGCTATGAGGGCTGATGAAGATATAAGAGAAGAAGTTGCGGAAATATTCGGATGGGATTATAACGAGGAGGATGATTAGATGTGGAAAACTGGATGTTTTGGAGTATATATAATGGAATTGAAAGACTGAATTTATTAAAATGGAGGTATGATATATGGGACACGTTAATATTTTTAAAACAAAATCAAAAGAAGAATTAGTAAAATTGTATGGTGAATTTCTTAAAGTAGAAGAAACTGGATTTTTTGATCCTGAGACAGATTTGGGTGGAATCAGAGAAATTTACAGCTGTGATTTTGGAGCAAATACGACATGGATGTTGCAAATAGAATTAACTCATGCAATTTCTGATTTGTGGTACGAAGAAAATAAATAAATTTCGACTTTCATTTTGTGAGAAAGATGGTGTTACAAATGGCAAAAGTAAAAGACACAGGGTATAGAATGATTATAGAAAATCATGGTGGAAGATGGATGTTTGTTAATGATGATATTTATAGTTTTATGGAATGTTCAGGTTGTAAAGAGCAGGTTTTAATTAAAGATGTTGAAAAGTATTGTCCTAATTGCGGAGCAAAATTAGAAGGTGTGGGAGATTAATATGGAAAAATTAAAGCAAGGTGTGTGAATTTGGAATAACTGTCAATGATTTGTTGTGAGGAGAAATTTTATGTATGATCGTAACGAAATCAAAGAAATAATTGACGAAATTGTGTTTCTGAAAAAATATACATTATTTGACAAGCAGGAATATGATGAAAAAGCAAAAGTTATAGAAGAATTAAAGTCGGATTTATACAATGCGTTTGGAATAGATGAATAAACAACATATTGATTCATTAGATGACTTTATGTATTGTGAGCAAAAAGAAATATGAAGAAAATTTTTCATTTATTATGATGAATTTTATGAACGGTAAATTATAAATTTTTGATTGGATGTGAAAAGATGATTAGAGTAACAGGAGAAAAACAGAAATCTGAAATTGCTTATGCAATTCAAAAATATAACAAATCTACTATTTATTCTTATGGTGACTTCTGTCCAAGTTATCTGGATACTTATATGACGTATGATACAGAGTGCGATCCTATAAGTTTCTGTAAGTTTGTGATGGAAAATTTAGAAGAAAAAGTAAGAGATAACGAAGGATTACCTATTCCAATGATTGTGATTTATACAAATTTAGATGATTTGGTTAAGATTACCGTCATTGAAAATTATATAAAAGAAATGGAAAATGAAAAATTAGTCGGAAATGTAGTATTTATGACACGATAAAAAAATTGCTTTCATTGTAAAGGATGTAAATAATATGACGTATGAAGAAACACAAAAAATCAAACATTTACGAAAAGTGACTTCTGTTATGGTTGAGGAATCATCAAATGGAATTGAATGTACTAAAAATAGATTTGGAAACAGAACTATGGATGGCTGTAAAAATGTAACTTTTGAAAAGATTGAGTTATCGAAAATTGACAATGATATTCATCATATAAGAAAAGAATATTATGGTAGAAATCTATGGGTAGTGTTATGAGATTGAATTGCTTTTAAGGAGGTAAAAGTATGAACAAGTATTCTTTAAGTATTAAATGGAAATTTAATGAGGAATTTGAATCATGGAACATGATTATTATATCTGACGATAGTAAAGAACATGTTACAGAAGTAATTAAAAATTATCAGAAAACAAACAATGTGGAGTTTGAATCACCAGTAGACCTTATGGATGCTATTTGTGATGAATACGGATGGCAGTGGGAAGATTTTTATTATGATATCGAGATTGTTTCGGATTAAGAAAGAATGAGGTGTATGTTATGGAACAATTGCTTAAATATGTAGAAGAATTGAATACAAACACTCCGGATGGTCAAATTGTTGATGCTGACACTATTTTAAAAGATATAATGGACGAGCAGGATTTTGAAATATCTGGTATGGCTCAAGACATATTCAATATTTATCATCAAAGTAGTGACAAACAAGCGGTAAAAGAAATGTTCTTTGAATTTACTGGTATGGAATTTGATCAGTATTTGATGAAATGTAGCAGAGAAATTACACGGAAATAAGATTTTTGATTTATAGAGGGACTAAAAAGAGGTAGCTAAGAGCTGCCTCTTTTTATTGCAAAAATATAATACGATAACAATATAATAACATAGGAGCTGATGAAATGAAAGCAGTAAGAGAAAAATTTTTAACAGTAGTAGAGGCTGAAAAGGTAACTGGAGTTCATTATACTGTAAATCATTCAGGGAAAATGGAAGGAATGCAGAGTTTATCAACTAGCTGCTTGTGTAATGAATATTGCAAGAATCGATCAAGCAATTCTGAACTGGTGTGTTCACATTGTTATGCACAAAGACAAATGAAAAGGTATAAAAATTTGAATGCATGCCTGGAGCGAAATACAGAGATTTTAACTAGCAGAATATTAAAGGAAGCAGAGATTCCAATGATCAATGCTTCCTTTTTTAGATTCGAGAGTTTTGGTGATTTAATTAATGTTACACAAGTTATTAATTACTTTAATATTTGTAAGAGAAACAAGCATGTACACTTTGCTTTATGGACAAGAAATCCTTGGATTATCGAAGAAGCGTTAGAGACCAGCGAAAAAAAGCCAAGTAACTTACAGATTATATATAGTAGCCCTTGTATTAATGATCAAGCAGATCCTGGATATGATTTTATTGATAAGATCTTTACAGTATATGATAAAGATTATATCAACGCGCGCGATGTAAATATTAATTGTGGAGCAAAGAGTTGCCTTACATGCCATAAATGTTATGTAAAAAGTAAAATAAAATATATCAATGAAAAACTGAAATAAAATTTAATTATACATGATTAATAAAATATTGAAAACGTAAAAGAGGAGTGGTATAATGAAAACAGCAATTGGTTATAAGCTTTTTAGGGTGTCTAAAAAATATCCGGGGAAATTATTTCCTCTGTATGTAAATGCAAATACGAATATTCCAATTGGAGAATGGATTAGTGCAGAACCAGGAGAAAGATTAGAAAATGGAAAAGTAAAAAGTAAACTTGGGCCATTGAGATATCGTCCTGGCTTCCATATTAATGATGTAGCTCCGTATGTCTCACATATAGGGCAAAAGGTAAATGGCAAGATTACTTATATGCGACCGGATACTGTATGGGCTATGGTTGAATATTGTATTGATCATGATTACTGTGAAGAAGCAGAAGCAAATGGGATTTCTGAATCTGGAAAATTTAATTATATAAAAGCTGACTTAGATTATATTCCAAAACATGGATTTTACCGGTATAAAACGTCTCCTGTAATGACTGGAGAATGGATCATTGCCGGAGAAATGAAAGTAATCAAGATATTAAGCGATCAGGAAGTCAAAGAAATTTGTGATTCATGTGGATCAGATTATTTACCTCGAAAAGAAATAATTAATTTATCAGAATTTGGATTTGCAGCATAAGGAGGAAGTATTAAAATGTCTAAAAAGAAACGAAGCACTATATCAAATTTTATATGCCCAGAATGTGGACTTGAGTTCCCTATCCCAAGAAAAATTGGACAACAGAGAGAAAAGGGGCATATTAAAGATTTGTATTGTCCGATTTGTAATAAAATACAAAAATTTACAGAATATACATATAAGCAGTCTTATAAAACATTAGAAGGTGAAATAATAGAGGAAAAACCATTAACTGACTTTAAAATAATTATGGAGGATGGTCACTCAAAAGAAGAGACCATATCATATTTAAAAAATGGAGTTCTTGTTTTTGATAAAGAAGAATTTATTGAGAACTTTAATTCTTACATGATTGAATGGTGTTTTGACAGAAGGCGAATTGAAAAATTGAAGAAGATGATAGATACAGGGGTTCCAATTCGTAATTGGGGAATAGTTACTAAAAATGGTAAAACTTATTATATTAGATATACTTGTTTAGAAAGGGGTAAGGTGATTTTAAAATGAGGTTAACAAAAGAAGAAGCCAGAGCATATAAGGGATATGCTCTAACTCCTAAGCAACTCATTGAAAAAGCAAAGAAATTTTATGATGATTTAACACCAGAAGAAAGAGATGAGGAATACATTGTCTATGGAAATAATATAAAATTTGAAAAAGTGGAGGTAGAAAGGCTTACTACTGGAGAATTTTATATGCGTTGTGTTAATGACATTGAAAAAAGATATGAAGAATTTAAAAATAGGGAACGTATTTACAATTCTTCAGCTGTAGCACCATATGATCCAAGATATAAAATGGATGATTTTACAGAATCAGAAAAAATGGTAAGTTTTCTATATTATTTAATGGACAATGGATTTTCTTTAGCAATATTATATCCTGAATATCCAATCGAAGTAATAGAAATGATTTTTTGGAGTATACCGGAAGTAAGAAAGACACCACAAGAAAGAGCAGCATCAAAAATAACAGAAGAATATACTAAGTATATAAAACCAGGAGAAAAAAATGTCGGAGGAGCAGAACTTGTTAAAAGGAGAGCGAAAGCAAACCCACCACAGACTTCTTTGACTCCAGATGAAATTGCGAGTTTTGATCGTATGAGCGAAAAATGGCTAGTAAGATGGTGCAACTTTTCTACGAATTGGTTATGGGTAGCGCCATGTTTATTATTATGTATTGTGGTGAACAAAGGACTTATTTCAGCAATTGGATTACTTTTGTTTATGGGAATTGGAGAGTGGTATTCATGGAAAGTCAAGGAATATTGTAGTGTGATATTGCCATGGTATCAACAAGCTGGAATTATGTTAGAGAGGAGAATGAAGTTATGAATGGAAGGTTGGAGCATGAATTAAAATTAAATAAGAATGTTAAGAAAATTCTTAATGATATGCCACAATGCGTGAGTGATTTTTATATGAGTATTCAGGCTGTTCGCAGCCCGAATACTTGTTTAAATTATGTCAGAAAACTTCATCATTTCTTAGATTATATAGATGTAGAAGATATAAGCGAAATTGACGCAGATGATATCGCAAGGTATCTGGAGCATATTAAATACGTAAAAGATGGTAATGGTGAAATTAAAAAGTCGTCTGTGGCATATACTAAATTGGTATGTTGCACATTAAATAGGTTTTTTGATTTTTTGTATCGGAGAGGAGATATTGAAAGGAATCCGATGGACAATGTAAACCGGCCTATTAGAAAAGACTCGATTAAAAGAGTGTTTTTATCAATGGATGATTTAAATGGAATATTGGGTGCCGTAAAATATTCTTACATGCCAAAAGAATGGCATTCAAGAGATTATGCTATATTATATTTATTTATGGTTACCGGCATGAGAAAAACTGCATTAAGCGAAATTAACTTAAGTGATTTAAATTTTGAGACTCACAATTTGACTATTATCGACAAGCGAGATAAAGAACAGGTATATCAATTAAATGATGATTCCATACGTGTATTAAGAGATTGGATCCTTGATCGAGATAAAATACTATATAATATGGGGATTAAAGAGGATGCTCTTTTTATATCAAAAAATGGAAAACGTATGGATCCACAAACGATCTATTGTATGGTAGTCAAATATGCCGAGAAAGGAATTGGTAAACATGTGTCTCCGCATAAGTTAAGAGCTGCTTTTGCTTCATTATATTATAAGGAAACAAAAGATATCGTTGCTACGAAAAATGCCGTAGGACATGCGGATATACAGACAACCAGTATTTATACAGTTGAAGAAAATAACTCAAGAAAGGAAGCAACGGAGTTTATGTCGAAAAATTTATCATCAAAAATATAGACAAAATTAACTTTGCGTGATATAATCTGAGAAAAGAGGTGAGAAAAATGAATGTCGATAGAAGTATTTTAGAAGATTATTTATCCAAAAAGTTTTTTAATATCTTAATTAATAAGAGTGAAGAACTAGAAATTTACAATTATGCATATGAGAAATATAATTATCCAAAAGGCATTTTTTCAGATTTTCTATCTAGTAGAAAGAGTATTGAAGAAGCAAATGATTATACACTTTTTGTAATTGCAGATAGTATTTTAAATGCCACTAAGAAAGATTATCGCAAAAAGTTATCTGACTTTTTTACAGACAGAGAAATAAGTAAATATAGTGGGATGCGATACGAAGAACCAAATAAAATTGAATTCCCGTTAGTATTCAATATGATTCAGGTAAGCGATGATCAATGGATAGGATCTTTAAATGTAGATGCATTTTGCGCTCTGCAAGAATCAGGATTAATTAACTATAATCCTGTCACACAACGTGCTATGACTAAAGTAACACGAGATAATAATGAGCTATATCGTATTACATTGAATAAGAGTGCAGTAAAAGAAATTACGGCAGATATGTTGGAACATATTTATGTTCCGGATACAATCACTTTGAATATCCCGAAAGATGATATATACGCAGATTTTCATTATGATGAGCAATCACGTCAGCTTATTATTCATTCTTTAGAGGCATTTGATATAAACGATGGATATCATAGATATGTATCAATGTTCCAGGCCAGAAGTAAAAATCCAAATTTTAACTATCCAATGGAGCTGAGAATTACAAACTTTGACATTGATAAATCTCGCCGTATGATATATCAGTATGACCAGAAAACTAAAATGAGCAAACAGTTAAGCGACACATATAACTCATATGCAGCTCAAAATAAAGTGGTCCAGCGTATTAATGAAAGCAGTATGTGTAATTTGCAAGGGAAAATAAAAATAGGTGGACTTATTGATTCAACAACCCTGGCAGAATGTATTAAGAGATTATATTTCAGTAAAAGGCAAAGTGATTCTCCTGAGCAACGAAAAGAAATCATTAGAGTATCAAAGGAATTTATCGAAGATCTTAATATGCTTACAGAAGAAGATGACAAGTATCTTGAAAAAGAATATTCAAAGAAAGAAATTATAATTCTTACGATCTTGTTTCATTATTATGATGGAAAAAATAAAATATCAATGATAGAGAACTATAAGCGTTTTCTTATTGATGATGCGGAACGTGAGGAAAAAATAATATATGATTTTTCGAGAAACTTTAATAGGATAAGGAAAAGATTAATTCCTTTTTTAGAGGAGAGAATGTAAATGTATAACGAAGATAGAAAACAAAGGTTTTACGAATTTAAGTTAAAAACTGTTGCAAGCGTTACTCCTCTTGTGCCTAGATTTAAGAGAGTTGCGCCGTTTGAACATATGTATCAAAAGGATTTATGTGACTTTAATTTAAATGAGATTACAGAAATGTATAAGTTGTTCAAATTTACAACATTAGAGTCCATTATTGTAGTAAATAATACTCTTACACAATATACGGACTGGTGTGTTAATGAGAATTTAGTGTTAAATGGACAAAATATCTATGCAACTATCACACCTGATATGCTGGCAGCACTATTAAATAAGACATTGTTAAATCATCAGATTGTATCAAGAGACACGATTTTAACATGGATCGAAGCATTAAAGAATCCTAGAGATCGATTCATGATTCTGAGCATTTTTGAATATGGCAAGTCTAAAGATTTTGAAGACACGATTAGAGCAAAACTTGATGATATCGACGTAGAAAATCATACAATGAAATTGTATTCCGGAAGAGTTGTAAATGTAAGTGAAGCATTAATTTTAACTGCACAAAAGAGTAATATGACAATGGAATTAACATATCCATATGGAACTAAATCCAAACTCATGGATGATGGAACCATTATAAAAAGATCTCATATTGTAAAAGATGATCCGCATTGTCTTGGAAGGCAAATGTATAATTCATTAGCAGCAGCATTGAAGTCTATAGATGTATCATATATGACTGCTGAAAAAATTAACATTTCCGGACAAATTCATATGACAAATGAATTAATCCGGAAGTATAATTCAAATAAAAACAAGATTTTATATGATGTTGAAACTCGGTCTATGATTGAACACCAATATGGAATTAAGATTAATAGACCTTCATATTTTCTTAAAAAATATGGTGACTATTTAATATAGTCGCCATGTTTAAATAAAGTAACAAGTTAAATTAACTTTCATTAAAATCAAATTTATTACGAGGAACAAAAAAATGGTTAGAGAATTTGTAAAGAATGCAAGTAAAGTAGCTCAGAAAATCGATATTATGTTTGAAAAAGCAGCATATGACAATAAAACTGTTGCGGTACATTTCTCTGTAGGAGAAAAAGAATCTGCAATAATATCTCATATGCAGTTGAATCCAGTTAATATTACAGTAAATGATAATATTATTACTTTTGAAGAGGGAACAGCAGAGCATTATATTGATATTTCTCAGTTTGATTCAGTCAAATGTGATGACGAGTGCGTTAACGATATCGCGGATGCAACAATTGATATGATGTGTGATCATTGGTCAGTACATTTTGATATTTTGACGATTTAATTATACATAATACAGGAGGAAAAAATGAACAAGATTGAAGAAATGAAAGCATTGGTTGAAAAACTTAATCAGTACCGAGATGCTTATTATAATAATGCAGAAAGTATTGTTACGGATCATCAGTATGATGATCTGTGTGATCAGTTGGAAAAAATGGAAAAAGAAACAGGAGTTATTTTAAGTAATTCTCCAGTCCATAGTGTTGGATATGAAGTAAAAAGTAAATTAGAGAAAATTGAGCATTCACATTTAATGATGTCTCTTGATAAAACTAAAGATGTGAATATACTTCGAAAATTTATTGGTGATAAAGATTCTTTGCTAATGTGTAAGATGGATGGATTGACAATTCTTTTGACGTATGAAGATGGAGAGCTGATCCAGGCTGAAACTCGCGGAAACGGCGTCACAGGAGAAATTATTACTCACAATGCAAAGGCGTTCGAAAATATTCCTATGCATATTAATCAGAAAGGCCACGTTGAAATTGAAGGAGAAGCTATTATTACATATACAGATTTTGAGAAAATTAATAATTTAATTAAACACGAAGAAGATAGATATAAGAACCCGCGAAATCTTGCTTCAGGATCAGTCAGACAGCTAGATAGTAAGATAGCAGCCAAACGTCATGTTCGTTTTATAGTATGGAAGGTACCTGCCGGTATGGATGAACTACCTTTAATGTCAGCAAGATTTGAAAAAGCAAGAGAACTTGGATTTGATATTGTACCTTATATTCGTGTATATAAAGAAAATCAGAATCTTGAAGAGCTTATTAATCTGTTAAAGGAAAAGGCAGCATACTTATCTTATCCAATTGATGGGCTTGTTGCTGCATATAATGATATCGCTTATGGATTATCACTTGGAGTCACAGATAAGTATCCACGTCATTCTCTGGCATACAAGTTCTATGATGATGAATTTGAGACAGTTTTGACTGATATTGAATGGACTATGGGTAAATCTGGACAATTAACGCCTACAGCAGTTTTTGAACCGGTCGATATTGATGGAACATCTGTAAGCAGAGCGAGTCTACACAATGTGAGTATATTCAAAGGATTTTATCTCCATAAATATGATACCGTATCTGTGTATAAGGCAAACCAGATAATTCCGCAGATTTCTCAAAACATAACAAGAGGTTATAATACCGGTGAAAAGTTTATAATTCCTAAAATATGTCCAATCTGTGGAGAACCAGTGTCTGTCGTAAAAGAGAACGATTCTGAAGTATTGATGTGCATGAATGCTGGATGCAAAGGCAAACTTTTGGGTGAGATGAATGCTTTTGTAGGGAAAAAGGCCCATGATATTAATGGATTATCTGAGGCCACATTGCAGCTATTGATTGATACTGGGCTTGTGACATCACCAATTGATCTGTATTATTTGAAGGATCATTCTACAGAATTGTCCAGATTACCTAGAATGGGAGCAAAGAAAATTGCGAATATTTTAGATTCTATTGAGTCTAGCAGGAATACTACCATAGAAAAATTTATTGTAGGATTAAATATTCCGTTAATTGGTGGTAGAGCTGCAAAGGATATTGCTAGATATGAAGAAATAAGAACCAGGGAATTAGGAATGCTATATCCATTTGAAACTTTTATTAAAGATGCTGCTTCTGATTTTAATTTTACCTGTATTGAAGGATTAGGGACGGAGCGAAATATTTCTATCCATAGATATTTTAAGGAAAATTATGATTACGTTGTTGCTTTGGCAGAACAGTTCATATTTTCGAAACTTAATAATGATAAAATATCTTCTGAAAGCGATTCATTGTCCGGAAAGAAATTCTGTATCACTGGGAAGTTACATATTTTTGCTAACCGGGATGAACTTGTGGCGGATATAGAATCAAAAGGAGGGAAAGTTGTGTCCGGAGTTACAAAGGCAACTGATTATCTAATTACCAATGATAAAAACAGTGGATCTAGTAAAAATAAGAAAGCTTCTGAGTTGAATATTCCTATTATCAGTGAAGAAGAATACAAAAACAAATTAAATTAACTTTTACTATTGACAAATGCAAATAATGGTGATATAGTTGACCTATCAAAACGAATTAGATTAACTCAATCAGAAAGGCATGAACAATGATATGTTACTATTTAAAAGGAAAAAATGGAGAGTACATCGCAAGAGATCCAACAGGAAGAATCAAATTAGTATCTGATCTTGGTGATGCACTCTTGGTTCCTGAAATTGAAAAGAAAAAGATTAAGGCAATTCAAGCAAATAATATTCCAGACGTATTAAAAAAATTTGGACCATATGAAATTTGTGAAACCGATTATAATGGAGTTGAAGCAATTACGACAGATGATATAGTTGGTGAAATTATCGGTAGTATAAATGAATTTTCAAGTAAGATGAATGAAATTACTGATTATTCAAAAGAACTTAATTCTATTATTTCATATACTGATTTACAAATTTCAGACATTTTGCATTATATTGAATTTCATAAGTTTTCTGCGGCAGAAGGATATAAATTATGCAAAAAGTTGCAAGAGATTTGTGATAGACGAAGAGAAGCCAAAAATAAAATACAAATTATAAACACGATAAAACATCAATCGTGTGCAAGTGTTTTATCTGGAAATGCTACTAAAATAATAGAAAAAATTGTACCAAATAAAAAATATACTCCAAGAGTATTTGATGAATTGTTCAAAAAGAATCAGTCACGAATAAGAAAAGAAAAATCAGTGAAAATAAAAATTTAATTAAACAATAAGGAGATAAAAATATGTTTAAAGATTTTGTAAAGGCAATCCAGAAAAATTTACAGCAGATGTCTAAAGATTCTTCAAGATTATTCACAGTAAATGTGGATACCGAGGAGCTTTATAATTTATATCTGGATTCGTTTCCGGCAGGTACAAATGAAATTTACAGAGAAAGAAGAGAATATGACTGTAGTTGCTGTAGACATTTTATCAGAGACGTTGGTAACGTTGTATCTATTAAAAATGGTGAGTTACATACCATTTGGGGAATTAATCCAGTATCAGATGATAAATATAATGTAGTCGCAGCTGCGCTTGATGCCTATGTAAAACAGAAAGCGGTATTAGGGGTATTCCTCAAAAAAGAGAAACGAATTGGTACTCCTGAAAATAGAGAAATGCTCCCGACAGGAAAAATTAATAAATACGAGCATTTCTTCGTAGATCTGCCAGAAATTTGTATCTTTAAGGAATGTTATGGACATACACTTGAAGGTGATTTAAGTCAATTCAGAGATGTCCGTAATGTATTTAAACGTTCTCTTGATGAAATTAGTAAAGAAGCTGTAGATACTGTACTTGAACTGATTGCTCAAAATTCTTTATATAAAGGTGCCGAATGGAAAAAGCAACTTACTGAATTTAAGAATTATCAGAAAGAATATGGAAAGCTTACGGATGAACAGAAAGAACTTTGGATCTGGGAAAAGTCAATTGCTGCAGGTGCCGTTATCGGTAAGATTCGTAACCATAGTATTGGAACATTGCTGGTAAATATTTCCGAAGGAATGGATCTTGACCTTGCCGTTAGAAAATATGAGCAGATTGTAGCCCCTGTAAATTATAAACGTCCAAAGGCAATTTTTACAAAGAAGATGCTTGAAGATGCAAAGAAGACTATTACAGAACTTGGTTATATGGATTCATTACAGAGAAGATTTGCTACCTTGGATGATATCACAGTGAACAATATACTTTTCTCTAATAAAGACGCAGCAAAGAGAATTACCGGCGCTATGGATTTGTTTGATGAAATGGAACAGGATGTTGCAATTGATCCAAAACGATTCTCTAAGGTAGAGGAAATAAGTGCAGAAGATTTCATTAAGAATGTTTTGCCAGTGGCAAAGGAACTGGAAGTATACCTGGAGAATAAACATATTCAAAATATGGTATCTTTGATTGCTCCAGAAGTTGCTGATGCGAAAACAATGTTCAAATGGAACAATGGAATGTCTTGGGCGTATACCGGTAATATTACAGATTCAGATATCAAAGAAAATGTAAAAGCTGCTGGTGGTTCAGTCACAGGCATTGTAAGATTTTCTATTCAATGGAATGATGGAAACGGTAAGGATAATTCAGATCTTGATGCTCATTGCCTCGAACCACAAGGCGGAGATCATATTTATTTTAGTCATAAAATATCAAGATATACTGGTGGTGAATTAGATATTGATATTACCGATCCAATATATCAATGTAAATCAAATGGTGGAGTAGCAGTTGAAAACATCACATATCCATCAAAAGAAAGAATGAAACCTGGTACATATAAATTCTATGTTAATCAGTATTCATTCAGAAATTCTCAGGGATTTAAGGCTGAGGTAGAGGTAAATGGTGAAATTCATTCTTACGAATACAATACTCCAGTACGTGGTAATGTAGATGTTGCAGAAGTAATCCTTGATCAGTCAGGAAATTTCAAAGTAGTGGACAAACTTCCAGGAAATTGTGCAACAATCAGTAAAGATGTCTGGGGAATTAAAACTTTGCAGTTTACACCGGTATCAGTTGTATGTTACTCACCAAATTACTGGGATGAACAGAAGGGAATTGGTCATCAGCACTTATTCTTTATGCTGAAGGACTGCATCAATCCAGAAGAGCCGAATGGATATTATAATGAATTCTTGAAACCGGAACTTGAGCAGCACCGAAGAGTATTTGAAGCGCTTGGAGCAAAAGCACATGTAAAAGATGTTGATTATCAGCTTTCAGGAGTAGGATTTTCACTTACAAAGAGAAATGATCTAATTATTAAAGTAAAAGGCGCTACAGAGCGAGTATTAAAAATCAAATTCTAATACAATTTAATTAAACAAAGAAGGGAGAAAGTTATGAAATTTAAAGAAGCATTTGAAGAAATGAAATCTGGAATTCCAATAAAACTTCCGTCATGGGCGGGTTATTGGTGGTGGGATGAAGAATCCCAGACAATCCTTATGTACACAAAAGATGGCGGCTGTCTGGATATAAGAGAAACACAGAATGTGGAGTATACGCTTCAGAATATTCTTTCCGATGAGTGGGTTTATGCGGATAGTCGGAACTGCCCAATACTTGGTGGAGAAGCAACATTCTCATTCGGAGAAGCGATTAAGTACCTGAAAAGAGGATTTAAAGTGGCACGTAAAGGCTGGAACGGTAAGAAACAGTATATTCAGCTTGCGACTGGGATTTCTTATAAGACTGCTGATAATGAGATTGTAAATTGTGAGCATGACGCAATCGGAAATAAAGCCATCGCTTTTGTTGGAACATCTGGCGTACAGATGGGATGGCTTGCTACCCAGTCTGATATGCTCGCAGAAGACTGGATGTTTGTTAAATAAAATTATATGTATTGGAGGAATAAAAACATGGAACTTACAAATATTTTTGAGGCGGCAACAAGATATAAATACAGATTCCCGTTCAAAGGAATGATTTCAGTAGAGGATTTATGGGATCTGAAATTACAGGATTTGGATTCAGTATTTAAACTGCTGAATAAAGAGAAAAAGCAGAGTGATGAAGAAAGTCTGTTACAGGTTAAATCTGAAGCGGATCAGGCGCTGGAAAATAAAATTCAGATTGTAAAATTCATCGTACAGGTAAAACAGGTAGAAACTGCAGAGAGATTAGCTGCAAAAGATAAGAAAGAGCGCAATCAGAAGATTATGAGAATCATTGAGAGAAAGCAGAACGAAGCTCTGGAAGGCAAGAGTCTTGAAGAACTGACAGCTATGTTAGAGGAGTAATATATGGGAATACTCGGAGATATTGCGGCATTTCTGTTTATGGTGATTGTGATATTGATTTTACTACTAATTTTGTGTTTTATATGTGCTGCGGTGTTAGCTGTAATTGTAGAAGCTATATACGAGGAAACCGGAAAATTAGAAGCTTTGTATAATATTTTACGTCATCTTCTTTAAGGGAAATAAAATGAAGACATTTACAAAAAGAATTCTTTTACTTGCTTCGATACTCCTTATTTGGAATATCACAGCAAAACACGTAAATCCCTTGTTCGTTCCGGAACCAGTTACGGTATTTGATGATCTGATAGGCATGATACATACAGGACAGTTGATTAAGGCAATTGAATATTCGTTTCTAAGGATAACTGCTGCTACATTTATATCTGGAGCAATAGCATTTCCTATAGCGATTCTGGTTTATAATTCCAGAATTGCTAAGGATATTCTTAATCCGATAATCAGTGTTATGCGATATATTCCGGTGACTGCATTTTATCCATTGCTTATTATGTGGTTCGGGATAGATGAAATGATGAAAATTGTATTTTTGTTTATTGCAACATTCGTATATATGATGCCGTCAGTTGTATTATGTCTGGAGGAAGTGAACAACGATCTAATAGATACCGGACTTACAATTGGGATGAGCAAATTACAAACGATATGGAGAATCCAGATTCCGGCATCATTGCCAGGAGTATTAAATAGCTACATTATGATGTATGGAATTGGATTTACATATATTGCAGTAGCTGAAACAATAAATGCTCAATATGGACTTGGATATATAATCCAGCAATCATCTTCCAGAGGAAGAACAGATTTAGTATTTATGGCAATCATTGTGATTATGATCATCAGTGTTATATTTGATTATGTATCTAAATGGTTAGTGAGGAAAATTTTTAAGTGGAGGTATATAAATGATTGAAATTCATGATTTATACACAGGATACAGTAGAGATAAACCACTTTTATCTGGGTTTAATTATAATTTTGATAATAAGATCTACGGGATCCTTGGAGAATCTGGATGCGGCAAGACAACTTTGTTAAGGACGGTTGCAGGATTAATCAAACCGTTATCTGGAGAAATTATCATAGATAATAATCCGGTTACAAAAGCAAGTAAAAATGAAGTATATATGATGCATCAGAACTATACTTCTTTTGATTGGTTAAATTGTCTTGACAATATACTAATTGCTAAAAAAGTTAAAGGCCATGTAGAACCAGAAGATATAGAAGCAGCTAAGAAGATGCTTTATTTAGTTGGTCTGAATGGAAACGAAAATAAATATCCTAAGCAGCTGTCTGGAGGCATGAAACAACGGCTTGCGTTAGCCAGGACGTTATTTGCAAAACCAAAGATTCTTTTAATGGATGAACCATTGTCAGCACTGGATGCTGAGACACGAAGTAATATGCAATTGTTAATTATGGATTTGCATAGGTTACTTGATAATACTGTGATCATGGTCACACACAGTGAATCAGAAGCAAAGATAATGTGTGATGAAATATTGAAATTTTAGGAAGGAAATACGATGGGAATTTTAAAAAACTTATTTGTGGAAGAAGTACCGGATGAGACGCCTGATATTCCAGATGTAGATACTGATTTTGATACAACTGGGACTAACGCAAAACTTGATTCAGTCAATACTGACACTTTGATTGATGATATTTACAGCCAGAATAATCTGGCAGATAAAACACAGTCAATTTTTAAAGTGGAAGAGTTAATAAAATCATTTCCAAAGGAAATGACGACAGAAACAAAAAGAAATTCAGTGTTGGCAACACTTGGTGTATTTGGCTTGACAGTGACTGATGTTGAGGCAGACGGAGAAAAAAGAGTTGATGTTTTAAGCGACATTCTCTCAAAGATTATTTGTGATTCTGAAGCTGTTGTTACTGAAAAAGAAAATGCTATTGAAGAACATAAAATGGAAATCGAGCGTCTGGAAAAGGAAATTGCTGATCAAAGAGCTGAAACAAAAACATCTGATGAAACTATTACTGCTGAAATTGACAGAATTAAAAATTTAATTAACTTTACTGTTGGAGGAAATGAATAATGGAACTTGGTAAACTGATTTTTATTGTTGCAGTGGTTGTTATTGTATTGATACTGATTCTGTTTCCGGAAGCAAGAAAATTACTGTCTGGATTTACTAGATTATTTATCAAAGATATGGCAACCACACCAGAAGGAGCAGAGGCTATCTACGAAGAAAAAATTGACCAGGCTCAGGAATCTTATAATAAAGCGGATAATGCATATAAGATTGCTGCTGGAAAATTAAGCAATGCACAGAAAGATCTCGATAGGAAAAGAAAAAGACTTATTAATGTTGAAGCTGAGTGTGAATCTCTTGTGAAAACAAATCAAATCGAACTTGCACAGTTAAAAGCAGAGGAAAGAGAAGAAATTCTTTCAGATATCCGCAGAGTTACCGGTTTGGTAAATGCCTATAAAGAAGCTACGGCCGCTGCAAAAGAGACACAGGAAAGGTGTGAAAAGAATCTTAGAAGTCTAAAGCGTGAAAGTAAAGAAGTTGTGGAGAATATGAAGGTAAAGAAGCAGCTTCAGGAAGTCTATGATGATATGGATGAACTGAAAAATGTCACGGTAACAGATAAATTGCTTGATTCTGTTCGAGATAAAAACAGAGATCTGGATGCTATTGTGGAAGGATCTAAAGTAGTACACAATAATAAGATGTCTACCAAACTTGAAAAGGCTGAAGCGGAAGCAAAAAAGAATAACAGCAATGATTATCTGAACAGCTTGAAAAAGAAATATAATAAATAAGGAGTAGTAAAATGAAGAAAGCAAAAAGATTTAGATTAACTAAAGCAGCAAAAATTCTGATTATGGTTCTGATTGTAGCTTTAATTGGTGGAGGTATTTTTGCAGGAGTACAAACCGGAGTAATTCAGACGAAGAAAGATAAAAAGGAATCAATCGTAGCAAAGACAGATGATACCGATACAAATAAAGAAAACAGTGCGAACAAAGATAATAAAACTGCAGATGATGATACAACCATCAATTTATCATTAGATGAATGGATCGGTTGGAAATCCATTATTGACGCTAATGGCGGCTTAACAACTCAGTCAGGTTCCATCTATGATAAACTTGGCGTAAAAGTAAATATTAATGTTATTAACGACGCAACACAATCAAGTAATGCTCTGATTAAAGGAGATCTGAACGCTGCAGGTTATACAATTAACAGAACTGCATTCTTATCTAAGAAATTCACTGATGCTGGAAAAGAAGTGGTGATGCCGTATATTACAAATTACTCAAATGGTGGCGACGGTATTATTGCGAAGTCTTCTATTCAGAATGTAAATGATCTTGTAAATGCTAAAATTGGTGTACCAGAATTCTCTGAAGCTCAAACACTTGTAGTATGGTTTGTAAATAATTCTGATCTTTCTAATAAAGCCAAAGCAAAGATTATTGATAATCTTGTATTGTTCTCAACACCAGATGATGCAGCAAAAGCATTTTTTGCCGGTCAGATTGATGTTGCAGCAACCTGGGAACCATACCTGACTCAGGCAAAGAATATGACAGACGCACATGTATTATTTAGCACTGCAAGTTCTTCAAATCTTGTTATGGATGGAATTCTGTTTGATAAGAAATTTGCAGAAGCACATGCAGATGTAGTGGAGAAATTTATCCAGGGATCTCTGGAAGCTGCAGATATGTATAATACAGAATTTAATGCAATTCGTGAAGTAATGCCTATGTTTAATACTGCATCAGATGAAGATATTGTAGCAAATACGGAGTCTGCAAAACTGACAACATGGAAAGATAATTTAGATCTGTTAAATGGAACTGCAAAGACAATTTATTCAGATATGTGTAACGTATGGACATCAATTGGTGAGTCTGTAAATGCTGATCTTGTTAATAGTATTTTTGATGATACATATATTAATGCTATTTCAGATAAATTTAGTGCAACAGAAGTGTCTAATACAAATACTGTAAAGGTTACAGAGGATAATAAAAAGGAAATTCAGGATACTGAAGCTTTATTACAGGGTAAAGCATCTGTTACATTTATTCAGAATACGGCAAAATTCTCTGATTCTGCTGCAGCATCTAAAGAACTTAATAAGTTTATTGACATTGCAAAGGTACTTGACGGTGCAATCATTGAAATTGCAGGAAATACAGACCCTAATCCGGAATCAGATCCTGAAGACGAGTATAATCAGAAGTTGTCTTTACAAAGAGCAGAAGCTGTTAAAAACTATTTTGTTATGAATGGAATTTCTAACGGACGTATTGTAGTAGTTGGAAATGGATCCAGCAATCCTGTTGTTGATAATGACACTGATGAACATCGCGCAATGAATAGACGTACTGATGTATCATTTAAGATCATTGAGTAAGGAGTAATTATGGTTGCTTTAAATATAGAAACATTTGTTGTATGCCTTGTTATTGCTTTTCTGGCAGGTATTCTGGTTACAAAAATTAAATTAAAGAAATAAAGGAGAAAAATTATGGGATTTACATTATTTGGAGAAGAATATAAATATGAAGTAGACAGTATTAATATTGGGATTTTTTGTCCGGATGGGACATTATTAATAGTTTTAAAACTTAAAGATGGTACATATAAATCAATTGATGTTAATCTTGGAGCAGAAAAATATAAGTCATTATGCAAAGAGAATGACATTACAAACAATGTGCCGGTTCTTGTTACACAAGAACATGTTAATAAATTAGATAAAGAAATAAAACCTAAATATGAATGGGGAAAATGGAAACTTGATTATTTTCGTTTTACAGATCCGTTCTGTTATGGAAGGAACGTATTATTGGATTGTATTGTTAGAACAAATGGAAAGAGAGTGCAGGTTAAATACAAGGGAATAAAAGCCAGTGCGTCTTGTAATATAGAAGCAGGGGATGAATTTAGTTATGAGTTTGGGAAAAACCTTGCTAAACGTAGGTTGATTGCAAAATTAATTGAGATATATGCAAATGATATAAGTGGTCAAAAGCACGATATCAAATTCAAAGAAAACAAATTAAATTAACTTTATGTATTGACAAACGAAACTTGATATGCTATACTAAATACATAGTCAAGGATGACAACAGCACAGAGGAGTGAAAGCTCCCTGTGCTAAATAAAAAGAAGAAAGAAATTTAATTATACAAACAATGGGCTATCGCCAAGCGGTAAGGCACAGCACTTTGACTGCTGCATTCGCTGGTTCGAATCCAGCTAGCCCAGCTTGAAAATTTAATTATACAAAAAGGAGATAAAAATGAGTAAAATTATTAGTACAGGTTCCACTTTTAGAATCTACGGAGATGATCTTGTAACACATAATCAACTTCCGGCACAAATTTATTCTATCAGATGTTCACAGATGACAGGATTTTATTTAGAGAAACATGCTGATATTGAGATCAATGAAGATAAAATATACGGTGTGCACATGGAAAAAGTAAATAAAGTATTAAATGCTTTTCCAAATTTCAATAAAAATCTTGGCGTGATCTTATCTGGAGCCAAAGGAATTGGCAAATCTTTATTTTCTAAGATTCTTGCTGTAGAAGCTGTAAAAAAAGGATTGCCAGTAATTATTGTTGATACATATATCCCTGGAATTGCTAATTTTATTGAAGAAATTGAACAGGAAGTATTAGTAATGTTTGATGAGTTTGATAAAACATTTGGTAATATTAAAGCTGCTGATGGTATGGCTAATCCGCAAACAGAGCTGCTTACATTATTTGATGGATTAGCTCAAGGGAAAAAGTTATATGTTATTACTTGTAATAATCTTAATACTCTGAGTGATTATTTGGTAAATAGACCTGGAAGATTTCATTATCATTTTAGATTTGATTATCCAACAGATTCTGAGATTACAGAATATATGAGAGATAAGTTACATAAAGAGTATTATGGAGAAATTAGTAAGGTAATTGCATTTTCTAAAAGAGTCAGCTTGAATTATGATTGTTTAAGAGCTATCGCATTTGAGCTTAATACAGGATTACAATTTCAAGAGGCAATTAAAGATATGAATATCCTTCATATAAATAATACCGTTTATATAGCTACTTTGTATACTAAAGATGGAAAAAAGGATACAGAAGAAAAGAGCCTTGATTTATTTGATAAGACTTCTAATCATAGTTTATATTTTACAATAGATGGAAAATGGTTCTATACAAAATTTTCTGGTGTTGATGTAAGATATGATTTTGACAGACACATTGATTTTGTTGATGGAAAAGATGTTGAAATTATTCCGGATGAAGACTATGCGGATCTTACAAAAGAAGAAAAGAAAAAATACGAAAATATTAAAATTGATCGTATCGTTTTTGCAAGAAAAGAAGAAAAGGTACTTCATTATAATCTTTCTGTATAAAAATTTAATTAAACATTCCGACGAATAAAAACTTTAGATATGTGGAAGTTCGGTTATAAGCATGTGGCTTTCATTTTACTTTTTACCTCTTATAACTCGTTTGAAGCAGGTCTTACGAGTATAAATAAACTGTATAAGGGTAAGCCAGTAGTAACCTTATACAACAAGCGGATATGACGGAACTGGCAGACGTAGAAGGCTCAAACCCTTCGGAGAAATCGTGTGGGTTCGAATCCCACTATCCGTATTCGGACTATTCTTACGGATTTACTTGATGGCCTAAATAGTAATGAGGAGAAATAAGTCCGAGAGGTTAACCTTTATATTATATAGCGTCTATAGGACATTAAAGAAGATTGAAAAGTTGGTGGAATACTGGAACCCAGTGATGAGGAAGCTGCGAATGTGTTGGTTGTATGGTTTGGACGCATTGAAAGGAAACATTTATATAGATGTGCTTTGTGCTAATGAGGTTGTGAGTGGGCGTTGGAGGAGGATCTGGTAGCAGATGTGTAATTAGTTACGAAGCGAAAAGTAATTGAGTCAGTGAGGTAGAAATAATGTGGGAGGGCTTTTGAGAGTGATGACGATCGTTCGTGTAACTGACACGATTGCATAAGCAAGTTTTTTACAGATATTGTTACATTTCTATATTGTGGGTGTAATTATAACGCCCACTACATGGAAACTTAGCTCAGTTGGTTAGAGCAACCGGCTCATAACCGGTCGGTCCTGGGTTCGAGTCCCAGAGTTTCCATTTCTCCTGACGAAGGAGTGACTTTTATAGGCTGTAGAGTTCCAATAAGAAACAAGCCGTTTCTAGTTAGGGCGTGAAACTGGTGTTTTTTTGAGATGTTTTATAAGTAAAAATATCCAGCTTTAGAGAAAATGTAGTGAATTGAGCTGATCAAAGAACACATAATCCTGTTAGGACTGCAGCACGACAGGTCATGCATGAAAAGTGATAAGTAGCTCAGTTGGGAGAAAGAGCGCACTACAAAAGTGAGGTCGGTGGTTCGAGTCCACTCTTATCACATTTGTAATGATGACGCGCGGATCGTTACAAAAGAAAATAGTAACTACTGAAATGTATATTTAAGGAGGCAGTAAACATGACAAAATATGATTTATGTACGGGTGATATCGTTCTTTCTACAAAGGGAAGCTACGGTATTGTGCTAATCGGAACTAATGGAGATGATCAAATCAAATGGTACAGTAATAATAAAGGACAGGTTATTAACAGATTTAGATCTTTTTCTATGATTAACGAAGATCTTACATTTAAATATGATTTAGGTAATCGTATTATTAAGGTATGGAGAACGAAAGACAAACATTATCTTGGTGATAAAGCAATTACAGAATATAATGCAGCAGAATGTCATGGATTTGAATGCATCTATGAAGAGTTAATTAAGGAAGTAACTATGGCTGAAGTTGAAGAAAAGTTTGGCTGCAAAGTAAAAATTGTAAAGTAATAAAATTTAATTATACAGGCACGTATAAATGAGGAATAGGAAATAATATTTGAAGCACTATCTTAAAAGATCAGTGCATAGATGTCAGTGTGACAATAAACTGCAAAGTTATTCCACTTCGGAAAGCGAGGTGAAATAATGGAGCAGAAGAAATTTATGGATATTCAACGTCTGAAAGAAGGATATGCAGATGGATTTGTACCGGGTGACTTAATTGTTATCCAGGAAAAATTTGATGGATCTAATGCAGCAGCTAGATATGATGCAGAGACTGGCAAAATGGTAGCTTTTTCCAGAAGACATACGTTGAATCAGAACAATACATTAAATGGTTTTTATAATTATGTGCAGGAGTTAAATCCTGAAGATTATAAAGACGTTCCGGACTATGTAATATTTGGAGAATGGTCTGGAGCAAGAAATGCGATTATTTATTATCCAGAAAATACTAAGAAATGGTACGTATTTGATATTTATGATGTAAGGGAAGAAAAATATCTTCCTCAGTCAGAAGTAAAGGCATTTGCAGAAACGCATGGACTTACATATATCAATACATTTTATGTTGGACCGTTTGTCAGTTGGGAACATGTACAAAGTTTTATGGATCATCCGGGATATGGAGAAATTCAAGAAGGTATTGTTATAAAGAACCAAACAAGATTAAACGATCCGAATAGCAGATTACCATTTGTAGTGAAAATCGTTGGAGATAAATTTCATGAAGTTGCAAAAATGAATCATGTTAAAAAGATTCAGGATCCGCAAAAGTTGCAAGAACGAACAGAAGCACAGGAACTTGTAAAATCTGTCGTGACGCGGCGTAGAGTTGAAAAAGAGTTATATAAAATGCGTGATGAAGGAATCATCCCAACAGAGTGGTGTGAACAGGATATGAAAACTGTTGCAAGGAATCTTCCAAACAGAATTTATACAGATTGTGTAAAAGAAGAACCGGAAGTAGTTCGAGCAGCAGGACAATATTTTGGAAAATTCTGTTCCGTTATTTCGATGAATTACGCACGAGAGATTATTCTCGGTCCGACTGGAGCAAAGTAAGGCGAAAGGAGGACACGAATGGTGGCAACAGCATTTAGTAGATTATGTACTTCTTGTAAAAAAAGATTTGCATACAAACAAACAGACGCCATCTTTGATGAGAATGGATATGGATATTCAACCAAGCTTGTGAAATGCAAACATTGTGGGCGATTAAATGTGATTCGATATTTTGAAGATGACTCGATGAAATTAAACAATGATAGAAAATATTATGATTATGACATGGTATAGAATAGGAGAATAATAAATAATGGCAAAACAGAAAGAAAAAAAACCGTTAGATAAAAAAGGTTGGGTTCAGACATTTGAATTGATTGGAAAGGCATGTATTAAAGATTACACATTCAAAATTGATGAACATTCTAAGAAAAGCGACTGGATTTACAATTCTATTAACCTGAATGTTGACTGCGGTGATAAATACGGAAAAGTTGGCTGCGAATTAATGGGTGGTTATGGAGCTGGTAGAAACAATGTGATTTATGTTCATGGCAAAGATGAGAATGGTGGAGATGATTTTGATAACAGATACCAGATTGATTTTGATGATCGATTTGACGAGGATATTCTAAAAGATATTGGAGAGCTTTGCTTTATCAAAATTGGTATTGAGAAGGATACAAAAGGTGAAGTTGTTATCAATAAATTCTTACATGCATATGATGCAATTAAATATCTGTCTGAAGCATTGCAGGATGGTATGGAGATTAAGGTAAGAGGGCAGTTAAAATATACTGTATATGACAAACATGTACAAGTAAGAAAAGAAATTAACAGTATTTATCTTCCAAGGGAGAAAGAATTGAATACTTATGAAGCAGCATTTACTCAGTCGATGCTTCTTGACAAGTATTCAATCGGAAAAGCAGATAAAGATAAATGTGCGTTCCCGATAACGGCATACATTCTGGAGAAATTCAAAGAATATAATGGTAATGACTTGACTGAAGGTGGCGCCGTAAAAGGCGGAAAGTTTGTACCTTTGAGAAAGACATTTGAATATGTTTATGATCCGGAAGATGAAAAATCTATTGAGCGCGCAGGAAAACTTTTCAAAGTTAAGAAAAACGTGACATTGATTACTTGTCAAGGAGTATTTGTTGAAGGCGGTGCAGTGATCCAGACAACTGAAGACGATTTACCAGACGATATTAAAGAACTGGTAGAAATGGGAGCTTACAGTTTGGAAGAAGCATTAGCACTTTGTACAGAAAATGCTAGTAAAGAACGCAGGATGTTACTTACTAGACCAGTTATTAAGTTAGTTGGAGAAGACGGATCTAAGATTCCACAGATTCAGAAATTTGATTCTATGTATTCAGAAGATGATCTTGTATTAGATTATCTGATTGAAGCAGATGATGACGAAGAAGTGGATGAAGTAGAAGAAGATTCAGAAACTGATACAACGGATCAGGATGAAGAAATTGATTATGATTCAATGTTAGATTCGCTGCTTGATGATTAACTATAATAATTAAATTATACAAAGTACAGAAAGGAAACAAATACTATGGGATACGGAAAAAAGAATACAATTAAAATTGATCCTTTATCATATAATATTGGACTTATTGGGGAAAGTGGTATCGGAAAAACAACAATTGTTAAAGAGATGTGCGAGAAACTTGTAGGTGAAGATGGATATCGTTTTCTTGAGTGTGGTAAAGAAGATGGCGCTGACGGTATTAATGGAATCAACTATTTGAATTGTCCGGAATGGTCAATGGATTATGATGAAGAAACAAACAGTATTGGATTTGAAGATTTTGTGGATGATGTCGTTGAGAATAAATCCACAGAATATCCTGATTTGAAAACAGTTGTTATTGATACATATGATCAGCTTGTAGAAATTGCAAAGCCAGAAGTTATTCGTATGCATAATGCGGAGAATCCTGAGAAACCGGTGAAATCTATTAAAGCAGCTTTTGGTGGTTATATGGCCGGAGAGGATAAGGCAACAGAAATTGTTCTGAATAAGTTATGGGAACTGAAATCGGTTGGTGTTCATTTCATTATTATTGGACACGTTAAGCAGCGTACACAAGACGATGTAACAACAGGACAGACATATACTTCTCTAACAACTAATATGTCAATGAGAGATTTTAATGCAATCAAAACAAAATTACATTTTCTTGGTGTTGCTTCTATTGATAGAGAAATCGTACAGGAAAAGACTGGCAAGACTAAAAAGGAAGGTAAAAAAGATGTAGATATTATGAAAGGTGTAATTACAAGCGAAAGCCGTAAAATTACATTCCGTGATGATTCTTATTCTATCGATTCCAAATCAAGATTTGCTGACATTGTTCCGGAAATTGAATTTAGTTCAGATGCATTAATCAAGGCTCTTACAGATGCTATCAAAGCCGAAGCATCTAAAGGGAGTAAATCTGTTGATGAATTAAAGAAAGAACAGGATTCAGCTGCAGAAAAAAGAGCTGAAAAGATTGCGGAAGCTGAGGCAGAAGCTAAAATACAGAAAGAACTTAGTGAAATCACAGAAAAGATTAAGGCGTTCTGTATTGCTAATAAAGGTAAAACAGCAAAATTAAAACCACTTGTAGCTGCAGCTAAAGAAATGGGTTATGACAATCCGATGAAAGTAACAAATATTGATGACGCAAAAAAGATTCTTGAACTTACTGTTGCGTAAATAAATATTGATCCCAGGGCTTTTGCCTTGGGATTTCTAAGGAGAATAACATTGAGTAAGGAAAATAAAAAGGACACAACTGGTTGGAAAAATGAAGACTTCTTACAAATGTGTAATTGGGTTGAAAGAGAATTGATGGGGTATTCTGGGACGCAGCGTTTGCATAAGAACGCATGTCTAAGATTGCAGGGGCTAAGAAAAGGACAAAGTATGGCAAATAATTCTCATGAAATGTATGGAGAATATCCTATTGATGTTATTTTTAATACTTTTAAAGCGAACAAATATGTCATTTTAAAAGCAATAAAAGGGAAAACATTTAACAGCGAAGATCAGAAAATGGCTTACATTTGTGCTATTGTAAGCAGTCGAATTAATGATATGTACACCAGAATGAAAAATGCAAAGAAAAGCGAAGAGAAATCTGAAAAGATTGATATAGGAGCGCAAAATAGTGAAGCCGCTAAATATCAACGTCAGACGGAAGAGGTCGTAAATTCTACATTCGAGGGGATTTGGTAATTGACATCTATCACTACTAAGACGAAAGATCGCAGTAGTGCGAAAACAATGTCCCCTTTTGAAAAGGAATGTATTGAGACTATTAAAAAGGTAAATGAATATAAGTTAATTGCAGAAGCAAATGCAGTGTCTTCTATTTACAAGAACCCGGATTTAGTCAGAGACACTTCTTTGAAACTGGAAGATATAACAAATAATGCTTGGAGAGTATATTTTTCAATTGCGAACGATATCATCAATGTAGAACAAAAAAATACATTAGATGAAATTACAATCAATATGTATCTATCGAAACATTCAAAATTAAGTAAGAAATACGATGAATATGGTGGATATGGGAAGATTGAAAGTTCATTTACATACATCGAAGAGGCTAATTTCGATTCTTATGTGAATGAGGTAAAAAAGTGGAATGCTGTAATGAAATTAGCCCGAATGGGCTTTCCTGTAAAAGAAAAGTTAAGTAAATATGTCGATGCTAAAGCTGAAGATATATATAACGAACTTGAGGCACTTTTGAATCACACATTTATTAATGTGGAATCTGAAGTTAAAACTTATAATGCCTGCGACGGATTATTTGATTTGATTGATAAATTAAATGCTGGAAGTCAGGTAGGAATGCCACTTAAACATTGTGATATTTTGAACAGAGAAATTGGCGGCATTAATTTTAATGGAAACATTTATGGTCTAGGTGCCAATTCAGGTGTTGGAAAATCAACAACAGCAATCAACTATTTAATGCCTTCAGTGTTAGAACATAATGAAAAAATGGTCATTATGATTAATGAAGAAGATCAGGACAAAGTAAAGAAAGAGTTACTTGTCTGGGTTGCAAATAATTTATATAGTGCTGGACTACATAAATATATTTTACGTGATGGCCATTTTAGTAAAGATGTTTTAGATAAGCTTCGTAAGGCAGCAAAATATCTTGAAGAGTTAAAAGAACGCAGAAATATTACAATCGTTCCTTTTGAAAAATATACCGTCAAAGCAGCAATCAAAGTAATAAAAAAATACTCTAGCATGGGAGTAAGGCTATTTGTTCTGGATACATTAAAAGAATCATCTGATTCAAGAGACACAGAAACATGGAAATCTATGGAACGAGATATGGTTGATCTTTATGATGTTGTGAAACCAGCTGCTAAAAATGTAGCATTATTTGTTACATATCAGTTAGGGAAAGCTTCAGTAAAGATGAGGTATCTTACAAATAATGAAATTGGACAAGCAAAGAATATATTGGATGTATTTAGTGTGAATTTAATGATGCGTAAACCATTTGAAGATGAGTTTCCTGGTGGTTCACATGAGATTAAAGCTTATAAGTTGGCGGGGAAAAATAATTCCTCAAAGATTCCATATCATCTGGATCCGGATAAACATTATATGATCACATTTATTACTAAAAATAGATTTGGGGCTACAGACCAATTCCAGATAATCTCAGAGTATGATCTGAGTACAAATATGCACAAAGATGTTGCTATTTGTAATATAGCACAAGATTTTTAAGCGGAGAGTAAATATGACTGCATTAGAGATTAAGGAATACATTCAGAAAAATGGAAAAATACCTTATGTCTTAGAAAGCATTGGGTGTAGCAATATAGTATATCATGATAACAAGGATTATTATAGCTGCTCTAATGCGGTGGGTGGTGACTGTAACAATCCAGCCGCCATCAATATAAGAAATAATAAATATCTGAATTATCGAAATTATACCAGAGGAGTTGAATATGACGATGGTGAGGATTTAATTTCTTTAGTTCAGTATAATAAAAATATTGATTTTGCAAATGCAATGAAATATCTTCATAAACTTTTAGGATTGAAAAATTTATACAAAGGAAAAGAGGAGAAGAAAAAGCCGGATGATTCCTGGTTCGTGTTCTCAAGATTTGTGGTTAAGCGTAGGAAATGTATCGTAAATGACTTTGATCCTATGAGTGAAGATATTTTAAATGATTTTGTTCCATATATTCATATTGATTTATTTCGCGAAGGGATTGTAAAACGAACAATTAAAAAATTTGGACTTGGATATTCGTATAGATGGAGGAGAACAATATTTCCAATTAGATATTGGCTAGATGGAACTCTGATGGGATATAATGCCAGAAGTTCCATCGAAAATTGTTCTGAATTTGGAATATCAAAGTACTTTATAACACCTGGGATGCGAAAAGAAATTAATATATATGGATTGTGGGAAAATTATAAAGATATTCAGAAAGCAGGATATATTGTTATATTCGAGGCCGAGAAATCTGTTCTTAAAAGAGATAGCAGAATGGATCCAACCGGCGGTGCAATTGAAGGCCATGTACTTTCAGATGAGCAGGTGCGAATTATACTTGGTACCGGAGTAGAAGAAGTTATTATCGCGATGGATAATGATGTTCCAATAGAAGAGGTTTGGAATATGTGTGAGAAGTTTTACGGATTACGTAAAGTCAGCTACATTCGTGATAAATGGAAACTGCTTGGCCCAAAGGACTCACCTGCAGATGCGCCAAATAAAATATACAATTTTCTGTTTAAATGGAGAATTCCTTATGATGAAAGTAAACACAGAGAATATTTAAAGAGTTTGAAAAAATAGTTGAGATTAAGCTATGAAGAACTGCAGAAGATGTGCGAGGCACTTGGAGTCGATAGACTCAATTCATGGAGCCGTGTAAACTGCGTACACAATGGTCTCTATGAGTATTTTTTGAAGTATGTATTACATAAAAAAGAGGATCGTGATGATTCTATTTATAAAGTAACTGGCGGTATTAGTCATGATATTATAGAGCGATTTTATACTGAAGAATTAGCTTATGAAAAAATGGCTGAAGAGTTTGATGAAGGATGGATGATGGCATTTGATATTGCTGATCTAAAATTTGTTCGTGGAGATAGTGCCAGAAACAATAGTATTGCAACTAAGTATTATTATGATTTGAAAAATTTCTTTGAGACACACGAGAAGATTACTGATCATATTGATATTGAAAAGTTTGTAACCGTAAAGGTTGGTGATGAATATTACCAGGGGTATATTGACGCTCTGGTGACAGATGAAAATGGTAATTATACTATATTAGATTGGAAGACAAGCAGCATATATAAGGGAGATAAAGCGAAAAATGAATGTGGGCAGTTGGTAATGTACTCTCTGGCTTTACATCAGATTGGAATTCCGTTTGAAAAGATCAAAATTGCATGGAATTTCCTTAAATATCAGTGTGTAACTGTTCAATCTAAAAAAGGTGTAAAGAAAGTAAGAGAAATCGAACGCTTTGAGCTTGGGGAGAAGCTACAGGCAAATGCAAAGATGTGGTTAAAAGAATTCGGATATGAAGAAAACATGCTGGAGTATCTGGATAAATTAGCTCAAACAAATGATATTACCTGTCTTCCACCGGAAGTACAGGAGAAATATGAATTGCATGATTGTTATGTATATGTTGACTTGACTCCGGAGCTGATTCAGTATTGGGAAAATTTTATTATCAATACTATGAAAATGATTCGTGATAAAGAAGCTACATATGCGGAGCTAAAGGCAGCAGGAAAATATGATGAAGCAGATAAACTTTGGTGGGAAGATGAAGAGAGTCTAAAAAAGCAAAGTTATTATCTTACGAATTTGTGTGGTTATTCCACTAAACTTTATAAACCGTTAAAAGCTTATCTTGATGCTCAAGATGCAAAGAAAAATGGAGATATTTTGGGTACGAAAAATAAGCAGGATGAAGAATACGACATTGATAACTTAGATTGGCTTAACGATTTATAAGGAGATAAAATGGGACAGTATACTATTTATCATTGCCACTCAAACCGTTCTCTTCTTGATAGTTGTACTGGTTATAAAGAATATGCAGACCGTGTATCGGAGCTAGGGTATAAAGCCTTAGCTCTGACGGAACATGGTAATGCCTACAATTGGGTTGAAAAAAAGATGTATATCAATTCAAAAGGATTGAAATACATACACGGAGTTGAGTGTTATTTAACAGCTTCACTAGAAGAGAAGGTGAGGGACAATTATCATACAATTCTTTTGGCTAAAAACTATGAAGGTGTAAAAGAAATCAATCTTTTGATTGATAAATCTACACAACCGGATCATAGATATTATAAACCACGTATTACATTTGAAGAATTTTTTAATATTTCAGATAATGTAATCAAGATTTCTGCTTGTTTGGCATCACCTTTGAATAAATACCCAAAGGATATCCAAAAGCAAATAGCGGAAAAGTCTGCAGCATTAAAGCAGGAACTGGCAAATAAAGTAGCTGAATTTGAAAAGCAAAAGAGTGATCAAAAAGCCATGACAAAATGGTTTAAACAGTTTGATGACTTTGAAGAAGAGGAGTTACCGTGGGTAATAAACGGATGTATTCCAGGGGATTCATATTTGCATTATATCGAAGCTCAAATTGATAAGTTGAAGCAATATTATGATAATCTGCTTGAAGAAGTTCAGCTTATGAATGTGACAGCGAGAGAGACTTTTTATAAGTTACTGGAAACATATGATTACTATGAAATTCAGCCGCATGATTTTCCAGAGCAGAAACGATATAACGAATTTTTATATGCTGCATCAAAACAAACAGGGAAACCTTTAATCGCCGGAACAGATACACATAGCATTGATTATTATAAAGCTGAATGCAGAAGCATTTTACAGAAAGCAAAACGTATCGAATATGCTGATGAAGATAAATTTGATCTGACATTAAAGACTTACGAAGAGTTGGTTGAAATGTTCCGCATTCAGAATTGCGATATTCCATTTGATGTGATTCTGCAGGCAATAGAGAATACAAATGTGATGGCTGATTCTGTTACTGATTTCGAACTTGATACTTCTGTAAAATATCCAAAATTGTACGACAATGAAGAGGAAGTATTAAAGAAAAGAATTTTTGATAAATTGCATGAGAAAATTGATGCAGGAATTATCAAAAAGGAAAAAATTCCAGAATACGTGAAGCGTATCAAAGAGGAAATGCGTGTATTTAAAAAGATTAATATGATTGGATTTATGCTCTTTATGTCCGAACTGGTATGTTGGTGTTGGGAAAATGGTATACCAGTTGGGCCATGTAGAGGATCTGTAGGTGGTTCTACTGTTGCATACATAACAGATATCATTGATGTTGATCCAGTTATATGGAATACAATTTTTTCACGATTTGCAAATGAAGATCGTGAAGAGGTTGGAGATATTGATCTTGATATTTCACCAGATCAGCGAGAATTAGTTTACAATCACATCATTGAGTCATTTGGATATGATAAGACAGCATATATTCTTGCTATCGGAACTGTGTCTGATAAAGGCACTATTGATGAAATCGGGCGCGCTTTAGATATTCCACTTGATGAGGTTGCACATATTAAGGAAATGTATAGTGCCTATAAAGATACAATTGAATCAACCGGAAAAAGAATTAAAGAAATCGAAGATATGATTCATTTCGATGAAATTAAACAGGCAGATAAAGAATCAGAATATTATGGCCTACGTCGTGATTATGAAAATAAAATAACTGAGCGTGACAAGGCTATAAAGCAAATGAATGATTTGAAAGATAATCAGTACAGGAAATTGTTCTATTATTTTGATGGAATTAACGGCACTCCGGTTTCTCAGTCAATTCATCCGGCAGGCATTGTAGTTTCTCCGGTAACACTTCCAGACAACTATGGAACGTTTTGGAATGATGGAAAACGTATTATGTGTATTAATATGGAAGAAATTCATGATGGAGCCGGTCTTGTTAAATACGATTTACTTGGACTAAAGAATCTGGAAATTATTCGAAAGTGCTATGAATATGCCGGACTTCCATATCCAAAATCACATCAGATTAACTGGAATGATAAGAAGGTATGGAATGATATTGTTCTTTGTCCTGCTGGTGTATTTCAGTTCGAATCGCCATATGCATACGAAATGCTTAAGAATTATGGCCCACAATGTATCAACGATTTATCAATGATAAATGCGTCACTAAGACCATCTGGGGCTTCATATCGAGATAGGCTGCTGGCAGGTGAGACAAATAAAAATCCATCACCACTTATTGATGAATTGCTGAAAGACAATAGAGGATTTCTTATTTTTCAGGAGGACACCATTAAGTTTCTTCAAAATATATGCGGGTTAAGTGGGTCTGCTGCTGATAACGTTCGACGAGCAATCGGACGTAAACAGATGGATCGACTGCAGAAAGCTTTGCCTGATATTTTGAATGGGTATTGTAAAATGTCTTCTCAGCCAAGAGAAATAGCAGAGAAGGAAGCAAGGGCATTCTTACAGATTATTGAAGATAGTGCAAATTATCAATTTGGGTACAATCATTCTACAGGCTATTCTATGATTGGTTACATGTGTGCATTCTGTAGGTATTATTATCCAGAAGAATTCATTGCTGCATATTTAAACTGTGCAAACAATACAGATGATATTCTGATGGGGACTGAATTGGCGAAGATAAAGAACATTGAGATAAAAAATATCAAGTTTCGAAAATCCGGAGCTGAATATACCGTAGATAAAGCGAATCATGCATTATATAAGGGTATTGCATCAATTAAATTCTGTAATGCTCAAATAGCAGATGATCTTCTTGAGCTGGCAACGAATCAATATAACAATTTTACAGAAGTTCTGGCAGATGTAAATACAAAAACATCTGTGAATTCCAGACAGTTAACGATTCTTATTGGATTAAATTATTTCGAGGAGTTTGGAAAAAATCAGTATTTGATGCAAGTATCCGAGATCTACGACAAATTTGCTTTGTGTAAGATTATCAGTAAAAAAAAGATGGAAAGTCTTGGCTTGACAGAGTATCTGATGAAGAAATATGCCGGGAAAGAGACTGCTTCTCAATATAGGGATTTGGATAATACAGGGCTTATAGCTGAATTATCTAATCGTTTAGAAAATAAAGCAATGTCTGTTATTGATCAGGTGAAGTTTGAAAAGGAATATTTACAATATGTCGTATATGTAAATCCAAAAGTAAATCAATGTTTTTACGTCGTGACAGATTATAAAACTTTCAAGGAAGTCAGAAAACCATATTGTGTATTACATAATATTAAAACCGGAGAGGATGTAAAAGCAAGAGTAACCAGTATAAAAGTATATCAGGATAATCCATTTGGTGAATTTTCTATTTTGAAAGTCCCACACTTTACAAAGAAAAAGAAGAAAAAATGTGTGAATGGAACATGGCAGGAAACAGATGAACTTGAAAATATACTTGATGAATATGAAGTAATTAAATAGGTGTGAATATGAGTAAAAAAGAAGTGAAATTTAATTGTAAAATCGTAAAGTGCATGTATAATTCGGAGGATTATAAGATTTATGCTACAGATGTAGATAAAAAAGAGTTTCCCAATATTAAACATAATAAATATGATAATGTTACTATTTATGGAAACGTACATAATTTAGTAGTTTCACAGTCGTATGAAATTACGGCTGTGGAACAGCTCGATAAATATGGTTTTGGGTATGATATTGTAAATGTGAGAATGGATAAGCCTAAAACTGAAGAAGAAGTTTATATGTTCTTAAGAGAAATTTTAACTGAGAACCAGGCAGGAGTACTTTGGCAGCATTATCCAGATATTATTGATATTGTGTTAAGAGGAGAAGCTGATACTGTTGATCTTGATAAATTAAAAGGTATCGGAGAAAAAACATTTGAAACTATTAAAACAAAAATAGTTGAGAATTATTGTATCTATGATTTAGTAATTGAATTTGGTGGAATTCTCACAATGTCAATGTTAAAGAAATTATATGATGAATTTAAATCAATCCCTAAAATGAAACAAGAATTGAGAAAACAACCATATAAATCTTTGACAAAAATATCTGGTGTAGGTTTTATTAAGGCAGATAGTATTCTTTTAGAATTGCAGAGACTTGGCAAGATCAATTTTCCGTTTGAATTAAAATCATCTGCGCAAAGATGTGCAGCATGTATGGAATATTATTTGGAAGAGAATCAAAAAGAGGGAAATACTAAAATGGATCTCCGCGATCTCAGAAAACAGGTTGTAAGACTTGTTCCTGCTTGTTCATCACATTATGTTGAATGTTTAAAGGATCCAGATATTTATTATAACAAAGATACTTTTGAAGTATCTTTAAAAGCCACACATGATACTGAAACTGCTATAGCTGCTATATTATTTGTAGCAAACTTAAAACCTAAAATATGGGATTTTGACTGGAAGAGTTATCAGACGTCGGGAGAGTATCATTTAACTGACGAACAAACCAGTGCATTGGAATGTATATGTAACAATAATATTATGATACTGAATGGTTTTGCAGGATCAGGTAAAAGTGCCACTTCCGCAATGATCATTAAAATGTTGGAGGATAACAATATTTCATATACTTTAATGGCTCCAACAGGACGCGCTGCAAAAGTGTTGAGTGATTATACCGGTAAGCCAGCGGCTACAATTCATCGTGGCTTAGGTTATATGCCGAAGAATAGGTGGGGATATGATAGTGAATGCAAACTCCCATTTGATGTTGTTCTTGTAGATGAATTCTCTATGACAGATATATTTCTGTTCTTACATTTGTGTGACGCAATTGATTTTAGCAGAACGAAACTTATTGTTGTAGGTGATTCAGCGCAGCTTCCATCTGTTGGGCCGGGAAATCTACTTTATGATATGATCAATTCATTTGTTATACCTACAGTGACTTTGAATCAAATTTTCAGGTACGCTGAGGGTGGGTTAATGAAAGTTGCTACTGATGTTAGAAATATGAAACCATATTTATATGATTTGAGTAATGGTATGGTAAAATTTGGCAAGGATTATACTTTTATTAATGCTAATAATGAACAGGCAGTAAAATGTGCAATTGGATTATATCAGAAGCTTCTTTCTCAATATGTTCCTGAAGATATTCTTGTTCTATCTGCTTTCAATAAAGGTGATTGTGGTACTATTGCAATTAATAATGCAATCCAGAAAATTGCTAATCCAAACTATGGATCAGAAAAATGTATCAAATCTGGAGATACGACATATTACGTTGGTGATATAGTAATTCAGATCAAAAATAATTATGAAGCAGAAGTGGATATGGGGGATATGAATATAGAAAATGCTTCTCAAAATGATGAACCTTCTATAAATAACACATTTATTCCTAATGGTATGTTAGGAAAGATTATTGATATTTATGACGAAATTATTCCATATACAAATGAACATAAGACAGGCGCTATTATTGATTTTGATGGTGTCAGAGTAAAATATGAAAAATCAGAAATGTCAATGTTGCTGCTTGGATATGCAATTTCTATTCATAAAAGCCAAGGAGGAAGTGCTAAGGTGACGATTACACTTACACCATCTTGTCATGCTTATATGATGAATTCTAATTTATTATATGTGGCATTAACACGTACAAAAGAAAAATGCTTTCATATTGGAGATAAAGACACTGTAAACAGATCCATTAAAAAGAAAGAGAATTTTAAGAGGAACACTTTTTTATTAGATATATTAAAGAAGTTAAAAATTAAATTAAACAAAAAGGAGAGCAAATGAAGTCAGAATTATTTAAAAACGAATTAAAAACAATTACTTCAGATGATATTCGTGATTTTGCAAAAGTTGTTTTGGACGATGCCCCAGACTATTTTTTCAAAGTTGCGGCAAGTTCTACAGGTAAATATCACCCGGCATACGCGCTGGGTGATGGCGGTTTAATGCGTCATACAAAAGCAGTATTAAGGATTTACAATTATATCATCGGATTAGAACAGTACCAGAATCAGTTTGATGAGAGATGGATAGATCTTGGACGTGTTGCTTGTTTGGCACATGATATTCAAAAGTCTGGTACTGCAGAAATATATGAAGAAAAGGCAAAGGATGGAAAAAAGGTGTTTACTGTATTTAATCATCCGTTGTTGGCAGCAGAATATATTCGTAATTATAAAGGATTATATCTCGAAGATGATGAACTTGAGATTATTGCTGATGCTGTTTCGTCTCATATGGGACAATGGAACACAAGTGATAGAGAAAGTATTGTCTTACCAAAGCCAAAATCACAGTTAGATAAAATTGTACATGTAGCAGATTATTTGGCTTCCAGAAAAGACATTGATATTTCTTTTAAAGATGATACTGATGCATATGATTTACCGGATATCGAGACATACAAATGTCCGTATAAGAAACATAAGGACGAGTTACTGACAGATGTTGCAAAGACAGATCCTGAGTATCTGGAGTGGCTACATGAAAATGTTAATATGAGAGAACCTATGAAAACATTTGTAAATGAACTTTTAAAAAACAAAACAAATTAAATTAACTTTTACTATTGACATCAGAAGCCTACGGTGCTATTATAATGACACAGGGAAAACAAATTAAATTAACTCAAGGAGATATGTAGACATGAAAGTAACCCTTACAGAAATGCATTCAATTAGAGATGCAATCAGAACAATGTACATGAGCAAAAGAACATGGAATGAAGAGATAGAGCAGCAGCTCAAAGAAATGGTAGATCATTGCACAGATCGTTATGGAAGGCCATTAGATCTGCCAGAGGATGATGAATTAAAAATTAAATTCGACAAAGAAGTAGCAAAACTTCTTAAATGGGGACAAAAGCACATCACAATGCTACGATTTGAAGATATTTCAGTTGTTGTAGAAGGTCTTCATAGAGGAGCAACCGACGATCTTGATTCCCACGCAAAGAGAATGGATAACAGAATTATTCGTAGCAGTACAAGGCTTGCAGATTACCATGAAGGAGAAGTTTCTGAATGGTACGAAGATAAAATTATCACATGGGATGAAGTATTAAAATATCTTGGAACGAAAATTCCTGGTGAGATTAGTTATTATGGTGATACTTATGTAAGGTCAAATAATGGTTTCATTAAAAAAGGATTAGAAAATAATAAAGATGTAAAACGTGGTTTATATCCACTGGCAATTCCCATGAATTTTACTTTCAAAATAAATATTACTGAATTAGCGCATATTTATGTTGAGAGAGGCTCAAAAGATGGCGGCGCTCATGGAACAGCTGCCCCGGAGCTTCAGATCATGATTGAAGATTTAATTAATCAGATTGAGTCTTGGTATCCGGGAATTAATAGAGAATTACTTTTAAAGATTGCGAGCAACAATGTATGAATGTGTATTTTGCAAATGGAACTAATATAATAGCTGGATGTGATAATGAAAAAGATAGTTATTATTTTTGCCAGAAAGATGGTAATGAGTGCTGCAAGAAAGATACTTGCAAAAGATTTCTTGATTCAGATGGCAATGTAAGCACAAGACTTTTTAAGATTATGTGTAATGATGAAAATCATCACATCTTATATATACCGGAAAGGAATGAAACAAATAATGCATAAAAAGTTAGTATTTTTATTTATTGGAAGAACTGCTTCTGGTAAATCATCACTTGCAAGATATATATGCGAGACATTAGGACTTCGACAGGTAAAAAGCATTACAACAAGACTACCGCGCAAAGATGAAATAACAGGATATGAAGATCATTACTTTGTGTCTGAGAGTGAATTCGATGAAATTAAATTTAAAGAAGGATTTGTAGCATATACTGAAATTAACGGAATTAAATATGGCACTACATACGATGAGGTTTTGAACTCAGATATTTATGTAATTGATCCGAACGGAGCAAAGTATTTGAAAGAACATTGCAAAGATGAATTTAAATTTATCGAGATTTATTTTTCTTCACCATTTGAATTAGCAAAAGACAGATTCCTTAAAAGAGGTGGAGCAGAAGAAGAATTTTACTCAAGATATAACAGTGAAGATGAACAATTCACTAAATATGAAGAAGCTGAAGGGTATGACCACTTGTTTGTGAATGATATGAGCTTTTCGAAAGCTGCAGAAGCATTATGTGACTTACTTAAGAGTGAAATGGAAAAGGAGAAATCGTTATGACAGTACAGGAATGGCTAGGACATGATAATCAATTAGGCATAGATATTTGGGAAAGAAAATATAGATATAATAATGAGTCATTTGACGAATGGATCACCCGTGTTTCTGGCAAGAACATATCAATAGCAGAATTAATAAAAGAGAAAAAGTTCTTATTTGGAGGTCGCATTCTTGCTAATAGAGGTCTTGAGAATAAAGGACGTAAAATTAGTCTCAGTAATTGCTATGTAATTGAACCACCGGAAGATAACATTGAAAGCATCTTTGATTGTGCTAAGAAACTGGCACGTACATATAGCTATGGTGGTGGATGTGGAGTTGATATTAGTAAGTTAGCTCCAAAAGGCGCGCGAGTAAATAATGCTGCTAAAGAAACAACCGGTTCTGTATCATTTATGGATCTTTATTCTATGGTTACTGGATTAATTGGACAAAACGGTCGAAGAGGGGCTTTAATGCTCAGTATTTCATGTGAGCATCCAGATTTAGAAGAATTTATTGGTATAAAATCAGATCTCGATAGAGTTACAAAAGCGAATATTTCTATTAGAATTACAGATAAGTTTATGGCTGCTGTAAAGAATAGAACTCCATTTACTCTGTCATTCACAAGATTGGAAACAAAAGAAACGATTACTAAAGAAATAGATGCGTATGCAATGTTTCATAAAATGTGTGAAATGAACTGGGATTATGCTGAACCTGGAATGCTTTTCTGGGACAGAATCAATAATTGGAACTTGCTTAGTTGTGATGATGAGTTCGAATATGCAGGAACAAATCCTTGCGCAGAAGAACCTTTGCCAGCGGGAGGTTCGTGCCTTCTTGGTAGTATCAACCTAGCTGAATTTGCATGTGATACAGGATTTGATTTTGAGAGCTTCAAGCATTGTGTCAAATCGTCTGTTATTGCATTAAATGAAGTATTAGATGAAGGACTTCCACTCCATCCATTAAAAGAACAAAGAGAATCTGTATATGATTGGAGACAGATTGGACTTGGAATCTTTGGTCTTGCCGATTTGCTTATTAAACTGGGAATTAAATATGGTAGTCCAGAAGCCATTGATTTATGTGACATGATTGGACATACTATGGCAGATATGGCGATTAAAACATCTGCTGTGTTAGCAAAAGAATATGGTGTATATCCTAAATATAAACCAGAAGCGGTAGAACAATCAGCGTTTTATAGTAAAAATGCATTAGGAGAAACAAAAGAATTAGTAGAATCATTTGGACTTAGAAACTCTCAGTTACTTACAATTGCACCAACTGGATCTCTTTCAACTATGATTGGTGTATCTGGTGGCATTGAACCTATTTTTGCAAACTACTATACAAGAAAAACAGAGTCTCTTAAAGGTCATGATGAATATTATAAAGTCTACACTCCAATTGTAAAAGAATATATGGATAAACATGAATTAAAAGATGATTCTGAATTACCAGATTACTTTGTAACTGCGCAGACACTGGATTATAAGAACAGAATCTATATGCAAAGTATTTGGCAGTCACACATTGATGCATCTATTAGTTCTACTGTTAATGTTCCAAATGATTTTACAGTTGAACAGGTTGAAGATTTATATATGACAGCGTGGGATGCAGGATTAAAAGGTGTAACTATCTTTAGAGACGGATGTAAACGTGCAGGTATTTTAACGACAACTATTAAAGAGAAAGATACAAAGCCAGCTGATGTCAAACCTCATACTTTAGAAAGAGGAATGATTATTAAAGCAGATGATAATTGCATTGGCAAGAAAAGGACACTTACAACTGGATGTGGAACATTACATTGTGAAGCATTTTTTGATCCAGAAACCGGACAGCTTCTTGAAACATATTTCAGTAAAGGATCTTCCGGTGGTTGCCAGAATTTTATGATTGGCTTATCCAGAGCTATTTCACTTGCTGCTAGAGGCGGAATTGATATTTATTCTATTGTCGATCAGCTTGCATCATCTGGAACTTGCCCGTCATATGCAGTGCGAAGAGCAACAAAACATGACACATCAAAAGGAAGCAGTTGTCCAGTTGCAATCGGAAATGCATTAATAGATATGTACAATGAAATGCAAAATGATCTATTTGATGATGGAGATGGTGATGAATTTATAGAAAGTACTAATAAACAGATAAATAAAGCTAAGTGTCCTCAATGTGGAGGAGAGTTAATTTTTGAAGGTGGATGTAACACATGTAAATCATGTGGATGGAGTAAATGTGATTGATAAGCTATTAAAGCTTTGATATAAAAATTTAATTAAACAAAATACGGAGAAAAAGGAGAACTAAAAACATGGCAGAAATTACAATGAAATCAACAAAAGCAGAAATTATGGAAGCGTATAAGGCAGCGGTGGAGAAACTTGATACAAGAGACCGAATGATTGATGATCCTGCAAAAGAAGCAGCGAAGGCTAAAAAGGTAGAAGTTATCGAATCTGCAGATGCAACAGCAAAAGAAGATATCTTTAATCCAGAGATTATCAAGAAATACAATGATCTTACAGAAGCTATTGAAATTAAACAGCTTGAGTTAGATGAATTATATGGCATTGAGACAAAAGCAAATGCTATGGCAGCTATGATCAATGCTTATAAAGAGAAAAATGAAGAGTTAAAAGAGGCTCAGGCAGCGAAAGAAGCAGAGATTGAAGCTGAATTGGGTGAGAAAAAAGATACACTGAAAGCTGAAATTGAGGCACTGAAGCAGCAGAAACAGGAAATTATTGATTCTATCAATGCAGAAGCTAAAGCAAGAGAAAATGAAATTAAATTAACTCGTAGCCGTGAGGAAGATGAATATACCTATAATCTGAAACGTAGTCGTAAAGCTGAAAATGATAAGTGGGAAGATGAGAAAGCTGCTAGAGAAAAGATTTTGGAACTTAGAGAAACAGCGGCTCTTGAGAAAGAAACAGAACTGAATGCAAAAGCTGATCATGTAAAGGAATTAGAAGCAAAAGTAGAAGAGATTCCGACATTGATTGCAGCAGCAACAGAGGAAGGTATTAAAAAAGGTAGAGCCGATGCTGATAAATCAAATGCGTTTGAGGTCAGAGCACTTAAGAAAGATGCTGAATATCAGAAACAGCTTCTGGAAGATAAAAATGAAAGACTTACAGAGGATCTGGCTAATGCGAGAGCAGAAAAAGTTGAATTACAGCAGAAACTTGACGATGCATATGCTCAGATGAGAGAACTTGCTGCTAAGACTGTAGAATCTACCGGTGGAGTTAAAATTCTGAACGGTCAGACTCAGCAGAATAATAAATGATAATTTAATTATACGGTATGCGTAAGAAAACGCATACCGTAGTAAGGAGAATTATATGAATCCGGTATTTATATTTTTAGTATTAGTTGGAGCTGTAGTTTTATGGTTTCTATTATCTGCACTGTTTTATCCATTTGGGAGATTCTTACATAGAATCTGGAAAGATGCAGCAGATGAAATAAATAGAGAAGAAAATAAAGAAAAAGATAAGGAGAATGAGTAATGAGAAAAGGATTTTTAGGTGGGGTTGGATTAGCAGTAATAATTGTAGCAGGATTAATTTGTGTAGCAAAGTGTACGGTAAGAGTTCCTGCTGGTTATGTAGCTGTAGAATACAAGATGAACGGCGGAATTTCAAATGATACTCTTCCACAGGGATGGCATTTGATTTCACCTACAGTAAAAACATCACTGTATTCAATTGGTATTGAACAGTCTTATCTGACTTCAGAAGATAAAGGTGATTCACCAAAAGATGAGAGTTTTAAAACACCTACTGCTGATGGAAAACAGCTTCTTGTTGATTTGGAATTCTCTTATAAGTTCGATCAGGATCAAGTTGCTGATGTATTTACAAGATTTAAAGGTCAGTCCGGTGAAAGTGTAAAAAATACTTTCATTAAACCAAAGATGAAAGCGTGGACACAGGAAGTAACTGCTAAGTATCCGGTAACAGATGTATTTGGTGATAAACGCCAGGAACTGAATGAAGCACTTGACAAATACTTGAAAAAGAAATTTGAGCCATATGGAATTATCATTGATACTGTAAACTTTACTTCGATTTCAACCGATGATGAAACTCAGGCAGCTATTCAGAAGAAAGTAAATGCACAGCAGGAACTGGAACTTGCAAATATTGAAGCTAAGACTGCAAAGGTACAGGCAGATAAAGATAAAGAAGTTGCTCTTATTGCAGCAGAACAGGATAAAGAAAAGGCCGCTATTGAGGCTGAACAGGCGAAGATCACTGCTGAAGGTAAAGCGGAAGCAACAAGAATTAAAGCGGATGCTGAAGCAGAAGCAAATAAGAAAATTGCTGAGTCTCTTACTCCAGAGCTTATTGAGAAACAGAAAATTGATAAATGGAATGGTGATGTGCCGAAGGTGCAAGGTGGAAATGCAGCAACAATTGTTGACGCAGGAGACTTAACATCAGGAACGGCAACTGTAAAAGGAGAATAATATGACGGGAATTTTACTTATTATTGTGTCATTATTGGCATTAGCTTTAAGTTGGATCGTAACATGTGTAATTATAAAATTGATCACATTATGTTTCGGGGTCGCTTTCAGCTGGTTGATTGCTACAGGAATTTGGCTTGTATTCTTATTACTTAAATCAGTATTTGGGAAATAAACTATGATTAGATGGAAAATAGAAAAATTTATTGTTGGCGATTATGTAAAATTAACCAACCTCCCTCAAGGTTACGAACGCCTTGAGGGAACTGTTGGAATCATCACTGACATTAATCGCGAATTATATACAGTATATAATTCTGATTATATGATTTTTGAAGTAGAAAAACAATATTTGACGCATTTATATAAATTAAAAGAGGAGAATAAACAAATGGCAAAATTAACAGGGTATTATGCAGTAGCAGTAATTGAAGAAGTAACTTGTTGTTGTAAAAAAGACTATTATTATGCAGTTTTTGATGACGGTAATACATATAAGGCCGGTGACCAGGTTTTAGTAAGTGGTTGTAATAAGGATGTTCTGACTATTAAAGAAATTTTAACAGTACCGGAAGCAGAAGTAAAATATAATAAAAATATTACTGCTGAAATTATCTGTAGAGTTGATACATCTGCATATGATCAGCGTATTGAAAATAGAAAGAAAGCTGAGAAGCTTAAAAAGGATATGGATGCAGTGATTAAACAGATGGATGTAACAAAGAAATATGAAATGTATGCGGCTGAGAATCCGGAACTGGCGGCCTTGCTTGATCAGTATAAGGAGTTAACGAAATAATGATTAAAACGATATTAAAAAATATTGTGTTTTTCATTATCAGTGTGATATGCATGAGCGTTGTTATGAATAATGTTGTTCCGGATGGTTATTGGCCTTCTGCAATATCATTACTTATGTTAAGCGTTAACTACTTCATTTGGGGGTTATGCCAATAATCTGGGTAACCGGAGATACGCATGGGGATTGGATTCATAGAGTTAATATGGATTCTTTCCCCGAACAGCGTGAGATGTCGAAGGACGATTATGTGATAATTCTTGGAGATTTTGGGATATGGAGAGATTCACCACAGCAAAGGTGGTATCTGAATTGGCTTGAAGAGAAACATTTCACAACACTCTTTATTGACGGAAATCATGAGAATTACGATATATTAGATTCTTATCCGGTGGAAGAATGGCATGGTGGTAAGGTGCATTTTATTAAACCATCGATAATTCATCTTATGAGAGGACAGGTATTTGATATAGACGGATTAAAATTCTTTACCTTTGGAGGGGCTGCCAGTCATGATATTTCAGATGGAGTATTAGAGATTGACGATCCAAGAGTAAAGGAATGGAGAGATGATCCAGATAAAATGTACCGAATCAATCATATTTCATGGTGGGAACGAGAAATGCCAAATCAAGAAGAGATGGATGAGGGTATAAAGAATCTGGCAGAACATGATAATAAAGTAGATTTTATCCTGACACATTGTACAGCTTCTTCTACAGCAGCATTATTATCACATGGATTATATAAGCCAGATAAGTTAACTAATTATTTTGAAGAAATAAGGTGCAATGTTGATTATAAGCGTTGGTTGTGTGGACATTACCACGACAATAAAGCAATAACAATAAAAGATATAGTTCTATATGAACAGATTGTGAGGATCGCATAATGATAGATATGTCAGAACTTACAGAAAGTGTTAAGGGATACATTGAAGGATTGCAAGATGTATTACAAAGAAAATATCAAATTTCAGAAGATAAGGCTTTAAATATGATTACTTCTTCTTATATTATGGATTCTCTTATAGATTACCCAGAGGAGACGTTACATGATGACATTGAAGCACATGCAGATAATATTTATGAGGATCATCAAGCATCAAAAAAAACAAAAACCGAACGGTTATTGTTAGAGGCCGGGTACGAGGGAACGATATTTTTTACAAATCCATCTTATGAAGATGCGTTTCTTGGTATTTCTTCTGATGATAGAGCAATATATGATTACGAAAAAATGGTTGAATCTTTAGTTAACCATGAGGATATGACAGAAGATGAAGCTAGAGAATTTATAGATTACAATGCGACGTTCTATATTGAAGGTGGACCAATTATTTTGTATAGACTGGAGGAATAGTAATGCCGGAACGTAACAGAGGGTATTTGAGAAAGCAAAGACTACGAAATATTGAACGTAGAAAAAAATTAATAAGTCAACGAGAACTTATGTATCATGGATATAAAACTTTGAACGATCCTGATTTTAAAGAGGGGATGTTACATAAAGGACACAGTGGACGACTTGGCATGGGTGGAACTGCAGTAAAAACTAATACTCGTAAAGGACATGCTTCATATCGACATAAAGGTGCTTATGGTCAAGCAGATAATTATTCAAGACATGATAAGCAGCAAGTTGAAGATGGAGCACAGCAAATTAAAGAATGGGAGAACGAAGATGGAAGAAGAGAAAAAGAAGGTTCTGATTGTAGTTGATGTACAGAATGATTTTGTAACCGGTTCACTTGGTACGCCGGAAGCCCAAGCTATTATTCCGAATGTAAAAGAGAAATTTGATGAATATAAGAATAATGGGGATTATGTAATTCTTACAAAGGATACTCATCATTCAGATTACGCAGATACTTCAGAGGGCAGAAAACTTCCTGAACATTGTATGTATGGTACTAAAGGTTGGGAAATTGTTGATGAACTTGATTATAAAAATCTCGATAGTTTTATGGTATGTTGTAAATCTACTTTTGGATTTGATGACTGGGATTGGGAAGAAACATTTGGTATCGCATATGATTCTTCTTTATTAGATATTGAAATTATTGGCATATGCACAGATATCTGTGTTATTACAAACGCTCTTTTGATTAAAACTTATTATCCAGAGGCAAAAATCACAGTTGATGCATCATGCTGCGCAGGATCAACACCGGAAAAGCATAAAGCGGCTCTTGATGTAATGGAAAGCTGCCAGATTAATGTAATCAATAGAAATTAAATTAAACAATGGAGGGAATTAAAATGATGAATAATTTTATGAATGGAATGTTTGGAAAAATTGGTAGTGGAATGTGTAAGTTATCTATGAGTGGTAATATCGCAGTAAAAACCTCTAATGGATATAAGAGTTACAATGTTAAATCCGGTAAGCTCACAAACTGTGGAAATTTTGTATTCCCAGGAGTAGATGAAAACTTTTTCTTCGTCATTCCAACAAATAAGGTGGCTAAAGGAGACATCATCCTTGTAAATGGCAAACCTAAGTGCGTCATCGAAGCAGATAAAACAAAGATCACTGTAATCAATTATGAAGATTCTACAGTTGAAACAATTCTGCCGGAGCGCCATGTATTTATGGGAAATACTTATTTCTATGGAAAAATTGTATCTATGTTCGGAAGTAATCTTGGAAAAGATAAGAATAGTGCAAATAAAATCTTTAAATATATGATGATGTCCCAGATGATGAATGGAGCGGCCGGTACCGGAACTGGAACAGACAGTAATCCAATGAGTGCTATGATGCCATTTATGATGATGAATGGTGGTATTGGTGATGTATTTGACGGTATGTTTGATTTTAGCATGGATGATACAGACACAGAAGATAGTGAAGATGATTTAGAGGAGGATGAATAATTATGGGAAGCGGAAGTTGGACAACGGCAAGTTTTGTAAATTATGCAACAACAAGAGGATATGACACTGATTCACGAGGAGTAGTCACAAAAAGCTATTCTAATCAGGAAATGTTTAAATCAAAAGAACTTGATTCATCACTCAATCCTAAAAATGTCGTAAGAGAATGTTGTGATAGTAAAGAACATCCAAATACAGTTCCAGTTATTTTAGCTTTAGATGTTACCGGATCTATGGGGCAGGCAGCTGTTGAAATATCTAAAAAACTTAATAATATTATGACGAAATTATATGAACAAGTTGAAGATATTGAATTTATGGTAATGGGTATTGGCGATTTGTCATATGATAGGTGTCCAATACAGGCATCTCAGTTTGAATCCGATATTCGAATTGCAGAACAGCTTGAGAAAGTTTATTTTGAGTTTGGTGGTGGTGGTAATTCTTATGAATCTTACACTGCTGCATGGTATTTTGGTGCCAGACATACAAAGCTTGATTGTTGGAATAGAGGTAAAAAAGGAATAATTATCACAATTGGTGATGAGAGACTTAATCCTTATCTTCCAAGGACAGCATATTATTGTGGCTTATCAAATGCTACAGGAGATTCACTTCAGGCTGATGTAGAAACAAAAGACTTGTATACAGAAACTGCTGAGAAATTTGATATCTATCATATTAATGTAAATCATCGTGGTGGGTATGACCAAGAGCAAATTAAAAAATCATTTTTAGAATATCTTGATGATAAGCATTTTTGTACAATTAATAAACTTGATGATATTACAGATACAATTGTAGAAATTATTACTTCTGCAAATGAAAGCAACAACATCCCAGAAGTAACACCATTAGTTCAGGCAAAGACAGATGAATCAGGAGCTATTGTTTGGTAAGGAGAATAACTTATGAAAGATATAAAAATTGTCATCGGGGCAAACTTTGGTGACGAGGGTAAGGGCAAATTAACAGATTATTATACTAAAAATGCAGATAACTGTATCGTTGTGTGCTCAAATGGCGGCGCTCAAAGAGGACACACAGTATTAAAATCAGACGGAACCCGGCATGTCTTTCATCATTTCGGCTCTGGAACATTAAACGGAGCAGATACTTATTTACCGGAGGATTTTATTTTAAATCCTCTGGTATTTAAGGAAGAATGGGAAGAATTGAAAAATTTAGGATGGGAACCTTATGTGTACGTTCATGGAAAATGTATGATTACAAATCCTCTTGATATGATGGCAAATCAAATAATTGAGAAAAGTCGTGGTAATGATAAACACGGAAGTTGCGGAATGGGGATTTATAATACAATTCAACGATATAAAAAACAGATTTATACGTTCACATCGTCATGGTCATATTATATGAATATGTTCAAAAGCATGGGAATTACGTTATCTGAACAGGAAGAAGAATTATTTAATCCTTTCAAAAATCCTGGACTTCAAGACCATTACAATGAAGATCTTGATTTTATGATGTCGCACGTACATGTCGTAAATGATGATCAATTACTTAATGGATACGACACCATAGTATTTGAAAATGGTCAAGGGCTTCTTTTGGATCAAAATAATACGGAATATTTTCCGCATTTAACACCATCAAATACTGGTATTAAAAATCCTGCAAGAATTATAAAGTCTGTAAATTGGACTGATGAGATTAATATAGAAGCTTGTTATGTGACACGTACATATATGACTAGACATGGAGCCGGTGCATTCCCAACTGAGTGTAATAAGGAAGAAATTAATCCTGACATAAAAGATTTAACCAATGTTCCAAATCCGCATCAGGATACTTTGAGATATGGGAAGTTAAATGTTGAAGAACTATATGAAAGATGTCAAGCAGACATAATAAGTGCAGGTCTTCCGTGTCAAAAAACATTAGCTATAACGCATATGAATGAATGTGGAAAGATAGCTTTATCTGTTCGTGATACATTTAAAGACGATTGGGAAGTAAAATATTTTTATTTTGAGGTGAACTAAATGATTAAATTAAACGGCGTAGAAATCAAACTTGACAAATATCCGGATGGGACATTCTTATTTAAGAATCTCCCACCCATCGGAGGATGGTGCAGAGATAATATTGAATGGTTCTTTGAATCAATGGAAGAGTTAACAGCAGTTGAATATATTACTAGATATTGTTGGGATCATAGAGTAGTGCCTAATTTATATATGCCTTATATCCCAGATGCACGTATGGACCGAGTTAAGCATGAGAACGAATTATTTACTTTAAAATATTTTGCTCAGACTATTAATTCATTACATTTTGGAAAAGTAGAAGTTTTAGATCCGCATTCTGATGTATCTGCCGCATTATTTAATAAAGTACATGTAGAATCCCCGAATCGAATGATTGAGGATGCTGTTAAGAAGATTGCGAGTAATAACCTTATGATGTTTTATCCGGATGCGGGATCTATGAAAAGATATTCTTCAGCAGTACATCTTCCATATGCTTTCGGTATTAAGAATAGAGATTGGGAAACGGGAGAGATTAAAGGTTTAGATTTATCAGGTGAAATTGATCAGTTACCAGGTAAAGATATCCTTATTGTAGATGATATTTGCAGCAGAGGCGGAACTTTTTATCACAGTGCTAAAAAACTGAAAGAGGCCGGTGTAGGTAAGATTTATCTTTATGTTACTCATTGTGAAAACACTGTTTATGATGGAGAGCTTCTGAAAAACAATGGACTGATAGAGAAGATTTATACGACAGATACGATTTTGACAAATCTGGAAAGTCCTAAGATTGAACTTGTTGAGAGATTTAGATAAGGAGGCATTATGAAACCAATTATTAGTCCTTGGTTGATTTATTTCGCTAGTAGAGCAGATAATTTAACGACATTTTTTGGAGTGATCGCAGGAATATGCAGTATTATTGCTATGGGTGCTTTCTTTGCCGGATTAGCCGGATATGACGAACCATTTAAGTTTAGAAAAACTATTAGCAAATCAATTATCGGATGTGTTGTAATGACTATCATTACAATCATGACACCTAATACAGAAACAATATATACGATGGCAGTTGTAAATGAAATCACACCAGATAATATTCAAACAATTGGCAAAACTGGTAAAGATGTAGTTGATTATATCACAGATCAGATTGATAAAATTGTAAATGACAATAAGAATGATGATACAGAGGAGAATGAAAAATAATGAAGCCGATGATTAGTCCTTGGACGATTTATTTTGCAAGTAGAGCAGATGCAGTGGGGACTTTATTTCTGATTGTTGCAGTAGCTGCATTTGCAATATGTTTGATAGGATTTGATGATTTAACAGAGAATGGATTCAAGTTATTTATTTCAATTGGGATTATTTCTGTAATTTTAACAGTTCTTACACCAACTACCGAAACCGTTTATACAATGATGGTTGCAAATGAACTAACATCGGACAATGTTCAAGCAATTGGGAAAACCGGCAAGGATGTTATTGATTACATTACTGATCAGATTGACAAAGTTGTAAATGATAAAGAGGAGAATAAAAAATAATGAATACAATGGCAATTTTGCTCTCAGACACATATAAACAGATCCATAATAAAATCTATCCGAAAGGATTGACGAAATTAGTATCTTACTGGACCCCACGAAGATCAATGCTTAAGAATCAGAACAAAATGGTATTCTTTGGTTTACAGGCATTTATTGAAGAGTATCTGGTCGATTATTTTAATAAAAACTTTTTTGAATTAACAGCAGCAGAAGTTGAGCATACATATAAATACAGTATGGATATACAGTTAGGAAACAGTTATGACCTAGAGCCTATTATGAAACTTCATAAATTAGGCTATCTTCCAATTCGGATTCGTGCTATTCCGGAAGGAACATTGGTACCAATGGGTATTCCATGTATTGAAATTACAAATACACATCCAGATTTTGCTTGGGTAGTACAGTGGATCGAATGTATCCTGCAGGTTGAACTCTGGAAACCATGTGCTCATGCAACAATTGGTCATATGTATAGAGAACTTGCAAACGACTACTATAAAATGACTTGTGATGACTTTTTAAGACCTGAAATGGCCTGCTCAGACTTTGGTATGAGAGGAATGTCTTGTATGGAAGAGGCCGTAAGATGTTCATCTGCTTGGTTATTATCATTTGATAAGACAAGCACAATTCCTGCTATTGATTATATAGATACATATTATGATGCTTGTTGCTGGACTGAAAAGATTGGAATTGGAGCTGTATCAACAGAGCATAGCTGCATGGCTTCAAACTTTGCAGTAGATGGTGATGAAATCACATTTGTAAAAAGACTACTTACAGAACTATATCCTAATGCATCTTTTAGTATGGTATCTGATACATATGATTACTGGAACATGATTGATAATATCCTTCCGGCTTGTAAAAAAGAAATCATGCAGCATAATGGTAAACTTCTGGTTCGCCCAGATTCCGGAGATATGGTAGAAATTGCTGTAGAGACAATTGAAAAGCTTTGGAATACATTTGGCGGAACAGTAAATAACAAGGGATATAAAGTGCTTGACCCGCACATTGGAATTATCTATGGAGATGGATGTACTCTTAATAATGTAGAACAGGTATGGGAAGAACTTAAAGGAAAAGGATTTGCTGCAAACAATATCGTATTCGGAGTCGGAGCATTTTGCTTCTCAGCAGTTGTAGAGTCTGATGGGCATATGGTTGTTGTGACTAGGGATATGTTTGGTATTGCTATGAAAGCCACCTATGGAATTGTTAATGGCGAGCCAATTATGATTTATAAAGATCCCAAAACCGATACGAGTCATTTGAAAAAGTCTCATAAAGGGTGTTGTTGTATATATCACGATGACAATGGAGAGTTGCAATGCATGGATGGATTTAATGATGTATTTCGTGACGGAGTATTAAGAACTGTATTTAAAGACGGTGAAATGTATCATAAAGAAACATTTGAAGACATTAGAGAAAGACTAAACGGAGGAAACAAAGATGAGTAAAATTACAGATTATTTATTAAAAGATGATGTGATTGTAGTAATGGATGTAGATGGAGTACTTGCTCCGTATGAGTTCTCTGAATTAAGTCATAGTATGACTGATGATGAATGGGATAGACTTGTAGCTTCCGGTGAGAATCCGTATAAAGATGTGCGTCCGATTAAATTAATGCAAAAGTTTATTCAGAAGAAAGGTATTGACAAAGTATATGCTTGTTCAAAGAGTCCTTCTAGTGAGATCCCCGGCAAAAAAGCTTTTATCAAAAACAACTATGATTTACCTGATGACAATATCTATTTTGTTGCAAATAAAAATACAAAATTAATAATTCTTGAAGAATTACAAGCAAAGTTGCATTTAAAGCCATCTCAGATTGCAATTGTAGAAGATACAGTGAAAACTTTGGATTATATTCGTGCACATAGTGATTTTGTAACCGTACATGTTTCATCATTTATGGAGTAAAGAGGAGTAAAGAGAATGAATTTACAAAGTATTAGTAGATATATAAGTCTTATATTAAGACATAAGCCTGAAGTTATTGGTATTACTATAGATGAACATGGTTGGGCGAATGTAGAAGAACTGATTCAGGGTATCGCTAAAAACAATCCTGGATTCAACAAAGAAATTTTAGAGGAAATTGTACGGACTGACAATAAGCAGCGATATTATTTCAATGATGATAAGATATTGATCAGAGCGAATCAGGGACATTCAATTCCGGTAGATGTAGAACTGGAAGAGAAAGAGCCACCTAAAATTCTTTATCATGGAACTGGCGAGAAATATATAGCGTCTATCGATCAAAATGGATTGATTCCTAAAAGTCGTTTATATGTTCATTTGTCAAAAGATGTTGAAACCGCCAAAGCTGTCGGCAAGAGACATGGTAAAGAAGTTGTTTATTCTATCAATAGTGAACAGATGTACAAAGATGGATACAAATTTTACTTATCTAAAAATGGAGTTTGGCTGACTAAAAGGGTTCCAGTGAAATATGTAATGAAGGAGGTATAAAAATGAGTAGTACATATTTTACGGATTCAGTTTCAGATCTTTGTCAGGGGATTATCGATAAAGTAGATACTTATGAAAAACGAATTAAATATTTAGAAGAAGAAAATAAAAAGCTCAAAGATGAGCATTATAAAGATTCTGAAATGCAGAGAATGGAAGCAGAACTAAAAAAAGCGAAAGAGGATCTGTACAGAGGATTTCCAATTTCAGAAAAAGAACAAGAGAAAATCAGAGAGTGGGAATTAAAACATGATGCTGAGAAACATGGTTTGAAAACTATGGAACAGAGATTGAGAGCTGGGGGATGTTGTGGCGGAAGATATACATATCAATTTGTTCCCACAAGTATTGGAACTGTTGGAGAAGTAATCTGTTCTTGTGGTGAGAAATTTACATTTCAAGATTTTATATAGGAGGAAGTAAATGATTAAAATTATTGAAGGTAATATCGTTAATGCAAAGACAGATTTTATAATTCATCAGGTTAACTGCCAAGGAGAAATGAACACTGGAGTCGCTAAAGCATTAAGAGATTATGATGAAGGCATTTATAAACACTATAGAAAGTTTTGTGAGTTTTGTAAGTTCGAGTCGGAAGAACTACTCGGAACGTGTGATGCATATTTATTGAAAGATAGAGGTCAAATTGTATTGTCTTTATTCGCACAAAATAAATATGGATATGATGGTAAACAGTATACAGATATTGAAGCTTTTAGAGATGGTTTAAGATATATTTCGCAACATTTTGGAGTATGGCGTGAAAAAAATGGACTAGAAGGAAAAGATCTTTGTAGAACCTCAGTAGCACTTCCGTATAAGATTGGTTGTGGAAGAGGAGGAGCTGATTGGGAAGTGATTTATAAAATCATTGAAGGGGAACTTAAAGATTATGATGTGGAATTATGGAGGCTGGATGAATGAGCGAGGCGATGAATATTATTATAGCCGGTTCACGAAATTTTGATGATTATCGTTTGCTTAAGAAAACTGTGTCAGATTATATCGAAGAGAATCAAGTTAATAACACTCAGCAAATTAGAGTTATCAGTGGCGGTGCAAAAGGTGCAGATAGGCTTGGTGAATGTTATGCGTTTGATAATGGTTACTCCGTTATAAGATTTCAAGCTTTATGGGGAGTTTATGGAAAGTCTGCTGGCCCTAGACGTAATAATGAAATGGCAAAATTTGCATCAGAATCAGGCTCTGGTACGTTGATCGCATTTTGGGATGGTGAATCGCGAGGTACAAAAAATATGATTGATACTGCCAGAAGATATGGATTACATGTAATTGTAGTTGAATATGAAAAAGATTCGGAGGAATTAAATGAACAGAAAAGATAATACATTAGAAGGAATAGGTGCGTTTACAGTAATCATCCTTGCGATTTTCACTCTTGTTATCAGTCCGGCATTATCATTTATGTTTGCTTACATAGGTGGATGTATACTGAAATTTTTTGTAGGGGACGTATTGGTTAATGGACTAAATATTATATTTAATACAACTAGATTTACGAAACCAATGATCCCTGTTATTTGTGCAACAATTGCAACAATTGGTAAATATTTTAAAACAACAGTCGATATGTCAAGACATAAAGGACAGTAGGAGTTTTATATGAGAGAATATCATATTTATATGCAGCGTACAAAGTGTGTAGAAGGTCATTTTAAATGGATCATATATAAATGGCTCCCATGGGAATATGTAGGATATGTAGAAGGGACTAAAGAGCTGTATACATACTTTAAGTCAAAGTTCCCATACAGTATGAGAAGTATTAATTTTTATCATTCATTTAATTATTTTGATGATGAATATTTAAAAATAGATAATAATTGGGATTTTATGATTCGCACTCACGAATATCACAGATATTTGATTATAGATAATTATGGTAATGTACGAGACTTTTATCAGCTTACTAAGAAATATAAGAAGAAATATTATCGTACGTATCATAAACATCATGGTTGGAATATTCATTGGGCTTCAACAGTGCCGGATCAGCGTAAAAGTATTACACCAGAAGAGATTGTAGAAGTAAGAAATGAATATGGTATTACTCTCAAACCTATAAAACCAAAAAGAAAAACAGATTCATGGGATCATGTGAGAGGATTAAAAGTGTCTGGTTGGAAGATGCAGAGTAAGAGAAGAAAACAATGGAAACCAATGGAGGGCATTTAAAATGATTAATAGTTTTACTGGAGATTATTACTTTTTAAGTAACTTTTATATGGCACCGGTAAGTTACAACGGATGGGACTATACAAATAATGAAGCAGCTTTTCAAGCGCAGAAAACAAAGAATCGTAGACTAAGATTCCAGTTATTTTCTAAAGCTAGCCCATCAGAGGCAAAGGCAACAGGCAGAAAGATTGATTTGAGATCAGATTGGGAAGAAGTAAAAGATAAAGTAATGTATGAAATCGTACTGGCTAAATTCACTCAGAATCCAGACCTTAAGGAAAAGTTACTTGCTACAGGTAATGAACATTTGGAAGAAGGAAATACATGGGGAGATACAACTTGGGGAACTGTTAATGGTATTGGAGAAAACAGGCTTGGTATAATTCTTATGAAAGTAAGAAAGGAACTGCAGGAGGAATCAAAATGAAAAAAGCAGTATCTATATTAATTCTTCTGTTTATCAGTGTATTTATGTTGACTGGATGCGCTAAATGTATTGATAAGAAAGAAGAAAGTGTAAAAGTCAAAATTGTTAATGAATACTATAAGCCGGAAGAAACTCATTTAATAGGTATAATTAATCATGTTCCGCAATTTCGGACAGATTATGCCGAGTATGAAATTACGGTAAACTATAACGGAGTGGAATATTCACTTAGTGATGAAAGTACATATCGTAAATATCATGGAAGAATAGGACAAACAGTGTCTGCAGTATTAGTTACTAAAACATATGATGATGGTGAGGTTAGGCAGTATATTAATCGTTTGGGAGGATTATAAGATGAAATATTACAATGGATACTTTAAAGAACTTAAGAATGAAATTGTACAGTGGATCAGAGACTGGTTTGATCAAAATGGCCCAGGCTGCAATGCAATAGTAGGAATCTCTGGTGGAAAAGATTCTTCTGTTGTAGCAGCATTATGTGTTGAAGCATTAGGAAAAGACAGAGTAATTGGTGTGCTTATGCCACAGGGTCAGCAGAAAGATATTTATGCTGCGTACAAGCTTTGTGAATTTCTTGATATTAAATCATACGAAATCAACATTGGCGACACAGTTCGAAGTGTATTGTCAAGACTCGAAAGCTCAGGAATCGAGATCAGCGAACAGACAAAAATAAATCTTCCGGCACGTATTAGAATGTCTACATTATATGCTGTCTCTCAGTCTTGTAATGGAAGAGTAGCAAATACATGTAATCTTTCAGAATCATATGTCGGTTATGAAACCAGGTATGGTGATTCGGCAGGTGATTTTAGTCCGTTAGGAAAATTAACTGTATATGAAGTTAAAAAACTTGGATATGAATTATTGCTTCCTACAGAACTTATTGAAAAGATCCCGATAGATGGCTTGTGTGAAAAGACAGATGAGGACAATTTAGGATTCCCATATGAAGTTCTGGACAGATATCTTCGTACAGGAGAGATTGACGATCTGGATGTAAAAGCTAAGATTGATTTAATGCATAAACGATGCCTTTTTAAATCAGAGAAGATCCCGGTATTTAATCCTGGATTAAAAGTAGAGGTAGCATAATGGAAAATGTACTTATATCAATTTTTTTGTTCGAACTTTTCTTTACAATGCTTTTAGTAATAAACTGTGCAGTAGATGAATTATTACCAATAGGAGAATATAAAACGTGGCTCCAAAATAGAAACTGGTTCGGTAAGATATATATATTTATTACAATTATATTTACTATTCCTGCAGCAATTATTGTATATATCGCTTTTTTCATTGTGTTCTTAGTAACATTTATTTATACACTTGGAATGAAAGAGGAGAAGAAATAACATGAAACCATATGATGTTGGGCTTGTTTGTGGGCGTTTTCAAACGTTCCACAAAGGCCATGAAAAACTTATTGATACTGGGTTATTACTTTGTGATCGGATGCTTATTCTCGTCGGTAGCGCTCAAGAATGCGGGACAGAACGTAATCCTTTGAATGTCAATACTAGAATCAAGATGATACGTGAAGTATATGGTGATGATTCGAACATTATGATTTATGCATTATCAGACCTTACTGATGAAAATGATATCACACCAGATTGGGGTAGATATCTTCTTCAAAATGCAGATCGATATATTTATAAAAATCCAGATGTAATGATTTATGGTAATGATGATAGCCGGAGTGGATGGTTCGACAAGAAAGATTTAAAGAACACAACCGAATTAATCATTAATCGTGAAGAATTACCCATCTCTGGGACCATGTTGAGAGCACTTATGATACAGGATAAACGGCGAGAATGGATGACTTTTGTGAATCCTAAGTTACATAAAATGTATGATGAAATTCGTAGTGAACTTATGAAAGCATAAAGGAGAATTAAAATTATGATAAAAACATTAAAGGAATTATATTAAATTAATGGAGGAAGCAGATATGACACCAGGAAGGCCGCAACAATTGCCTTACGTATCACCACCAGATAAAAAAACGTCTCAGGAAAAATCCGGTAGTAACATTGTTGTTGAATGGATGTCAGCAATAAAAGAAATTGCAGAAAATGGATATGTCTTGCCTAGCACAAACGTTCATTCGAAAGATGAAAAATTTCAAAGGATTATTGGTATGTGTAATGCAGTTATTATGGTATTAAAGGAGGATTAATATATAGAATTTGCAAAAGCAGCAGCATGGATTTCAACTGCATTAGCAGTAATTGTAGGCATTGAAGTCACGCATTCAGCATGGTACTTATGGGCGTTTTTGTTACCATTAATGACATGTTAAATAAATATGAGGAATAGAGAATGATTAAACCAGCACAATTATATAAAGAAGATGTAAAAAAGAAATATGAAGCGGATAAATGGCAAGAATATAAAGATTTAGAAGAACAGGGCTTGCTTGTGAGATTGTCGTGTAAGGTTGGAACGGAAGTCTTTGTGATTTTACCGAGAGAAGGCCATTACATAAAATGTCAAATCAAAAAAATAGAGATTAGCCCGACTGTATTCGGAAAAATACACTACTTTGTGGAACCAGTTGCACAAAGGGGATGCAGTTTCAGATACTTTGATAATGAGTTCGGTAAAACAATATTCCTTACCCGCGCGGAAGCTGAGAAGAAGCTGGAGGAATTAAAACATGAATAATATTTATTTGGTTATGAGAGAAAAAGACAATGTAGTTGTGTCTATTATGCTGAATAAATCAGATCATACATATTCTTTTGTAAATCTTACAAAAGGACATATTTGTACTTGCAAATTTGCTACATTTGAAGATGCTATAAAAGATATGGAGAAGAAGAAAGACAATGGAGAAGTCATAGATTATATAAAATTACTATGAATTATAAAGAAAGAACTGATTCTAAAGGGGTTTTAAATGGCAAAATATCTAATGAAATATAAAGGTACTTATAGACTAAAAGCTGCAATAGATCAAAGTACCAATGATTATCCCAGAGATGATTCTGGAGGAATAGATCCAAGTTTTGATGATATTTATATTAAGTGTTATGGTGGCGCTCAGATATATCATTATGGTTTTTCTACTCTTGTAGCTTATATCCCATCTATAGGAAGAGGACACAATATTTTAAAAGCTATAGCTAATGATATTGGGTTACCTGAATATGAAACTTATGAAGAATTATATAAGGCACTTGAAGATGAAGGAACTGTACGAAGTATCATGGAAAACGACAAAGAAATAGAGTTTAAGTTCCATGCTCGTAAGTTAGAATACATAGCACTTTTTCTTAAACCTGCGATTGCAGGAGCTGATATTAGTCCTTTCTCGACTAAGAACTTACCCAAATGTAATTACCCTATTCCTGAGGAAGATTTAGCAGAATACAACGCTATTTTGGATTCTATGGACAGTAAGGATTACTTGTTAGTCTCTAGGGTAACCGATGCTTTTTTGACCAATAAACTTCAAAAAAATAAGCAGTATAGGACAATTGATTTGAAAAAAGATATGAAGAAAAAATGTTTAAAAACTAAAGAATATATCCATTCATTAGGCGAATGGAATGAATATATTGAATATTTAAAAAAGGAGATTTGTAAATGCGGATCGAAAGATTAACTTACGTTACTGAAAATGGAGAGATTTTGTTCCACCCAGACGGTTATCCATCTGATAAAGGACTTACAATTAAGCAACTTGCAAAAAACAAAAGATGGAAAATTCTTAATAAAATTGCTCGTCAATTAGCAAATTATGAACAATCTGACAATATTAAACAATCAATAAAATTAAGTAACGATATAATACTTTATTATATTGATTTTATATGGTCGAAATGTCATAAAGGAATAGAACACGATGGATATAGTGATGAATGTAACCATTGTAACGACTATGGATGTAGTAGTAAGAAAGAATACTATATAGACACGATTAACCTTATTAGTCACTTGGATTATATTTCTAAAAAGGATATTGGTAAAAAATACTTTTTTACGTATGAAGAAGCACAAACTAAACTAAAAGAATTGCAAAATGCTCATTTAATATAAAGTTATACTCAGATAATATATACATTAAATTACATACAAAAAGGAGATTAATAATATGGCAAAAAGAGTAGCAAGATTTGAGAAAGTTACATACAGACAGTTTGAAAAAGATTGGATTGATGCATTTAATGTTCCTGAACTAAATATGTCAACTAGGCGAAATATTAAGGATATTTATGATGCAATTACGTTACCTAAAAGAGCAACAAAAGGCAGCGCAGGATATGACTTTGTAAGTCCTTTGACATTTACTTTAAAGCCGGGTGAAACCATTAAAATTCCTACAGGGATCAGATGTGAAATGAACATAGATTGGGTCCTAATGTTATATCCTAGAAGTGGATTAGGATGCAAATATGGGTTAAATCTCATGAATCAAACAGGTATTGTGGATTCAGATTTTTATTACAGTGATAACGAAGGACATATCTTTGTTAAACTGAAAAATAATGGTGATAAAGAATGTACAATTAGAGAAGGTGACAATGTTGTACAGGGAGTATTTTTAGAATATGGTATTACTATTGATGATGAAGTAACAGGCATAAGAAATGGTGGATTTGGAAGTACAACAAAGAATAAGTAGAGGTGTAAACGCTTATGAAGAATAGAGAGAAATTTGCTAAAGAGATTTTGGATATTGCTTGTAATGGTAGGAGTATAGCAGTAACAAAAGAAAATAAAATCGCTTATTGTAGTAATATATCATGTGAATCATGCATGTTTGATGGTTGTGGTAAACATATTGGACGTTCACAGGCATGCTCCGATCGATTACGTGAATGGGCTGAATCAGAATATGTAGAGAAACCTACAATTACATCAAGAGAAAAGAACTTCCTTGATGCCCTTCTGTCTAATTGTAAATATATTGCAAGAGATATCAATAATGATCTTTATATTTACTATAATAAACCAAGACGTAATTCTATGAATGAATTGTGGATAACTGAAGATAGTAATTATTTTTATGTATCAAGAGATATGTATGGTAATATGTTTAACTTCATTAAATGGGAGGATGAAGCACCTTGGGGCATTGAAGACTTGAAAAAATTAGAGGTGAGAGACGAATAACATATGATTACAACAGACAGAGAAAAAGCTATATGCGAAAAATATAGCGCATATGATAAAAATAATCGTGTCCATTGTAATGAGTGTCCACTTAGTAAAGGGAATCCTACTCAATATGACTTCCGGTGCAAAGCGAACAGTCATTATAATAGACACACTCGTGCATGGGAATATGATGATTAAGAAAGGATAATTATGAAGATTCGTTTAAACAATTCTACAGATGCTAAAACTGTAGTATCTATTGCAAATAAATTTAAAGATTGTGATATTGATGGTAGTATAGGACGATGCATTATAGATTTGAAATCTATATTAGGAGTATTATCATTTGGTCTTCCGAAAGTAATTGATATTACAGTAAGAAGCGATGATAAAGCTTTAGTTAAAGAATTTGAAGATAGTATAATGTTCTGGAGGTGCAATGACGATGGATGAAATGTTAACTCCAACAGATATACAAAAACATCTAAAAATAGGACGTAACAAAACATATCAGCTTATTCAACTAAGTTCTTTCCCTAAAATAAAAATAGGAAATACATACAGGATTCCTAAAGAAAAGTATCTTAAATGGATATCTGATAATATACGTAAAACAATATTTTTATAGTAAAAAATGGGAGCTATATCGAAATGATATAACTCCCTTATTTTTAATCAAGTAAATTTATGACTTCTGATTTATGTTTATTCATGATATGCATATATATGTTATAAGTTGTGGAAACATCTTCATGTCCAAGTATCTCTGATATTACCTTGATATCTACAGGCTGGTTCTGTTCCCATCCTTTCTGCAGCAGCATGGACCCAAATGAATGTCTGAGATCATGTAAGCCGAAGCCATTAGATTCAATATCAGCTCTCTTGAGGATCGCTTTAAGCGTCCTAGTAAGAGTTGACTGTGATGGTGGAATATTATTTTCAGTTACGAATATGTGATCATCTCCGGATGCTTTTAAGCCAGGAGAGACAGTTTTAAGCCAGAGCAGCTGTTCCTTTGCACGATTTGCCAGAGGAATGACTCTGATTGACTTAGGACGCTTTGGTGTATCTATGAGCCACTGATATTTGCTATTTACTTTAATACGCTCCATTGTCTTATCTATGTTAATGGTATTATTCTTAAAATCTATATCTTTCCATGTGAGAGCATAAGCTTCTCCTATACGCATACCAGTATAAAGAACTAACAGACAGAACCTAGCATTACGTCCATAGATGTAATCACCTGTCTTTACGCCTGGCAAAGCAGAATCTGCTTTCATAAGAGCCGTCTTATAAAACTTCTCAGCTTCTTCTAAAGATAAGAAAGAGTGTTCTTTCTTCTGTACTGCATATTTTGACTTATGCGGCATCTTAATCCCTTTTGCAGGATTCTCTGTGATGATGTTACAGGATACAAGATAATCGAAAACAATATTGAAAAGAGTTCGTGTCTTTTTAACAGTGCTCTCAGAATATTTCTTCGACATATTTGTATAGTATGTTTGAATAACAATCTTGTCTATAGCAGCCATCTGTACATCAGCAATCGGATTAGTTTTAATATAGCAGCGATTTGTAGACTGAAGAGTAGCATAGTTATTTGTCTTGAAAGTTGGCTCCAACGTCTGCAGGATATTATCTATACATTCCCCAAGAGTCATCTTACGATAATCTTTTTGGTTAACCCTCATACTCTTAGCTTCAAATTCTTGTATCTTGCGTTTTACGTCAGCTTTTGTCCTTCCTACAAATTCTTTTCGGCTTGTCATACCAACATATTTCTTACGGTACCTATAGTATGTAATGTCATTCTTTGTTACAGTATCCCATGATCCTGAACCTTTTTCCCTTCTTGCCAT